ACTGCTGCTGTGCTTGCAACTGCTGCTGCGCTTGCTTCTGCTTCTACTTGAACCTTCTTTTTTCTTCCTCCTCCAACCGATGAATTAGGTGATGAACTAACAGATGAAGGTATATCATTTTTAATAGTGGGAGCATTTGATATTGTCTTGTCTAGTTCAATTATGTGTGTACCTTCATCTGATACATCCTTTTCTATTGGTTTAACAGAAACACCTTCTTCTGCTTTAGCACTTGTAGCAATAGCAACAGCAGTTTTAGCGCTAGGTTCCTCTACATGTTCTGGTCCTTTTTCCATGACCCGCTCATATTCATCTGACATTTCTTCCTTTTCCACATTTGATAACTTGGGCGCTAAACTTGCCTCTTGTTTCTCTGATACTACGTCATGTTTTCTCGGACTAACACTAGGACTTTGACTAATACTAGGACTAACACTAGGAGTTGCTTCAGCGTCTTCTCGAATGTTAACATCATCGCGTTCATTTAAATCTTCATAGTCATCATCATCTTCTGATCTGGCGTTTACGTCCGGTTCAAATTTGGCAAGTCTTAGTGACAACTCTTCTAAATCCGGATGAGGATAAACAATATTCAACGCCTCAATCGGCAACTGTAAGTCTGTATAACCAAATGACTTGGTAGATGAACGTGTTCTCAGTTTATCAATAATATAATTATAACCCATTTCTTGTATTGAACCAATCTTTGTCAAAAACAAACTAAGTTTTTTAATTATCTTCTTTTTACTAATTGGTTTTCCATTCAATTGATATCCAGGATAAGGAATATTTGCATCGGTATTGAATGTTTTACTCTTGGCAAACAAATCCGGATATATACGGAATGGAAATGTATACGGATTTTCACCTCTTACATACGAAATATATCCATTCGCCTTTCGGATCAACATTTCTCGTCCTTCTTCAGTAATATTTCCCGTCTTTGTATCAAAAATATCCGAAATATTGATAATTCCCCGCCCATCATTCTTATTCATCAGATTCAGTAACCAAACAATTTCCTTATAACTATTAAACATCGGCGTCGCTGACAATAATAGTAAACGCAAATTATCCACCACACTTACCAAGTACATCAAATTCTGTGCAACGCTTTTATTATTGTTATCATTCGCAATACGAATATTATGAACCTCATCGATCACGATTAGTCTGTCACTATATTCGTTTTGAAGATTCTTAATTTTGACCGCCTCAGAATCACCCTCCTTCCAATGCTTGGCGATATCATTGGAAAATTGTAAGTAACCTACAAAGTAATAGGATGAACTAATTATGTTTTTTACCTGCTGTATTACCTTGTCGCGCGATAATCCTTTCATACCAGTCGGATTAATCTCCTTTAATAACTTGTTACCTAAACAACCTTTTATAGTCCATAATCCATCAACCAACTTCAACTTTCTCTCGTCAAATAACTGTAATTTAAAATTGTCCTGGACGTTTGGACTCGCAACAATAATAATCCTCTTAGAAATACCCATTTGCTTCAAATAGTCACGCATCTCTTCACAAACACCAATGGCGCTACATGTTTTACCTGATCCAAGACCATGAAATAACAACAAACTATTATAAGGCGTCTGAAATGACATGAAATTTCGCACAAACGCTTGCTGAGGAAGCAATTCATATTCAGCATTACTCAATTCGTCGGCGCGCTGAGCAATTGGCACGATTGTTCCGTCATATTTAGTATCACTAAATTCTTTCTTGTGTTTAATCTTAATATTGAAGTTCGGATCATCCAAATCTGGATATAAATACTGGTAATCATTTGGATTAGCGCCAAGTTCATTCCAATTTTTTTCCTCTATTTCCAACAATTCTTCATTTGACGGTTCATCTTTATTTATTATTACTTCTTTCTTACTCGCCTTTTTCATCGCTTACTATATATTATTAATATAATCTATATTCTTGTAATACTTTATTAATATTCAATATTAATTGCTTTTTCTCTAAATTATAAGGTCGAATGGATTCCAAACACTCTTCTAATGTCTTCCACTCCAATTTGCTGACTTCGGTTGGTTGAAAATCAGGCAACAAATCTTCATTTTGTTCCTTCTTCGCCAAAAAATACTTGTGTTTGTAAGATTTATGGTTTGAACCAATAAATATTTCTTCAAATGGCATCAAATTCTCCACAACTTTTATTTGTTCTCTTGCATATCCAGTTTCCTCCTCAAATTCTCTTAGGGCGCAATCTAGATCCTTTTCTTGGAAATTACGCCGACCTTTTGGGAACTCCCATTCGGTCTCTAACCATTCCGTTGTGCTGCTATTTATAAGCGAGTCAATTGTTATTGATTCACCATTTACTTGTACTCCTGCCTTTAGTGCGTCAAATTTTTTCTGTGATGACAACTCTTCGCTTTTATACTGCGACCCAATATTTGTTTCTCCCCACATATTTCTCCATAATGTTTCAAATGAATTGGTTTGAATGTTTTGCCTTTCTAAAACAGACATTTCATTAAAAATGCTCTGTAACTGCTCTACATTATGCTGGATATATTTTCCGCGAATAAAATCAATATAACCAAAACTGTCCTTGCGACGAATCATTAGAAACTGTATAACATCATTCTTCACACGGAACAAAATGACGCCATAACTAGTAATTGGTAACTTACATTGATGGAATAGATGACCTTGCTTGCCGCAATTATTACATACATTATTTTTACTCATTTAGAATTAAACTATATGTGTTATTATAACGTTGTTTTTATGTTGTTTTAGAATAGATGCCTGCTTTAAATAAACCATCTTTCAGTTTAGATCCAACGATTTGGGGACCACATTATTGGTTTTTTTTACATACAATCGCCATGACATACCCTATCAGACCAAATGATGTGACAAAGAAGAAATATTACGAATTTATACAGAACTTACCATTGTTTATACCCGCGGAAGCGATGAGCGGCGAATTTAGTAAATTGTTGGAACAATATCCGGTAACGCCCTATTTAGATTCTAGAGACTCATTTATTCGATGGATGCATTTTATACATAACAAGATCAATGAAAAACTAGAACAACCCAAAATATCGATCAATGACTTTTATGTCAAGTATTACGAGGAATACAAACCCAAGAATATTAAGATGAAAGAATATTATCGATGGAGAGAGAAAATCATATATATATTGGTTGTATTAGGAGTCACTGGATTAACAATGTATTTATACAATAAATAAGATCTTAGACCTTTAGAACCAATACACATTTGATACCTTTGATAGAATAAAGACCTAAATATTACATTTAAAAAATAAAAATATAAAATTATAATTATTATATATATAATTATTATATGGAACGTAAAACAAAAAAGAGACATAATAAACATCATCTGGACAAGAGAGTTATATCAAAAAGACGCAATACAATGAGTGGCGGCGCTAAGGAAGATTATGAAGAATATGTCAAAAGTATGAAAGAAGATGAAGACTACTGGACTGAAATTCTTAACAACGCTAGACCAATATATGAAGAATACATGAAATTAAAGATTAAATATGATGAAATTAATCGAGCACTTTTTGATATTAGCGATGCGCAAGATAGACGAGGAACTATTTTTAATAGCAACACTACAAATACAGGTCAAAGTGGTGTTTTGGCAACAATTCGTAACACTGCTCTCGCTATACCCGCAGGTATTAACGCTAGCATTAAAAATTTAGTAAATAGTACTTTTAGTTTGAGTTCTTACCAGGACTCAACAAAACTGTATTATTATTATACATTAGTTAGCGAAGCAATTTCGGCAAGAGAAGATGAAATAAATGACGCAAAATCCAAAAAGAAATATAATGATCTATTTTCAGAAAACAATGGCACTCCTGCAGTACAATATGAGTTCTCTAATTTTGATTTGGATATAAAAATTAGTATGTTGGAAAAAATCAATGAACAACTTACAGAAATGCTTAAATTTATAGAAACACCTACTACAAATAAAAAGCAAAGACCCCTTGAAGAAGTAAAAAATCGTTTGCGTTGGATAATGATAGAAACTGAATATTATGGTATAACTCAAAACGCAGGAAATCAAACTGTTGCTCTTGGCGGTATACAAACCAAATATACACCTCCAAATAACAATTGGCAAACTGCTTTAGAAGACAATTTAAATAATTTACAAAATGGATATAATGAGAAAAAGATCGAGTTTAATGACGAAATCAGTAAATTTCAAAGGATAAAATTTGAAAATGTTATTGATATAATAACAAAAACTATTTTAAAATTACAAGAGAGCACGGAAATTAGTGAACAAGATAAACAAAAATATACAGAAGCGTTCAACACATATATGGAAATAGTGCATGTTATTGAAAGCAATGGGTATTATAGTACAAGTGCTATTGGGCAGTTTAATTGGTCTAATTATATAGAAAACAGACGTAAAACGTCTGGATTGGGAGGCGGTTATCCAATTTTGAAACGAATTCAAGATTTTTTTCCTAACAAATTCAAATCAGATTCTGTTAATAAAATTGAAAAATTTAGCACTGTTTATGTTGACGTTATTTGTCTTGAAAAAGGTGAAGAAATGCCTTCCAGTGCTCCTTTATTATTGAAATATGGTGAGGTTTTTGAAAAACATGATAGTGTTTCCTATTTAAATGATGAATTTCAAAGTATTTTTAATGGAATAATAGATGATAGTCAGCATATATGTAATTTGACTATTAAAATTCTTACTAATTATAATATCGCCTACGCTATTTTGAATAATAATAATGCATATACTGCGTTGACTGGCGCTGCTTTGTTGAACTTTACCAATGCACCCCCACGCGACATTAATCAAATTGGACTGTTTATTTCTCTTATTCCATCTGCTGTTAGAAATGTTTTTAATACTGCTGCAAATTATCGTGATAAACGAATGTTGCTTGTAAATATTCTTATTAATGATAATATTAGACGCTTATTATGTGCTAGAAGTGTTTATCCTGTTCTTAGACAATTTTTACCTGATTTGCCTGATATTAAATCGTTATCGGATCAAAATTTTGAACTTGTCTCTAATATTTTGAATATTAGTTTGAATGTACAACAAAACGACAACAATGCAAATAGTCCTGACATGTTATTTCGTAATGCTATGAATACTCTAATAACTGCCGATAATACTTATCCAACTTCAAATGCTTTAATGGTTTCACAATATCCTGTAGAGATTTATAATCAAATCATAACTGCGGGCGTTAACACTTTAAACGACGCTACTATAAATGCTGGTACACTTATTGGGAATAATCTAGCATATCAGGCAGCAGCAGCAGCGCTTCGTGCAGACACCGATACTGGTTCATTTTCGTCACGTCAACTTAAAAGAGCAATCGCGCTTGCGTCTTATCCGGGTAACAAATTGTTTCAATTAATTATAAATACTCTTACAAATAGAGACGTCGCTCAATTTTTACTGAATCCAGTAGACGTCGCAATTAGAAATGGGGATCCTAATATTATCGCTAGAATAAAATATGATTTAGTCAGAAGTGTCTTGAATGATCCTAATACGGCAAATAATCAAGTGCTCGCTTATAACGTTGTCTCTGACAATTGTGGGTTACCAATTGAAATACCATCTGTAGACAATTTTATTTTATGTTTACCATATGCAGTGGTAAATGCGTATGATCTTGCAACACCAACAGCAGATATTTCAAAAGTTGTAGCGAAGAGAAATATTCTTAATCGCATATTTAATGACCAATACCAACTTGCTGGTGGCGCTCTCACGGCAAATCCTGTGTCAGCAGGTATTATTGTTGCAATTGATAACACTGCTCTCGCTGCTGCTCTCGCTGCTGCTGACGATGTTAACAAAGTTACTACTGCCACAAATCTTAAATACAATACAGACGCTAGAAATGCATACAATTCTCTTAGATATATTTTGAGATATCTACCTGATGCCCCACCACCAACAGCAGTGGCAGGCGCAGATACATATAATGCTTTGCATGTTGCTAATACCAATTTTAGATTTGCGATAACATGTGCGTTTCCATGTACAACAGTTGTTGAATATAATACTAATGGTAATTTAGCGTGTTGTATTGGAATAGGAGGTAATTGTGTTTACATTATACAAACTACCAAAGGTGGAGATGTATACGCTTATGGTAAAATAATTAAGAGGATTGTTCTTGAAAATAATGAAATCGCAAGTTGCGCATTTTTTTGTAATAATGACGATGATGTATTAATTGGACTGTATACACGTGGATCTAACGCGTATCCAAATGATCGTAATTCGGCAAATTTACTACCAGAAAACGGAGTAAATCAAGCAGTTTCAGAATCAATAATTAAATCTGTTCCCGAGTTTAATAATATAAAATTAATTAATTGGAAAACTAGTAAGGAAAAATATGAATTAAAGATTCTAGGAAATTTTATTAACGAAAACCTTAATCCATTAATTAGATTAACTCAAAATAAGGAACAATTTGTTGTCGCTTACAGAACGTTTTTTAGTTTACGAGACATTAACACTGGACAGTCTGTTATTGAAAACCCAGACGGACAAGTTGACAACGCTAATGGAAATGTTCAATATATTGCGATTAGTTCAAACGCGGATCATGTTATTTTGTCCTGCAACGCAACCAACACAAGAATATGGGGTTGGCGGATGAATACCGATACAAATACTTATGAACAATATACTACTAATGATGTGCGAGCTGGTGGGGCAATAAATGGTATGGAGTTTTCTCAAAATAGTGATTCAGAGAAGCAAAATTTTATTATATCATATGGTACAAATATAGCAGCGTATAAAAAGGCAAATGAGACAGATGCAGACCCACACAATCGTACTTATGAAATAATTGGCGCCGCTACTGATTTACAAGGCGGAGCAGGTGTAGCATGTATGAAATATTGTGACAATAATGATGAATATTTAGCAGTGGGAATGATGCGAAATGGTGTTACTGCTGCGGACACTAACGTAAACAGTAATGTTTTTATTTGTAAATTATCAATGGACGCTGCTCCAGTTATAAAAGTTAAGATGGGTGTTGTTTTAAACCCAGGTATTCATAATCCTAGTATTAATTCAATTGGTTACTCTGACCAAAATACATTATTAATTGGCAGATCAGATTACTCGATTAGTTTTCAAAGTGCACAAATTGGTGTAGAAAACTCAGTAGAACAAATTAGTGATTTTGCTAATATAAAAATTGTAGAGTATACACCTAATTTTAACAAGAAAAATCCAGTAACTGCAAAAATGGCAGTTGTAAGAAATGGTGAAGACAACAAACATAAAATAGAATTATATGATACCACAGTAAATGCTGCTAAACGAGTTGTAAGTAATAAAAAAGAATTAGTTACTGGGACTGAACCCGCTGATAAATGTGCGATAACTTGCGTTGCGTTTGATAATAGAGAAGATGATGATGAAAAAAATGCTATTGTGGTAGCGTGTTGTGAAAATAAATTATTTGTATGGAATGGTACAAACAGTCAAGAGATACCCATAATTACTGAAACTATAACTGACAAAATTACATCTATTTCTTATAATTCAACAAACAATCATATTTTAGTTGGATTTAACAATGGTATTAAAATTTATACACTTGATCTAACAAATAACACTGTTTCAGCAGAGGTTGTAACAATTCCTGATACCATTTTAGCAACTACAAAAGTCTTAATAAGTCCAAATGGAAATATTGGTGTTGCTGGATGCGCTGACGGTAGTATTTATTCATTTAGCATGGATTTAACAAATGTTGATATTGATATTAAAAAATATATGGAAAAGGGCGCTGTAGCAACTTCTGTAACATCATTAACCTTTATGGAAGAAGATAAAAAACTAGTTTGTGGGTATAAAGGATTTATTAAAATTTGGGATGTGGAAAATACAACTCAACAAAATGTAAACACATTGACAGTAATTAACCGCAAATTTAGTAACTTTGTTTCCAAAGGGGTTGCTGCTTTTACTGGGAAAAAACGTCAAGTAAAAAATATAGATTCATTTTTTGATAAACAAACTTTAACGCAAAACAGTGAAGATGTTACTTCTTTGTCTATATTTGGTGATCAGATAGCAGTAGCAAATAAGACTAATATTTATATATACACAAAAAATGATAAATGGGTTCAGGGTGCTGTAGGTTTAAGTGGTAGACTGGATCAAGTAAAAGTCTTTGATAAATTTACTAATGTTAGTTATGTTTGTTTGACAACTAATGATAGTTATATTGATAATAATAGCGGTACTGTAAATAATGTTATGTTCACTTCACCAACAGGAGCAATAACTATAAATTATACTAGCGTGAATGGTGTTATAACTTCCATGAATTATAGTAATGACGGGAATATATATGTGTTGGGTATTTGTGATAGTGTTACTAATTATGGTGCGACACTTAATGCAGATGTAACATATTCTAAAAAAATTGCGGTTTATGATTCTAGAACAAGAAAGATGATTCAAGAAATTCCATTGACTCAAGGTACTAGGTTTTACGTACCGTCAGTTATTAAATTTAACCCAAATAGTACTATTCCTCGCGAATTTATTGTCGCTTATGGACAATTTATTATGAAAGCAGTAGATAATGGTCAGACATTTGTTGTTAAACCTGTTCGAAAAATTCCAGATAATAATACAATAACTGATATTATTTACAATACTCAAAATAGCAATCAAATCGCAATATTGTATGGGTCAATTCAAGTTTATGATTTTACTAGATCTCCTCCTAATATTGACACTAATTTTATTAATAATTCTCCTGGAAAAGTAATAAGTTCAATTACATATTCTAATGATGGTACAAAAATTATTGTTTCTTCTAACAATAGAAGTGTTGCCGCAAATCCAATGGCAAGTGAAATAGATTATATTACAGTTGACGCTGCAACAGCAAAAATTGATCAACCACGTCCCATGATAACTCTTGGTGATAATGCATCTTATTTGATTACTTCAATTGCATCCGGAAATATTAATGGTGTATCAACCATTGTAATAGGAACATCGGCGATAGGTAAGATGAAAGTAACCGTACCAAAGAAATTTCTTAATATAAAAACATTATCAAGTGCACTAGATGTTACAAGTGATAAAAACAATATTTATGTTTACGATTCAGATAATAAAAAACAAGTATTTAAATGTTGCGCTTTTGGAGGTCCAATTAAGAGTGTTATGTATAGTAGTGATAATACTCTTATTTATGCGCTTGTTGATAATACAAATAATTATCCAATAAAAATACTGTTATCTGCTTATTTGGCGAAATATGCTGAAAAACTTGTGACTACTACAGTGACCATAGCAAATATTATACCCACATTTCCTGTGTTTAATCCTGTTTTGAATCCAGATCCTTACACTGCTGCTCCTAACGAGTATTCATTTAGTCGTATAGCGCATAGTATTCTTAATAACTATTCTCTTGTTAATCAATGTTTCAATAAACTACTGGGTAGAGATATTAATACTGCTTATGATCCTACACGCGATAATACTATGGATAATATTATATTATTAGTATCAATTCCTGAGTTTATCCAAACACTTACATCTTTAAAAAATGGTAGTAGTTATTGTAAAATAATAATTCTATTGTTACAAAAAATAAATCAAAATATGCTCTCAATGAATCCAACATATTTAAGATTAAATTATAATGATGTTGATACTAGAAATAATGGAGACTTATTGGAAACATATTTAAAAGATGTACTTGTTCCACCAAGTGAGTTTAATTCTAATTCAGTTACAAGATCTGATGTAGTTAGTATTGCTGACAAACAGATTATAAATGGTAAAAAATGTGTGAATTTTTTATACTCAGAATTGACTAGTGACGCTAATTATGAAAAATGGATACAAGAAGCGAGTAAATCAATAATTCAGAAGGTAGGTGAATTAAATGATTTTTACAAAACTTATATTCAGTGTAAGGGAGATCGCGTTTCAATGAATAATATTCAAATGTTCGACGCTACTACTGGAAAATATAATAACTCATATTACACAAAGGATACAGATATTTTAATAAGTATTTTAAATAGTTTTGAATTGATAACTGTCCCAACAAACTCCAGATTAATTGATTCAAGTAAATGGGATGATATAAATTCGCGAATATCAAACGCATATAGTAACCAATTTAAAGTTGTTAGTTCATTAGCGTTAAAAGATACAATTGACTTTAATATTTTCGCTGAATTTTATAACAAGTTCCAAAGTAATTTAAACTATTATACATGGAGGAAACCATTTTTTTACATTAGTGAAACTAATAAAGGACAGATAGAGGAGAAAAAGGGTATAGAAAGTAGAATACTATCATTGATTGCGGATTATATTAAAATAGATCCAAAATTAACGTCGCTAATTGCTTCAAAATTTACTACGGAATATAATAAAAAACTATACACTGATATTGATGGATTAAATATAAATAAAAATCAAAATAAAAATCAATACTTTGATAATGAGTATGATGAATTAAATTTTATCATTGGCGCTCGTCCACAATTATTACTAAGTACAAATTTATTAAAACCGTCCGTTCTTAAACTAACAAATGAAAATAGAATAATTACTTCCAATGAAAGCAAACGTTATACAGGAAATTATTACAGAACATATACAGAATATAAATTAGGTGTAATAATATCTGGCGCAGAGAAAAGTTGGATATATATTCCCCATGGTTATGGACAAATGTACTATGCGACTGGTGATTCCAGTGCAGAAGGTAGTTTCAAACAGACATCATATAGAGGATTTTGGAGAAAAGGAAAATATCATGGATATGGAGAATTATGTTATGGTGAATTTAATGATAAGATTAGTCCTGTTTATTTGTATCGCGGATTTTGGGTAAATGGCGTTCCTAATGGTCCCGGTGTTTTGTATGAAGGAGAGGTCCGGTTTGAAAATAAAATAGTGTACATTGGCAACGTTGTTAATGTAAAACCTAATGGACAAGGATTATATTTAAAAGAATATGACGTAAAAACTGGAACGGGTAAAATTTATTCTGGATATTGGGTTGAAGGTCTTTTAGGATGGACTGATGATTCATTTAAAACTAGATCAAATGCTATAATTCAAACATATGACAGGGGTAATCTTAAAAGCACATATGATGGTCAAGTTATAACTTCTGGAAAAGCAGATAATTTTTTTATTCCATCTGGTGAAGGTACAATCACTGAAATTGACACAGCAAATAATAAGGAGACTGTTATGCAAGGCAATTTTAATACTAATGGTAAATTATCTGGACAAAATGCGTCTATAAAAACAATTGACAAGAGTGATAATAAGGAAATTGTTCAAAGTGGCATATTTAAAGATGGTAAACCTATATTGGTTAAGGAAGATGTAACAACGAATGGCACAGAAACTAAAGCACAAACGGCGCAGTTGTTTACTTATGATGAGAGTGGTAAACCAAATGCGCCTGTTGATATCAAAGATCCTGACGCTGTTAATGATCCAACTAAGGTACCTGAAACACTCAAAGCACAAGTTCAAAAGGATATAACTGAAATAACAACTGAAAAGAAGAAACAAGATCAAATAGTAAGAGATATAGGAAGGGGAATTGCTACGTCGATAGGAAAGGAAGATGGTGAAGAAGGAGTTGGTCAAGGTATAACGACAAGTGCAACAGGACCAACAAAAACATCTGAGCAAATTACTACGGAACAAAAACAGAAACAAGCAGAAACTCTTAAGCAGATTGAAGGTGATAAGAAAAGTTTTGTTGCCATGAAACAACTTCAAACAGGTAAATATGTCAAGTTGGGTACTAATTTTATAGATGGTCAAAATACATCAATAATTAAATTTGGAGAAAAATACAAGTATATTGGTCCCGCCAGGAAACAGCAAAATGATAATCAAATATTAATATCCAGAGAATTTGGCAGACTCGAGACGGTAAAAAATGATGATATTTTGATTCCCGCTAATTCGGATGAAAGTAGATGGTCAAAGGTTGTTGTAACGGATAAGAAATACAAAGATGACACTGAATTGCCGCCAGAATGGACAGAATATAGACCATACGCAATATTTGATATTATACCCAAGGACAGTGAAGTTGCCAAAATGTTCAGTCAGAGCGTTACTGATGCGTTGTTTTCAACTACAAATCCAGACCAAAGCAAATCATTTATTGGCGACACAAGCACGCTAGAAAAAATGAGCGATATCTTATATCGTGATATTGTGATTTACGTAAACGCTTATATTCAAGTACTTGAAAAGTTAATGGGTGGTAAGACTCCAAAGATGAACGCATCTGGAGAACAAGTGGATAGTTGTGGACGACCCATTCAAATACAGAGCGGTGGCACTAGATCTATTGAAGACATAACAAAGGCAATTGAAGCAAAAAATACGGAAATTGTAGCGCTTAAGGCAGCAAATGACAAAGCAAACAATGACGCTGCTTCATCTCCATCAGATCCAACAGCAGCAGAAGCAGCGAAAGCAGAAGCAGCGAAGAAATTAGAAACTGCTGAAACAGAATTATCAGGACTCAAATCGGAGTTGAGCGCAGCAGATGCAGAAAAGATTGCGAAGGAAAAAGAAGTTGCTGACCTGGAAGCAGGAGCAGGAGCAGGAGCAGAAGAAGAAAAAACTGACGAACAAACAACAACAGCAACAACAACAGCAACAACAACTGGAACAAACGCTCCGCAATCAAAGATAACAGTAGATCCAAACGCTAGTGAATTCGATACATTTATAACCAACATGTACAACAACTTAACTGCCTCTGATTCTGAATATCAATCATTTAAAAATATGGATCCAAATGTTATTCAAGATTTACCACTAGATGATAATTTTGTAAAATCTGTCTTGAACGCGATCATTGCGTCTGTTTCACCAGATGCTCAAAATCTATTATCAAGTGATTCCATTGGTAAATATGACGATATCCAAGTATTACTGATACTTAACAAAAATATAATCATATTGTTCAGCATGTATTTGATTGTAATCAGTAAATTGTCTGTTAAAGATCCGTTTGTAGTACTGAATATGTACAACGGTTTTAGACAAGCGTATAATAAAACAATGACATTAAAACAAGTGCCAGATATGGAGGAAAATGCCGAACAAATATTCAATAACCAAACGACAAACGCATTCATCAAATCAATATTGGCGGCGCTAGCGTTCTCAGTAACCGCAGGTGGTGTAACTGCTGCCGCATCTGGTATGTTCTCACCTACAATGGGTGGTAAAAAATATACTAGGCGCAAGAAGGTTATTAAGAAACAATATAACACAAAGCGCCAAAGAAAGATAAATCTTAAGGGTAAAAAGTATGTCACGCGAAAACTGAGAAAGAAGAAGCGTGTAAGAAAGAACAAGGATAAGAAGAAATAAAGATAATCACCAAGTAATTAATTTTATATAATAATATTATATGAAATTAGAGTTAATAATATTTGGAATAACAGGATTTTTGTTATATAACGCATATCATGATGGCAAGTATACCAAAGTCTTTTCGGCGTATAAAAAGTACTATAAAATGGCGACAATTGCCCTTGTTGCCATATCATTGTATTTATTATTGAAACGCAACCCAGATAAATCAAAGCAAATGTTGTTGTATACTAACAACTTGGTAAAATACATGCCAATAGATAAGAATACAATGGATATGATCACGCCTATTTTTGATTTCACATCGAAGTCGAATAATAATTTTATGGGGTCATTAAACGGATTCCAAAATCAGAGTCAGATGAGTCCTGTCTTAGCGGCGCAACAGCAGCGAATGACCTTATCTGGTCAAAAGGGTACTAAACGCTCCGTTAGTGAGACGAAGAAGAAGTATGTCGCATTTAATCAAGACTGGAAATGTGGTCATTGTAACAATAAACTAACACACACCTTTGAAGTTGATCATAAAATACGTCTAGAACATGGCGGAGGGAATGATCCGTCAAATTTAGTAGCGCTTTGTCGCGAGTGTCATGGGCAAAAAACCGCGAGTGAAAATATGTAGAATATTATATTGTATTAATATAATATGAGTAAAAACGATAATAATTGTATAAATGAACCAGAAATAAATAAAGAAGATGCGTATATTCTAGGTTTAGAAGGCAATATTAAAGGATATAAAATAGGGTTGGCGTTATTAATTATTATCATAATTGTGGGTGTATTGTTATATATATTCAATCCAGTTATAATAGATGATGTTACAGATGCAGCAAATACAGCAACTGACGCAGCAGATGAAACCACAAAGCAGATATCACTGTTAGATCTGAAATCAAAAATAGTTTACATAACCATATCGACCATTATTTTCTTTACGTGTGTAATCATGTTGGGTAAAATGTATATTAAATCAAAATATGGATCTAGTGGATCAAGTGATCAAGGGTCTGGCGTAAATACAACTAACAAAACATCCATTCTAACCACAGTTCTTCTATTAATCTGTTCAATTATAATTATATTAATTGTTAGATTTAGTGATGATTTTAAGAAAAATACTGCCCTAACAATGAATTATTTCATTATGTTTTTCTTATTAGCGCTATCATGTTTTGTCTATTTATTTTCTACTAAAAATGACGATGTTAGTTACTCTCAATTGCCAAGGTCAATCCAAATGTTTTATAATGACCGGACAAAATATTCAATCATATTTGTATTGTATTTGATCACTTTTGCTCTTCTGTATTATTATGATCCGTGGGGTGCAATGTCTAAATATGCTGGACTAACAATTTTTCTTTCAACTATTGTAGGTGTCGCAATATTTGTCATGATTTATTTGTACCAGTTTTATTTTACAAACCCATCCAAGGCGTCCACATTTTCACAGGCGCCAACATTCTTTACCTTCATGAAATCGTTCTATATCTTAATTGCCTTAGGTATTTCTGGTCTTCTATTGTATGGACTCTTGTCTTTACTTGGCATGTTAAACCAAGACTCCTATAACAAGAGTGAAATGGGACACACAATATTCAATTATATAATGCTCGCTGGTATGCTTGCCATCATCTGGAAACTAGTGAACTCGGGTGGGTACCTGGTTAAGAACCCAGTATTCCAACTAATATTTAATACTATCTTGTATATTCCTTGTATTCTAATCAACATTGTAGACTACTTTACAGGACAATACAACACAAGCAAGAAAACTGAAATGACAATGCTTCTAATTGGTTTATTCTTATTTGTTGGTTATTTCCTTTTGAAGTACTTTATTATGCCATTATTTGCGAAACGCTATTATGGTCAGGGTGGTATATCAGTTGTAAATGAACCAATAACAACTGAAAAAACAACAACTGTTGCTTCATATCAGGACTTGAATGATGGTGTATATGTAGACCAAAGCAATATTGGTGGAAATAATGACGGATCGGGTGTAGAAACCAACGCAGTGTCTGATTTCTTTAGACAATTATTAAATATTCAATCTGATCCCAAGCGCAATTATCACTATGCATTGTCTTTCTGGTTCTATTTAGATTCATTTCCCCCAAGTACTAGTTCGGCATACAATAAGACATCAAATATAGTATCTTTTGGAGGCAATCCGGCGGTAAAATATAACGCCGTAACAAATAGTCTGATTGTTTCTATGAAATACAATAGTGGTTGTAGGATTGCGCGAAGACCTAACAATCAGGGAGAAACAAAGGTTACCAATGAAAATGTAAACACTTTGGAGGGTTTTAATCAAATGCGGAAGGAGATCAGGAACAAGATTGAGGAGGTAAAAACAATGCCCATGCAAGTAGAATTGGATGAAGACGGAAATGCTATAATATATGTAAAAGAAGGCGTCTTACTTCAGAAGTGGAATAATGTGGTTTTGAATTACAATGGAGGAACTTTAGATGTATTTTATAATGGCGAGTTAGTCAAATCTGCAATTGAATTAGTGCCATGTATAACATTTGACACATTAAAGGTAGGAGATGATAATGGTATTAGTGGAAATGTAGCGAACTTGTTATATTTCAATGAAACCATTGATTATTTAACTGTGAACACTTTATATAATTCGCTCAAAGGTGCCAATCCACCAATCATTCCTGGACCTGGACCAACCATCATACAAAAATTAGTAACAATTTTTAAATAATATGACTTTGTAAATAATATCACTTTTTCAAATGAAATGAAATGAAAGGAAAGTAAAGGAAAAGGCAAAAAGCAAAAATCAAAAAAAAGAAAATTCTATTTATATAATATAATATAAATGGAAGCGAAAAATGTATTGTTATTTGTAATTATTATTGTTTTACTATACATAGTTGTGAAATACGTTATAAAAGATGTGAATACGTTGTCTGGACTCGTATCTGCGCAAACAATGCAGAAGATCGACGCGAGCAGTTTAGCGTCTTCCTCTAGCGCCGGCGCCACTAGCAACTATACATATTCTATTTGGTTTTATGTCGATGATTGGAATGTGAAATACGGTGAACCAAAAGTCGTTTTTGGTCGAATGGCGTCAGAGACCGACAAAAATAAACCATGTCCTTTGGTCGCCCTTGCGCCCCTGGAAAACAATTTAATTGTTTCTTTAGCAATTTATCCAGGAATGGATACGGCGCCAGTTGAAGGCACCACTGTTCCCGAATCAGATGTAGGTATTCATAGATGTATGGTCGCCAATATACCCATTCAGAAGTGGGTGAATGTTCTAATTAGCACTTACGGCAGATCCCTTGATATTTACATTGACGGCAAGTTGGTGCGAACTTGTGTATTGCCTGGCGTCGCTCGTATTGAGAGTTCTACACCAGTGTACATTACGCCCAATGGTGGTTTTTCAGGTTGGACTGCCAAGTTCCAATACTGGCCCGAGTCGTGCGACCCACAAAAAGCGTGGAACATTTATAAGGCAGGATATGGAGCAAGTATGTTAGCGGGATTATTTGGCAAATATACAATTAAGTTGTCTTTAATGGAAGGTGATACAGAAGAGAGTAGTTTTAGTATTTAAACTTAAGAAAAGTGTTTTTATTTTGTAATATATATATAAGATGAATACAGATTCTGGATCAAGTTCAAATCCTTTAAGCAAATTTATGTCGGGTAATACAGGTACAAGTAGTAGCAGTTTAAGCGTTGAAAGTGGTTTTATGCAATCAAATAGTCTTGTGGCGAAGGTTGCCTTTTTATTATTAGTGTTGTTTGGTTTTATTGTTTTATTGCGAATAGGAATTGCCATTTTAGGGTACTTTTATAGTCCACCTAGTTCACCAAAATTAATTGATGGAATGGTCGATGCGTCGCAATTGATGATCATTGAACAAGACCCAAATGCTGTTGGTGCGAAAACGGTTCCTAGGTCAGTCAACGCATCTGACGGTATTGAGTTTACGTGGTCTGTTTGGATATATATTAACAATCTGACTGAAAATCAAGGCAAATATCGATGTGTGTTCTATAAAGGAAATGATATGAACGTTAACTATAACACTGGTGATTCACTAGAAGGTGTCAACTATCCTAATAACGCACCTGGTGTTTATATTGCACCTGACACAAATGATTTAGTAATATTTATGAACACATTTAATGTGATTAATGAAACTATTACTATAAATAATATTCCCTTGAACAAGTGGGTTAATTTAATTATTCGGTGCCAAAATACAACTTTAGATGTGTATGTTAATGGTACTATTACAAAGAGTCAGGAGTTACATGGTGTTCCCAAGCAAAATTATGGCAATGTGTATGTTGGTCAGAATGGCGGATTTTCAGGGTATGTATCAAATCTTTGGTATTACGACTACGCATTAGGTACTACAGAAATTCAAAATATGGTTGTAAAAGGACCTAACACAGATATGGCAAATAATTCATCCATGTCGATGAAAGATCCTAATTACTTGTCTTTGAGATGGTTCTTTTATGGCGCCAATGACGCATTCAACCCCTAATTCCACCTTTTCCACCTTTAAAAAAGGTGGAGTCAAACCTTTTGCATATTTTATTTTCATAAACAAATTGAAAATATATAAATAGAATTTTGTTAGTTTGGCACCACCTTTCTTTACTACGTTAGAAAAGGTGGTATTTATTTAAATACTATAGTATACTATAGTATATAATTATGGATCCTGGAATAAGTTTCTATTGTGCAAACAGAAAAGGATATTTACCGCAACCTCCAAGAGAATGGTCTCGTGTTCAGAATAGTTGTTCTGTTATAACACCTACTGATGATACTGGTCTTTTTCAAGTGCCATATTCAAAAAAAGTGCTTCCCTATGCGGAATTAGGACCTACATTAGCGATGATCAGTAAGGGCAACGTATTACAATACAAAAAAAACAGCAGTAATCTAACACAGTGGCAAAAATATTCAAAGATCGCCAAGGGACAGTGGGTCAATCGCACCAAAACATGGGCGACACAATCTGATCGTGGATATACGAACCCTAATAACTTGAATTTAATCCGTGTTGGTGGTGTCAATGTGACTTTAAATGGGACGGCAACTACTTTACCGGTGACTTGTCCAAAACCCGGTACAATTGTCTATCCAGTGTTACCTGCTAACTCGGGTGGAGGAGGTGAACCAAATCCAGTTTTACCACCCCCGCCAATTGCTCCAGTTGATGGTGGTAATGTCATTCCAATTGCGCCTGTACCTGTACCCGAACCCATTGTTATCCAAGACTTTGGTAATCTTGTTTGCGGTACCTATGAGAATATCTGTACAGGTGAAAGAACTCCAATAATTTTATTGGATAATTGTCATCCTACAACAGATTCGGATGTACCCGGTCCAATTGAAGAACTATGCTGGAACGATGGTAACCCAACATGGTATCCTAGACAGCGATATATCATGACAAATAGTGACAATAAGTGGCCTGTAAATGCGATTTTAGGAAGCGCGGATCAATTTGCCGCACCCGCGTTATCAGCGTCAGTTTTTTGTAACGTGATTACCTTATCTTGGACTTTTGACCCTTTTTACAGTAGTTATAATATTTATCAAGATGAATATACTTTACCAATTGGCGTTGTGAATGGTACAACAAATACTTTTACTGTAACTATTAATAATCCTGAACCACCAGGTACATACAATTTTTACATTAGGGGTGTTAATGGTAACATAAGATCTGAAGCGTCAAATACCGTGTTAGCAACTATTGATCCACCGCCTCCTCCAGTCTTATCTGTTACAACAAATTGTAATGTTGCTACACTAACTTGGACTGACACGTCTCCTTGTAATTTAACTTACCAAGTATATGAAAATGGTCTGTTAATTGATACTACTAATCTAACAACATTGAATATAAATCTTGACACTGTTGGTACTTATACGTTTTATGTGATTGCGTTATTTGGTTCCATTCCATCTGCTTTGTCTGTTCCAGTTTCTGTACCCATAGTGCCACCATCTGCTCCAACTAATTTAACTTATACACTTGCTTGTAATGTTGCCGCGTTATCTTGGACTGCACCTGGATCTTGTACTTATACTTATCAAGTATATCAAGATTCTGGCACTGGTTTTAATATTATTGCGACTACAAACAACATAACAAACTTGAATAATATAGTTCTTGACGCTGTTGGTACTTATACATTTTACGTGATTGCAATATTGGGTTCTATTCCATCTATTCCATCCATTCCAGTTTCTGTACCCATAGTACCACCATCTGCTCCAACTAATTTAACTTATGCAACTGCGTGTAACAAAGCAACATTAAATTGGATCGCGCCGGGATCTTGTAATTATACTTACGAAGTATATAAAGATGGCGTATTAATTGGTACTACAAACAACATAACAACTTTGGGTAATATAACCCTTGTACAAAATGTTACATATCAGTTTTATGTAATTGCTGTGCTGGGTTCGATTCCGTCTCTTCCATCAACTTCGGTTTCTATTACATTTGTTGAATATGCGCAAACTGGTGGTCTTGAGTATAATTACAATCCTCTATCAGGAGACACAAATCCAACAGGTTATACATATATTTTATTTAATACTATTGGAACATCATTTACTTTTTACTCTGGTTGTATTATTGATGAATTATATTATATGATAGTTGGTCCGGGTGGTAACGCTCAATCTGGATTTGTGGATACTTATTATTCTGTTGGTGGCGTTGGTGGTGGCGCTGGTGGAATATGGAATGGTTTAACTAGTTTACCCCAAGGTAACTATACTATTACCATTCCAAACGTTGATGATATATCCAGTACAATTATTCAAGATTCTACAAATCCTGTCAATTTTAATATTATTGCTACAACTGGATCTTTTATACTTAGAGGTGGTGTTAGTTTAAACGGTAGTACATTATCTCCAACTAGTACAACAAATGGTGAATTTGGTGTAGGTGGTCTACCGTCAAAGACAACACAAGCAAGTGGGTCATCAGGTGGTCCTTTTATTGCTACTTCAGGAACTGTTGGTGGGTCTGTTTATTTGGGTACCAGCAACATTGGTAATTATATAAATTTTGTAGGTGACAATAAGTTATCAAATAAACTTTTTGGAGGCGGAGGAGGGGGTGGTGGTAGAGGTGGTAGTTATGCATCTGGTGGTAGTCCAGCATATCCCCCTACAACTGGATATAATGGTGGTGGTGGAGGCGGTGGCGGTGGTGAAGGACTAAATGGTGGAACAGGAACTAATGGAGCAAATGGTAATGCTAATGCAGGTGCAGGTGGAAATGCGTTTACGAATTTCACTACTACTCCTGGTTATGGAGGCGGTGGAGGTGGTGGTGGATCTATAACAATTGATGGAACTGGTCCTTTTCCTAAAGGTCCTGGAGGTAGTGGGGGACCTGCTATGTTAATGATCTACTTCATAAAGAAGTTTTAATTAATAATACTAACAAATTCAGAAAATTTAGTATTATTTTTGTTGCTTCGCTAAAGTTGCTGCTATTTCATTTGCGCTTTAAACGCGCAGATTGGGGTTCATACAGACGTCTTGTGTCGGGAAGATGTCACCGCTCATACACGTATCATTAACGCCAACTTCAGCGCAAGATCTAGTGCCTCGATCGTCTCCAATATAGCACCAACCTGCCTTACCTGTCGTGTAACTAGTCGATTCATTTGGTTGCGGTTCCTTTTGCTTGGATGCGTCATTTAACGCACTATCAAGCGCACTCTGACTCCATTCATATGCGCCGCCTGCTTGCTGTATTTGCTGCTGGACAGGCATGGAGTTGTTTTGACTGCTGGTCGCTTTTTGCGGAGCAGGTTTATTAGTGCTTGTAGTCGAAGGCATTGTAGTCGAAGGCATTGTAGTCGAAGGCATTGTTGAAGGCATTGTATTCATGTTGCTTGTAGTCGCGTTGCTTCTTGCCGCGTCTTCAACCGTATCAATTGCCCCCGTAGTAGTGTTCGCAACAATATCGACGCCTGCTTTGGTGCCCGTCGCACTGGTGTTAATGGTTTGCTTGGTGGTCTCTAAAGCGCTAAACCCAAACAGTCTTAAAATAGGTCCAAAATAGGTATTTACAAAGTTAGAAACATCGGTTGTTGCTTTCGCTAAATAGATAAATATATTGATTCCTAAAAACGCCAAAATCAAAATTATAATTAACCATGTTTGCCACGTGATGCTTTCAAAGAAACCTGTTGTAGAACTAGCAGTTGCATCTACAGCACTTGTTACAGATTCACCAAATGTAGGTGCTGCACTTGCGGCTACGGTTGTTGCCTTGTTTGATATCAAACTTTCCGGCATTAATCTGGATAAAGAATTGGATAAACTATTTGTCTTTGCGCTTTCCATTAGTGTAGTTATTATAATAAAAAAATATAATAAAATTTTGTTATAATTACGTTTTTTACAATTTATAATTTATTTGAATGTCAACAAATAGGTGAATTGATTCAATTGTCCTAAAAGTTCGTCGCGTGTGTTCATTAAATCACTGTTTACGCCAACACTTAGCGCCGCATCGCTACCCATGCCAACTAAGAATGCCTTGTATTTTTCAATTTCCTTCTTGAAATCGGAAATATCCGTGTAGTCCATAAGGGGAATACTCTTTGTACCAGTTAGGTTTACGCGACTACCATCCTTGCCCAACATGATTTCAACAAAGGTGTCGATTGATTCATTCAAGTTAGAATACAGATCATCGGTTGCCTTGTGTTGCGCATAACTGCTCGTTTTCCAGTGATATAGTTTCACAGTGTTCAGCATTTGTAAAAACATCGTGACTATACTCTGCTGCGAATACTTGATTCTTGATATGGCACTAGATTTACGTAGTGCTCTGGTGCCATTCTTGCGCCCTCTTTTAAATCTGAAAGTTCTCATTATAGTATATGTTAAGTTAAAATGTTAAGTTAAAATGTTAAGTTGTAAAGTTTACACCGTTGCTTCTACTTTCTTTGCACTTTATACTCTTGGAATATATTCCTCGCCCAGACTATTCATCTTCTCCAATTTCTCAATTGTTTTTTCTAAATTGGACGCCTTCGAGTTCTGAAACAAATAGTCGGTGCCGGGTGAATATTCATTCTTCTTAATCTGTTTATAAATTTTATTAATATTCTGCGTTATTACTGCAATCTTTGCCTTATCCTTTACGATCTCTTCTTCTATTGAAAACGGTTCTGTTAGTACACCAATAATAAAATACATAATTAAACGGCGTTTTTTATGACATCCTGACCGGTAACGCAAACAAAAAATGTTCAATGCGCTATTCACGATTCGCTGGATCAACGTACTGCGTTTTGCCGCCTCTTCCAGAAAAATATCCCAAACAATCCATATAATATCCATCTGGCATTTAGACTCCACATTTGCAAATTCACGACGCTCACATTTGAACTTCTCCTTCTTTTGCTTGCATATATTTTCAAACTCCATAATCCATTCCATCCAGTAACACGCACTAACACAATTCTTACCATCTTCCGCTAGATTATATGCGAACTCATTAGCGGCAATAAATAGTTCCTTTGGATCTTCCTTTAAAAAGATATGCTCGGCATATTTCACATTAGGCGCCTTGAAGCGCTCAGTCATCTGCGTCAAATCGAAATCCTCTTTCTTAACTTTCACCTCGGCGTAACAATGGCGCCGCTTGGCTTCACATAGAACGCACATGACTTCGCAAAACAACTTGCGCATTTTTTCACTATTCCTTAATCTTATTTCCTGATCTTTGTAACCATTATTTACCAGTTCCTTGAAATTAGAAATGCGTAGGTCCAAATAGGTGACTAATTTTGGATTACCAATATGAATATGCTTTGTATAAAAACCAATAATTGTTTCCCATAGGTCAGCATAATGACCAGCGCAAATCAGTTCCGCACTCCAGTAACACGCTGGTTCAATTTTGGACTTGAATAAACTGTTTACTAGTTCTTTTTTAGCGTCCGTCTTTTTGAATTCCGAGAATGTATAACCTTTGAAGGCATTCTGTTCTCTAACATCGTTAATTTCATATTCAGACATAATTTGTTAGTTAGTTAGAAAAAATAAACTAACAAATAACTAACATAATCCAACAAACAAATATAAATAGATCTTGAATTATAAATATATTACATTATTACATTAAATGTCGTACCATTACACAAAAATAGAAGACTTGATATTGAATGATAAACCATTATATTTCAGGACGCCTCTAACTAAAGAACTTACACGTGCAACATCATTTTCCGACAAGTATTTGTATTACCATAGTCCATCATCTATATTACATACTTCAGAAGTAAACTCACTAGGTAAGTTTATTACGGTAAGTAGACGTAATAGCGGTTCAATATATGATGACTATGATTACAGCGTATATGAGTTTGAATTGGGTATTGTAAATTGTAAACGAGACGGTAGAACCGAGGGTGATATTTACTTGATTGGGATACCAGATTCAGACGATGGTATGACGCCAATGGACAATATGATGTATAGAGGATGGCCTGTGTTTTACAATATTTGTTAGTTTGTTAGTTAGTTTATTAATTAATTTATTAATTAGTTTATTAATTAGTTTATAATAATGATTTAATATTCATTATTATATTATAATGATGGATGAATCGCATAATATGTTTGTTAGTAGTCGCGGTATTCTTAAGTCATGTGACTGGTTTTCAACAGCACCGCAATCTAGCATCCAACGAATGATCAATTACCCGCCATTGTTAGCAGCAGCGCCGAACCAAATTCGATCATTTTACATTTGCAGTGGCACAATCCCCTATTTTATTAGTCATATTTTACCCAACCTTAAGAAACCTTTTATATTAGTTGGTGGAGATTGTGACGAAACAATCCCCAATGATATTTTTACAAGTACCAAGGCATTCAACACCTTTATTAATAACCCATTGTTACTCCATTGGTTTAGTCAAAATTTAGCGTGTTCGCATCCAAAAATGTCGCCAATTCCTATTGGTCTAGATTATCATACGGTGGCGAAATTTAACGCTTGGGGAGAACGCGCTACTAGTCCGTCAGATCAAGAGGCGCAATTAGTTTCATTGAAAGAAAACTCACTCCCATTTTATGAACGCATTATTAAATGTTACGCCAATTTTCAGTTCCAAATGAAAACTAAATATGCTTCAGATAGAAAGCAGGCGATACAAGGTATTCCGGCAGATCTTGTATTTTACGAACCCAAACCAGTAAGACGATTATTAACATGGCAAAGACAATCCAGTTTCGCCTTTGTAATTAGTCCGCATGGGAATGGTTACGACTGTCATCGACTATGGGAGGCGTTGGTTCTTGGGTGTATTCCAATTGTGAAAACATCAGTATTAGACCGACTGTATGAAGACCTGCCGGTACTTATTGTGGAAGAATGGTCTGATGTAACCAATGAACTTTTGGCATATACAATTGAAGAGTTTAAGGAAAAACATGAAGCAAATGAATTTAATTATGACAAACTAACATTGAAGTACTGGGTTGACCAAATTAATTCGTATAAGGTTCCACCTTTAAGAAAGGTGGAGTCAAATAACGAGTCAAATAACGAGTCAAATGAAGAGTTAGAACAAGAACTAAATAACGAGTAAAATATTATTATTTATCCAACATATTTTATAAATGGACCGAGTAGAACAAATGAAGCAAATTCAGAGCGAGGGTTTGGCGCTGTTCGCCAAAAAGAACGCCGATTATGGTGACGCATTTGCCAAATATGGCGTCATTGGGGTGCTAATGCGGATCGAGGATAAAATCCAGCGATCTTTATCTATTACTAAGAATAGTGTAAATTTAGTGAAAGATGAAGGTATTAAGGACACGTTATTGGACCTACATAATTATGCAGCAATGGCGCTAATGTTGCTGGAGGAGAAATAAACTAGTTTTACATTTATTTAAAAGATAAATATATATTATATGAAAATATCAAAAGAACAAATTGAGACAATTTACAACAAAATAAAGAATAAACCGTGTACAGGATCAAACGCAAATTATATTCCAGAATTGGCGAAGGTTGACAAACACTTATTTGCCATATCCATTTACACAGTTGACGGTGAAAGCGTCAATGTTGGCGACTATAATCATGAATTTTCTATTGAATCCTGCTCCAAAGTGTTTACTTTAGCGTTAGCGTTAGAAAAATTCGGCAAACCTTATTTGAAGCAAAAAATTGGCGAAAATAAATCTGACGAAGGGTTTGATTCCATATGTTCAGTCGATAGAATTAAAAATCATACAATTAATTCATTTGATAATGGTGGGGCAATGGCAACTACTAGTTTATTTTATAAACCTAATATTGATAAGAGACAATTTACTAAAATAATTGTTGATAATATGAGTAATTTCGCGGGTAGACAACTTCATGTTAGTAATAATATTTATAAATCTGAATTACTTCATTCTGAACATAATTTAGCAATCGCTTATTTATTAAAATCGTATAATAAATTTTATGGTGATATTGAGATGTGTCTGGAAGTTTATACAAAGCAATGTTCTGTAATGGTTACGAGTAAAGATCTAGCGTTAATGGCGTCAACATTGGCAAATCGTGGAATTAATCCTAAAACAAAAAAACAATTGGTTAATGGAGCAAATGTTGCTTACGTTTTGAAACACATGGAGTTAAATGGTTTATATAATGAAACTGATAAATGGATGAACGAAATTGGAATGTATGCAAAAAGTGGTGTAAGCGGTGCACTTATGTTAGTTATACCAGGTGTAATGGGAATTGGAATTGTTTCGCCACCGTTGAACAAATATGGAAATAGTGTGAAAGGCATTATGACGGCAAAAATGCTTATTAATTTGATGTAATTTAGACTTATTCGAAAAAGAAAAAATTGATTGAATTATAATATAGATATTAAATTATATTATTATTTATAGAAATGGATTTATCTAAATTATCAAAAGCAGAATTATTAATTAAGTGTGACGAACTTGGTTTGACAAAAGTCAAGTCTAAGACAAAACCAGAGTTAATTGGTTTAATACAAAATGCGCAAAAAACTAAGAATGTAGTAGAAGGTATTTGCATTATAAAAGAGCATAAAGATGAAGGAAATGAAGAAGACGAATCAGATTTGGAATCGGAATCAGATTTAGAAGAAGACAATGGTGTCCTTATTGAAGGCGCTGACGCAAGCGCTGACATAACTGCTGCTAATTCGCCGCCACCGAACCTATCTGGTTATAAATTCATCGATCTATTTTGCGGCATCGGTGGATTTCATCAGGCGCTACACAAAATGGGCGCTACATGCGTTCTAGCGTGCGACATAGATAAGGAATGTCGAGTAGTTTATAAGGACAATTATGGTATCGAACCAGTTAGTAATGTAAAGGATATTGATGAGAAGACCATGGATGATTTCGACATTTTGTGCGCTGGGTTTCCGTGTTTTGTAGCGGGAACACAAACACTCACAAATAATGGTTATAAGAATATAGAAGATGTTGAGTTAACAGACAAATTGCTAACACATACTGGCAAGTTTCAAAATATTGTGAATTTACAAAGAAAAATATATAATGGTGATCTATTTGATTTAAAAATAAAATATCATCCAGAGTTAATCACTGCTACTGAAGAGCATCCGTTTTATGTTCGTGAACAAAAGAAGGTGTGGAACACATCATTACAAAAGTACGATTATGTATATGGAGTGCCAGAATGGAAAACAGCGTCAAAACTAAGTATAAATGATTATTACGGAATGGTTATTAATGATAAACAAATTATACCTGAGTTTACGTTTGAAAAGATAATTAATCAACATAAAACAGAACAAATAAACATTAAATTAGATAATTTGGATTATTGGTTTGTCATGGGTTATTTAGTTGGTGATGGATGGGTTGAAGAAACTTGTAAATCAGATGGTCGTAGTATGCATAAAATAAGATTTGCGATAAATAACAAAGATGAAAATGAAATCTTTGAAAGAATTAATCGAGTTATTCCAATCACAGATAAGAAATCCGACACTGGCAAATGTAAAAAGTTTGGTTGCGCAGATTTTGTTTGGTTTAATATTCTAAAGAAATTTGGTAAATACGCACACGGAAAATTAATACCAGAGTGGGTACATGACGCACCTAAAGAATTTATTCAAGAATTTATTAATGGATATATGAAGGCAGATGGTTGTATCAGAAATAACGTTTTACAAATTACAACAGTATCACAAAATTTGGCATATGGACTACAAAGATTGTATTTAAAATTGGGACATATATTCTCCATAAATAAATGTATTCGACCAAAAACATGCGTAATTGAAGGTAGAACTGTTAATCAAAAAGATACATATTGTATAAGAGGAGTATTACAGAGAGAACGCAATGTGTCTTCATTCATTGAGGGCAATTACGTTTGGTATGCGCCATTTAAAATAACAAAAAGAGAAACGTCTCAAACACCTGTATACAATTTTGAAGTGGAAACTGACAACAGTTACGTAGTTGAAAATGTCTGCGTTCATAACTGTCAGGCGTTCAGTAACGGAGGCAAAAAGAAGTGTTTTGACGACGAAAGGGGTCTGTTATTCGACGAAATTGTTCGAATTGCGAGGGCGAAACAACCGCGATACATGTTTTTGGAGAATGTGAAACACATATTGAAGGTCAGTAATGGCGAGGTGATCGCATACATTAAAAGCAAGATCGCATCCATTGGTTACAAGTTGCAATTGTTTCAAATATCACCACATAATTTTGGAATACCTCAGCAAAGAGAGCGTGTCTATTTTGTTTGCGTAAGAAACGACATTTATAATGGTACGGATGTTGTCTTGCCGACCTATCTTGGCAAAATGGAATTCCAAAAATTCCTCGATAAAAAGGAGGACATTCATGAAAAGTACTTTATAAAGGGCGACATATCAAATGTTCTTGAAGCGTGGGACGAGATGGTGAAGCAGTTCGATGTCGGTGAAAAAATATCGCCCACAATTATGATGAATGATGCGTTCAAAACGTACACGCCATCGGAGTTCGACGCTTTCCCAGTTTGGAAGAAGGATTATATTACCAAGAACAAACCATTGATTGAAAAATATAGACCTCAATTTGCGGAATGGTATAAAAGGCATTTTGAAGTCTTAAAAAAGAGGGAGATCTACGCTAAATTGGAATGGCAAACTGGACCCATAAAACACAACGACAGCATATTCAACCATTTTATTCAGATGAGGCAGTCGGGAATACGTGTTAAAAAAGGGCAATATTTCCCTACACTGGTCGCCATTTCACAGATCCCTATTTACGGAAAAGAGAAAAGATATATAACACCGCGTGAGTGTGCTAGGTTACAATCGTTCCCAGAGTCATTCAAATTGTCACCTGATGATAAAAAAAGTTATAAACAGTTAGGGAATAGTGTAAATGTAGATAACGTTTTTACGGTGATCAGTTCAACTCTGAAGAAGTATATTTAGGCGTCTTCATCGTTGTGAATCTGAAACTGTGGTGCGGCGTTGTAAACGTTGCCCTTCCATCGAATTTCGACTCGATATATTTTTTCACCGACAGTTAATCTATAAAATAACTTTGCCGCCTCCCTTTCAGCGCCTGATTTGTCGAAGTAATAGGGCATATATTCTTCGAAAGTGGAGGTGGTCATGTCTATAACTTTATTTAATTTTATGAAACTGGTCCCGTCAAACTCGTAAATGTCGTAGTTAACATTTGCGCAATAGAGCGCCTGCAGGAGTTGTGTCAATATTGTTTCATAGTTTTTTTTTATTTCTTCTCGGATCCTTAACCAATAAGGGTTGGTCTTATTTTGAGGGTAGAACAGTTTGTTCACGTCCGTTCTTTGCGCCTTATCAAACGAAGTGAAACCATTGCCCTTTAAATAATCCTTTTTCACAGTAGTGAGATCCTTATCCAAATCTTTGCCGAGCATTTTATGGACGCTGTAATTGGACTTCGTAGCGTCGCTACTCTGCTTGGCGGAAATGCCGTCAATAGGTTTAGATTCGTCTACATACTCGATATAAATATCTGCCTTTGCCGCCTTCTTGTCGCAACCCTTATTTAATTCGGTTATTTTTGTGTGTTTATTGGTTTTGCCCGAGATGTAAATACATTTGATCGGGACTTTGGGTAGGGTGTTGGAGGCGCGGAAAATGCTGATATACTCAGTCACGATGGCGTGTTTCTTGGTTACATCGAGTACGTAATTTTCGAAATCAACGGGATTGTTGAATAGAATCATGGACTCATAGTGCGCTGGATTTGTCCTCATATCTTCAATCTTTGCATAAAGTTCGGCGTAACTATTGACGTCGTCAAATAGATATATGATGGCGAGGACAAACTCCATGCCATTATATTCAACGGTTGCCCGTTTCTTTTTTTCTGGTTTTAATTTAGTTGTAATAGTGCTAGTGCTAGTAACAGTACTAGTGTTCATTGTATTAATCGTAATTGTGCTTGTGGTTTGGTCTAAAACATTCATGTTAGATGTGTATAATATTAATACTATTATTTAAATACTAATAAAATAATTTCAATTTTATTTTGAAAAATATATAAATTGGATTCACTACAAAAAAAATAATTTTATTGGCATTTGATCTGTAAACTTAATATTTAGACAACTCAACTTAACTTAACTTAATAAATTTTAATTTAACTGATTGCTGCGACAAATCTTTTTTTTTAAGGTTGTTATATATTATATGACAAATTTGTTGATAGATATAAATAAAATGATTGGAAAACAATTGAGTCTTTTATCAAGAACCTATGATCGATTTAGCATTTGGGGAAAAATTCTGTTTTTTGCTTCGCTTGTAATTGCCAGCATGGTTCTATTAAAACGATTTGAACTTAAACGAGAAGGGTTTGATCAAGCAGACAAGTTTTTGTTCAAATCTGGACCGGATATTTATGACGATTTCTACGCGGATATTTACGATTATTTAGTGTACAATACTGTGAAGAATCAATATGAGGTTGGTGAAATTGCAAACAAGTCGTCACCGACAAGTCAAAGCAAGATATTAGATGTTGGTTGCGGTACTGGGCACCATGTTGCTGAGTTGAACTCGGGTGGGTTTGACACATTGGGAATGGATATTTCACCTTCGATGATTGACAAGGCGGAGGCAGATTTTCCTGACTACGAATTTAAAGTAGGTGACGCTCTTAATTCATCCGAATTTGCTCCGAGTACATTCACTCACATTACGTGCATGTATTTTACAATTTATTACTTGAAAGATAAGAAGATGTTTTTTGAGAACTGTATGAAATGGTTGAAACCAGGTGGTTATTTGATTGTACATTTAGTCGATCGCGACAATTTTGACCCAATTTTGCCACCGGGCAACCCACTACTCTATGTGTCTCCACAAAAATATGCCAAGAAGCGCATTACGACAACTAAGGTAAAGTTTGATGATTTTTCGTATAGTGCGGACTTCCAATTGAACGAGAAAACAAACATTGCAACATTTACTGAGAAGTTTAAGAATGACTCAGATGGCAAGATACGAAAGAATGAGCATATTATGTATATGCCAACAATTGACGTGATTGTGAAACAGGCGCAGCAAGTTGGTTTCATTTTGGAGGCGGAAGTGGACATGTTGAATTGTCAATATGAGTATCAGTACTTATATATGTTTATTAAACCGAATTAAAGGCGGTGACTCACATCGTTCTTTAAGTTGTTTTACAATATATATTAATTCGCGCCTAGTCAAAAAAAATTGATTTATAAAATACTTATAAATCAATGTATTATAATATAAACCCAACACCGTATACAATACAATAAATAAGAATAATGACAACTTTTACTACTAGAGACGCATTGAATCAGGAACTGAGTGAGGGGCGCAGTTTTCGCCCAATTTCGGTTCGTTTCAAGAAGGTATTTACGACTAATGTGAAATATTACATGATCAATCCCGACTGGACAACGGAGCAATTCTACGAGTTCATCAAACCATATGTTATGATTGACTTTGAATTGGCGCCGTTTGACATTGTGGAAGCAGGACTTCCGATGTCCGAGCGCGCCGCACCAATAAGAATCAGCAGTAATATTAAGGTAAGAGAAATGTTTGACAATTTAGACAGTTTGACCTTCTACATACGAAGTAGGACTATGGAATAAAAAAAATTGATTTGCTAATTTTCAAGAAAATGTCTAGTATAAATAGAATTAGAAATATGATGGGAAACACCAGTTGCATTGAAATGAATAATAATCCTTTATTTGAAGTAGAAGACAAAGACAAAGACGAGGACAAAGACAAAGACGAGGACAAAAAAGAAGAGGAAGATGAAGAGCACGAAAAGTTTATGGCAAGGATGAGAAGACTTGATGAGTTGCTAACCAAATATGAAAGGTTGAAGGAAGAAGAAATGAAGTTGGAGATATGGAATGCCCACGTGCGAGACGAAATTATTGGCATTGAAATGAAGGACGACGTTGTCTTTGTTGGCAAATCTAGGTTTTCATATGGAGAAAATTTTACAAGCGTTGATCAGTTAAAAGATATGATTGATATTGAATTCAAGTTGGCGAATGGCGTGCCATTTCGATATCATATTGGTGGAGGAAGTGTTAATCTGTTGATTTCCAAGATCAAACAAGTATTTGTAATGACTGAATCGGAAGTTGCTGACGCTAACCAGTATGCAAATATGGCGCCGGAGTTTATTAAACGACTGCTACCGGGCGCCACTGGTGGCGTTTAAATGGTGCTTTGTGACTGAAAAAAGACGTATTTTACAACTAATAATATTTGTGACCATATATGATCACCTGTTTTTTCATATATTTCTTGTCCATTTCTCAATAACAACTTTTTTCCAAAAAGCCAAAAGGGAAATCGATTTTGGACATTTTTAAAAATGTCCAAAAATGAAAACCCAAAAAAAGTTTCAAAAATGGGGTAAAAATGCGATTGTGACGGAGATGATCACCTTTATTTTTTCTGTGAGAAAAATTTGTGACGCTAATTTTTCCACTTTTTGGCGGAAAATTTAGGCATTTTTTTTGTAAGTATATATTATACTTACAATGACTGACATTTTGGCATTAAAAAATGCCACAAAATTTTACTGTAAAAGTTGTGACTTTACATGCTGTAAAAAGAGTAATTTTGACAAACACGTTTTGACACTGAAACACAAAAATACTGACAAATTGCTGAAAAATACTGACGCAGAAAATGCCGAAAATGCCGTCGTCACAGACTATTTTATTTGCGAATGTGGTAGGCAATACAAACATCGACAGAGTCTTTGGAATCATCGCAAAATTTGCCCAACCCATAACTCTCAATTAGAGACAAATAACTTGCCAATAGAGACAAATGTCTTGCCATCACTTGAACCTAACATCATGGATCAAATAGATCCAAACAAAATAATGGATAAAGATAAATTAATCAAATATTTAATAAAGGAAAACAGTGAATTTAAGGATATGTTAGTAGAACAAAATAAAATGGTTATGAAAATGTGTGAGAAATCATTGGAAACAGGAAAAACGATTAATAACAATACCAATTGCAACAATATAAACAATAATTCTTTCAACTTAAATCTATTTCTTAACGAAAAGTGTAAAGATGCGATTAATATTAGCGACTTTGTAAATAATATTAAGTTACAATTGTCAGACTTAGAACACTTTGGTAACATGGGGTACGTTGAAGGTGTTTCTAAAATACTTATTAAGAATCTGAATGAATTGGACGCATATAAACGTCCAATACATTGTAGTGACTTGAAGCGAGAGGTGCTTTATATAAAGGATGATGATAAATGGTCAAAGGAAGATAATGATAAATTGGTGATCAAAAAGGCGATAAAAGATGTGGCAAATAAAAACATTAAACAAATAACAGATTGGATCAATTTACACCCCGATTGTAAGCAATCAGAATCAAAGAAAAATAACCAATATTTAAATATAGTGATGAATTCAATGTCAGGAGGGTCCAATGAAGAGCAAGTAACTAACATATCTCAGATTGTGAAAAATGTGGCGAAAGTTGTTACTATAGACAAAGTATAGAACAAAATATTATAACTCACAATAAACACAGCAATATTCATTGGTTAGCAAATGTTGCTTGATTTGAAATCCTAATATATATCGGGCAAGTAATTCTTCGTTTAACAAGTCATCCAAACTAACAACTTCTTCTTGGATTACCGGATCTGATTCCATAATATTTATAATAGTATTTTGTTCAGAAGGCAACTCTAGATTCTCTTCAACTTCAATATCGTCAATTACAATGTCTTTCTTATTTTCATTGATAAGTTTTTGTTGCACAGCAAACACATTATCAAAAACACCTGAGAACGCGTCACTTATGTCTCCGGTTATTTCTTTGATGGTCTCAATAAGTGATTTATGAATCTTTTGTTCCAATTCATTTAATTTGTCTTCAAGTGGTTTCAAGTATTGACTAGAAGAAATGTCATAAACAATTTCATTTGTTTCATAATACGGGTTTTCTGAATTATCCATTTTCATATCATCTGCTGCCGCAGCAAGAAATTCCTCTTCACTATTAAAACATTCCACACAATATTTATCATCTTCATTGTTGTCATCATGTAGCGTACATCTGCAACCATACCATTCTAAAACAACATTGGGTTCAATATCTAACAAATTGCTTATATCGTAACTGCTTTGAATACCAAACCAGAACTTGCCATTAATATCGCCGCTGTAAAAACGTCCCATTATATAATATATAAAAGTCTTTTTATATATTTATAAAGACTCAACTATAAGTCTAAAATGAATAAAAAATATACAAGATAATAATATATGCTTGTATATTTTATAGGAGCAATCATATCACTCATAGTACTAATATTCCTGTTTATTAGGATCAAATACCGTTTCTGGGCGTTACAACCTGTGTTTCATTTCTATGACCTTTATTATTGGTGTCGAAATGTAGGTATTATTCGACATGAATTGCCAACAACCAATCGGTATACAAATTTTAAAGATATTAGAACATATACATTTGATAAGGTTCCAGAAGATAATATAAGAGAATTTACTGCATTAATCCAGCAAAATTATTTTAGAGAAAAGGATAATGTGTATAATCCAGAAAAGCAAAATATTACGCCCTATTTTGAAGGACATAATTCGCCGACATTTTGGTCATTTTTCTGGGAACCAGATGTGCTACTCAAGGTAAAAACCAACGAGACAATTGACACAAAGTTGTTAGTTGGTGTAATGACAAGTCGTCCACTGCATGTAACTATATATAAGTCGCATAAATCGGGTAATCCAGCAACATTTGATGTCTTCTATGTAGACTATTTGTGCGTGAAAAAGGGTCATAGAAGGAAGAACATAGCGCCACAATTGATCCAAACCCATGAATATAATCAATGTCATATGAATCCCAATATATGTGTTAGTTTATTCAAAAGGGAAGAGGAACTAACAGGAATTGTTCCGCTAACTGTTTACAAAACCTACTGTTTTGATATGAAAAATTGGGTTTTGAAACCGGAACCACTCCATTCCAAGGTAAATTTGTTAGTTGGTGATACTCAAAACATGTATTATTTGTACAACTTTATTAAAGAGCATTCAAAGAAGTGGGATATTACAATCATTCCGGAAATCAACAATTTGATAAAACTGATCGAAAGTAATAATATGTACATCATTATGTTATTGATCGAAGGAGAAATAGAGGCGGTGTATGTTTTTAAAAAGACATGTACTAACATAGAAAAGGGCAAAGAGGCGATTTCGTGTATTGCATCAATGAATGGCAACGCATTGAAATCCAAGGACTTCATTCAAGGGTTCAAGGTTGCATTGTGGACTGTATTAGAAAAGCAAAAGCATCATTTTAAGTTTTTGATAATAGAAGATAATAGCGATAGTGGGCAAATTATCAATAATTTAAAGAAAAAAACGTATCCGATAGCAACATCACCGACTGCATATTTCTTCTACAATTTTGTCTATAGTCCGTTCAAGAATGAACGCGTCTTTATTATCAATTAATAATATATATTGTCGAATAACTTAAAGAGCGATGATCTGCTTTACACCTATTTAAGTCCCTTTTAATATATATTATTAAGTTATCCATTTATCGCACATATTTGCTTACACGGGCAAAACTGTCAACAACAAAAATAATAAACACTCCTAAAAATGAATATAATACAACTTCTTCAGTGACATTGTTAGTTCGTTCATCTTGCTGATCTTCTAGTAAGTTAATCATATAATTTAACTTGTCAATTAGCACCTGATTGGCGTCACCATAACTAGAATCATTGTTGATCGCTGACAAATTTGGAGTCGCAATACGCGTTTGATTGTAGTAATTCTTATTATGTTCAGAACCATTTTTAGCGCCTTCATAATTGGGCACCAAATTCTTGAAGTATTTTTTCACTTGTTCATCATTCATATAAACACCACCTAACTCTTGTAAATCCATGCTATCATCCTGCACCGGTTGAGGCACATATTGCGAACTATAATTTTTAGAATTGTTAGTATTTGAGTCATAATTACTCATACCTTCTCTTTGCGCCGGAGGTGGTGGTGGATTGTATGGATTAATTGGCGTATAATTTGTCTTAACCGAGGCGTATTTTGAATTAAAATCTCCTAGATCCCCTGATTCATCTGATTGAATACTATTTTTATGAATAGATTCTAAAACAGTATTAACTTTATCCTGCCTTATAGAAGGCATACGTTTTTGTGTTCTATTATTAGCCTGTTTTTTCCGATCAATTGGTGTTTCAGACTGATATTCATTATTATCTATTGTTGCAGCAGTCATTGCTAAAGACATTCTCCTAATAGAAATTAAGATAATTATTTAAACCTTTGGACAATTAAATTCTAAAATTATAATTTTAATATTCAAAATATTTTATAAAAATATATTAACTATTTTATATAGAATGACACTTACTAAAATGCAAGGAATGCTAGTTTTATTTATATTACTCGTTGTAATTTTAATGACAAATCCAGGATTTTACAATAACCTTTATAATAATGTTTTAGGAAGGATATTTTTAATAATCATATTGATATTCTTCGCAACAAATAATGTTACTTTAGGATTGTTAGTTGCGCTAATTATAATCATTGGAACCAATGTTTATTTTGTAGAGGGAATGACAAATGGTAAACCAGATTCAAACTCTAAGATGCCAGTTAATGCTGCGGCATCTAATACCGCTATTTCCGACGCCATCACCAAGTTAAATTATGGTAATAATGGCGCAAATATACAAGCGGGTACAACTATTGGAGATGATAATGTAAATCTAAGTCCTTCAACTGGAAATATACAAGTTGTTACAGGATCAAAAACAATCAGCGATTTAAAGAAGGAATCTGGATCTGGATCTAAAAAGGAGAACGTTGGAACAGATCGTATGACATTACAAGAGTCAATGAAACCCATGCAATCTAACCAACATATGGTAAACAAAAAACAATTCGCTTCTCAAGAAGTTGCTGCGTCAAATTCAACTGGAATAGAAGGGTTTAGTCTTCTTTATTAAAGACAAACTACCCTATAATTCCTAAACAAAATGATATAAAATTTGAATAATTTTTTATATTATTTTAATATAACAATGACAAACATATTTTCAGAATCAGTTGGATTCCTTCATAATCATATCATGTTTCTAAATAATAGTAAATTCTTCGCCGGCATTATTATGATTTTGTTAAACGTAGGATCTAAATTCATTTCCATACAATTTAGTCGTTCAACAGAAGAGTATTTAAAATTAAATGTCACGAAACAGATCTTGGTGTTTTCAATGGCCTGGATGGGTACTCGTGATATTTATACTTCACTAGTTTTAACAGCAGTATTTGTTATTCTGTCTGATCACTTATTCAATGAAGAAAGTCCTTATTGTATTGTACCTAAACAATTCAGAGTACTAACAAAAGTAATTGATAAAGACTCGGATGGGATTGTTTCAGAAAATGAAATAAATGCGGCAATTACTATTTTAGAAAAGGCGAAACAAAATAAGAAAAAACATGATCAACGTAAATCATTTTTATTATTTAACAGTTATCTACCAGAAACAATTACTAATAATCAATAAACAATAATATAAAAATATATAAGTATTATAAATATGGCATCTGCTGTTATTGATAATCCAAATACAATTCCAAACGCAAATCTTAATAATATAAAGGAACCATTAACTAACACAAGTAATAACCAAGACATTAGTATTGGTAATGTAAAGACACCACCTTCTACAAATACCAATAAAAGTAGTAACGCAAGTGGTATCAATAAGCAGAAGAAGATTCCAAATACATTAATCATCTACATTAAAACTCGTATCGCTAATTACTATAAAATCAACTACGATCCAAGCATGTCGGTTCCAAAAGTAAATAGTCATACGGTTTATATTGACCCTTTAGTTGAATATACCAAACGAGCAATTAGAGATCTACCAAATGGTGCACCCAAAGACTTGCTTTTAACCCAGTTCTTCTTACCAAACCAATTTGATTCACTAATTAATCGAGTTCTTAGTAGTTTTACCAGTATGCAAGGCGTCAGAACACTGGAGCAAGCAAAGGATGAAGGTGTTATTGATACCAATATACAACTAACACTCGATACATTATTTAAACGAAATAACCTTTTTTACATTAATGATAGACCTTATACAATTATTGGTAATACGTGGAATAAAGGTGATTGGGAAATAGACACAAAACCAGTTGATAAATTAATTACACCATTTACTCCTCTTAAAGGTGACGAATTGGAGAGCGCTGAACAGGAATTAAATGATCTTGGAGAAGGTATTAAGACTGGAAACGCTGCCGCCGCTGGAATTAAAGCAGACAATGTAGACTCAAAAATTTTACCTGTATCGGAGAAGTTGCCCGAAACACCCGAAGAGGAGCAAGCAGAAAAAGCAAAGCGACAAATTGTTAAACCCGCGGATGAAATCATTTTTTCCGAAGTAGGCAAATCACTAGATTATTTATTAAAGGAAGGTCTCACAGCAAATGACCCAATTGGATTTAATCCACCACAAAGCAAAATGAATCCATCTGAACCCTTAACCTTCCTATTTTTAATTAGCGAACAAACATTACAGACATATTTTGAAAGTCAACCCGACAAGTCTGGTATTGCCATATATAATAAATATAATGAGAGTAAACTGGCAGTTATGGACGCTAACCAGTTATTTTTCAATATTATTATGATTGATTTTGGTGTTATTAAAAAGACGTTTGATGATCTGCTAGATGAATTTGAATCAAATCTTGAAAAGATTCGGAAAAAACATGGCGGTCAACTAACAAGTCTAGAAATGAACAGTCTAAAAATTCAAGTAACCGATATGAACAAACAAAAGGTAGAATATATGAAATCTTTGTATAATTTGTCAAACTCACTAATGGATATTTTTCAAAAACAACAGACCTATTTTGTTAGTATGATCGCCTTATTGGAGTTCATCAAAAGTAATTATACGAAAATTATTGGATTTACAGGCGCCACACCGCCATTATTGGCGATCCAATGTATTGATCTAGATATACAGATTTATAGTAGTTTAACCACTAATAGTAGTCAAAACCGGAATATGTTGCGAAAAGGTGCAAGTGCGCAAGAAGTAAAACAAACACCCGAACTACTTATTTACGCGGATGAATACTCTAAAACAATTAATGATTATAAGCGAAAACATAGTGAGTGGTTTAATAGTGCATTTATGAATCAATATGTTACCAGATCATCTATTCCAAATATAAACACGGCATTTGAAATCCAGCGTTATATTGCGAACCCTGAATTAGTGAATGTTGAACATAATCAATATAATTTGTATATGTATGCGATCATGTTATATGCGTTTATAAACCAAGGTGATTTGTGGCGCGTTTATTTTACACCTATTACAAGTTTTATAACTACAATACAGACGGCGGCAAAAACAAAAATCCAAGATACACAAACACAGATTTCTAAATATGATGCATTTGAAAAGACGTTAAAAGGAAAGGGAGTCTTGTCGAGTGAAGAGATGATTCGTAAAATAACGGATAAACAGAAAAAGGATAACGAAGAAGCAGTGAAAAACAAAGGCAAGAGTAAATCAATGTTTTCCTTAAAAGGTTTTAGTTTGGGTAACAATATGTCTGAACAAGAACGACTATTTGTTAGTATGTGTCAATCAGAAATAGAATCTTGCGAATATATCTATTTATATACGTATTTAATGGAATTACAATGTTTGCGGCAGAATTGCCTTTATGTGTCTGATAAAAATACAAATCAGATTTACATGGATATTTCTAACATTAGTAGTACATATTATCGTAATATAGAGTTGTGTTTGAACCCAAAAGAAAAAGCAGGAACAACAAACATAAATATACCAAAACCAGAACCAAAACCAGTACCAAAACAATCAATCGATCTACAAAAATCAATCATGTGGGATGTTAGTAAGATAAATACACAAACACAACTGGATTCAAGAATTAAAAGTAACGACAAATTGAAAAAATTATATATAAGTAAACAATTCGCAATAAATCATTCAATGAATGATTTGGATAAATATTGTGATGAAATTGCCAAGTTAATTGAACCAGTTATAAATGAAGTGGGATTAAAACAACAATGTGATCGTTTATTAAAAGGTTCAGGATTTTTAACAATACCTGTATATGTACCACGCTTTCAAAAAATGATCTTACATGAAATCAAGATTTACGATGAACCCAATACAGTTGAGTTTAATTTTAGAATGAGTCAAATAAGAACATTACATCGAGAATTATCATATAAATTTCTAGATGACTCGCAAGATTGGATTGTTCTTAGAAATAACACTGATTTGAAAGATATTCATGAAGTGCGTTTTAATGATATTTATTCAATAATCAAAATGATGAATAGTCAAACGACAAATGGTGTTGTTAGTATGACTACATTACAAAGCATCTTGACTCAATATAAAATAAATGTAGTTGTTTTTGATATGACAAGTAAGGATGATAATGATGATATAAAAGTGGGTGATTTTGTAACTGTTAACCCAACAGATGGTGCTGAAGAAAAAGACAGTAATACACAAAAGAAATTAGAGAGACTTGAAGATGAAATAGATGAATTAATAGAAAAAATATCAAAACTTAAAAAACCTGAAGAACCAACGGAACCAGAACCAGAACTAGAACAAACCCAAAAAGAACTAGAACAAAAGAACGCAGAAAAACAAGCGTTAGAATCAACTATGGAAACAAATAATAAAAAAACAAATGATGAAAATTTTCCATACAAGGTTATACAAATTAATAGTGATCCAAACCAAGTATCAGTAATTTCTCTTAAGAGTGGATCAAAATATGATATGTCAAAGGATCAGTTGCAGAAGATTAGAATAGATATATCTTTACTCTGTGACAATTTAAAAGATATAATAAATCCAAACAGTGAATTTATGTTTTTTGTAAAAGCAAATGTTATGTCAACCGCAAGAGAGAGTGAATCATTAATTCCCTCTTTACCAAGTGATAAAGAATCAACAGCACCAGTAGCACCAGCACCAGCAATACAAGCATCTGTGAAATATGAATTAGTTTACAATCACATGACTAACACATTAATATATAAGTTAGATCAAATACCCAATGACATTATTATGTTTATATATGAATCATGTTTTACACCATCAACATCTGTAACAAATTCAAATATTATATTAGCGAAGGCGAAAGAAATAAAAGCAAAGGAAGTTAATAATAACCCAGAAAACACAAAAGAAGAGAATATCGAATTGATAGAAGAAACAGAAGAAGAAGTTGATGAAATAAAAACAGACAACACAAATTTGACAGATTATAAAGATAAAATAGACGTTATTTTAGAGGAAATATCAGGTGATAATTTTAAAAATTCATATAAGGGGCAAACACTCTATCAGTTACTAACAAAAGAGACAGAATCAGAAGAAAAAGACAAAGAAGATGATGAAATAACCATGTCAGAATTTTTAGATAATATAAAAAACAACTATAAAAAATTATCTAATGAATTAATTGATATTAAAAATGAAAAAGGAGTAGAAGGTTTTCAAAGAAAATTAACTAATTTATATAATACTAAAAAAAAGAGAGACAAAGATGCTGTACAAAAACAAAAGGATGAAATTGACACTAAACTAAATACAAACGTAGGTATTAAAGGTTTAAATGAAGAGTTAACTCGTGAAAATTTTTTGCCAATAATACAACAATTTCGCCAATTTTTGGAAACATATAAAACAAACATAGATGAAATGTTGAAAATAAATAAAGGTGAAATAGATCAAAGAAACGCGACAATTTCTGCTGCCAAAGAACATCTTCAAGAACAAGGTATTGGTTATGAAGAATATGATATAACAAGAACTAAGGAAAAGAAAATAAGCGATATGAGTCGATTTGAATTAGATAAAGAAAAAGAATTTGATATGGCGATCCTTCAGAAAATAGAAGATATTCTAAAAAAATCAACGGATAAAGTTTTAACCGATAAATACAACGTTTATAAAAAAACATATGAAGATAAAATTAAAGAAATTGACAAGACACGAAATGATAAATCAAAAGTAAAGACAGACCATAAAGAAGAGTCAATGACAGGCGGCAAACCAAGTGACGAATATTATTCACCAGGTAATTTAAATTCATTAAATACTTTTCAACCTAGTCCTTATGGATCTCCAATGGGTTATCCAGGACAACAAATGGGAAATCTCGCTTATCCAAACCCAATGATGGGATATCCTGGGCAACAAATGGGATATCCTGGTCTAAATCAAGGTTATCCTGGTCTAAACCCTGTACTAAATCCAGGACTAACATCTCCATATGGTTATAACCCTCAAGCACAATTAATTAACATGACGCAATATAGTCACAGCAATCGAGCGCTAGAACTAACATCCAAGTTGGCGTATTATGTTTCCGTTGAATTAGAATTGTATCCAGGAACATCTGCAAATACAGTTCAGATGGCAGCAATAAAGTGTAGTTCTATATTTGAAAGAATAAGAGAGGCGTGGGCGAAAATGATGGGATACCAATATAGACCTGGTACAATGGAAGAATCGTATACTTATCAAAACTTATCAACAGACAAAGGAGACAAAGGAGACAAAGATAAAAGAGACATCAGAGAAAAACCAACGACTAATGATTTAAGAGAAGACAGAGCATCCAGTGATAAACGCCGAGGAGGCAGTTTAAAGCATAGAAATCATAAAGATAAGGAGAAAAGGAAAAGGGGTAAAAATGTAAGTTTAAAATCTAAAAGAAATTAATTAATTAAAATTGAAACTTAAAATTATATAAAAAACAATTATTATAAAATATATTAATAAATGACTAATACATTTTCAAAAGAATTAAGAAAGGAAAATAACAAGGAATTTAAAGAAGAAGACATTGAGCGTCTCCAATTAGATATTGCTGGTAGTTTCTTTATGGATCTAATAGGTCAAAATATGTCAGCATTTGTCAAGGTTATACAGAAAATAGTTGTACCATCTTCTCAAAAAATGTCCGATGAGTTACAAAAGTTACATGTTGAAAACGTGACATTGGATCGCCGATTTGACAATGCACTTGTCCCTAGAGCGCGCCCTAGAACTGATGAAAACATTTCTGAAGTCCATTGGATGTTCGTTGTACAAAATGACGATAGCAAGGGGTGCAAACCATGCGACTTAGATATGTCTAATTTTACTCTCTTTAACCCGTACGAGAAGCGTATGCAAGTCGACGGATCGCAGCAATTCTGTCAAACTCATGCACTCTATATGGCGTATAAATATTACTCTGGACAAGAATGTCCTGTAACAAATCCTCGGGACGCCTACATAGACATGCTCTATTTTTGGAAACTATTGATACCCAACATGCCCCCGGTATACAAATCAAAAAAATACATTGCCAAAATTTTGAAACCAATTTTCAAGATGAATATGGAGGCGGAGAAAAACAAGGAATTGATTGAATATGTTATAAAACAGTTTCCAAAAGATTGCCACAAGATATATGATATTATGACGACGGACAAGGCGAAAAAAGAGTGCCCACTTTGGATCTAATTAAAACAACACAACACAACACAACACAAAAATAAAATTGAAATAGTATTTGATTTTATTTTTTCCTTTAAAAATAACTAGATAAATTTTATAATTGAATTAATACAATGTCATTACTTTTGAAAATAGATGGTCTTATTGAAGGCGCAGTTGTAAAGCGTCCGTCCAAATTTATAAAGACGCCGTATGTTGCCGACATTCTTAAAAATGAAACAACAGTTTTAGGTCACACGGCGTCACTTGGTTGCTGTGGATTAGCAGATGCAGGTGCCACTATACTCATGGCGCCTGTTATAAAGAATGAGAAAAAGAAAAAAGATGAAGACAAATTGTCTTGCGAGTATCGCGTCTATTTGTCGGTTCTTTTAGAAAGAGAAAAAGAAATTATAGTAGGCATTCATCCAAAACTGGCGGAAGATTTAACCGAATCTGCTTTAAAGGGAAACCTGCTGTCGACATTACAGAATATTAAACGGTACAGACGAGAAGTTGCCATGTATGTAGAGGGCAAAGTAGATTCACGGTTTGATTTTATGGGTGTTGATGTCAACGACATACCATTTATAATGGAAGTCAAAAATGTACCGCTCGCTGATTATGAAGATATTACGGCGAAGGATCGTAAGGGAAAATGTTATGACGACAAAGATATTGATTCAAAAGTCGCATATTTTCCAGATGGTTACAGGAAGAAGACCGCGGATCCAGTGAGTCCACGCGCTCTAAAACATATTCGAGAATTGACGCTTATAAAGCGCGAATCCAAAACTCGTTGTATAATGTGCTATGTTATACAACGAACAGACGTAGATCGGTTTCAACCGTCAATTATAGATCCCGAATACAGGGAAGCAGTTAAAATTGCAATTGACGCCGGTGTAGAAATTATTACACTGGTTGTCAAATGGACAAGAGAAGGCGAAGCATATTTTGTTAGAGATGATTTGCCAATCACGACATTTCATTAGACGACATTTGTCTAAATTTATCGCCGATGTCTTCTAGAGCGCTTACTCCTTTTACCCCTTGTTTTTCTTCCTCTTGTTTTTTTTGCCTTTCTTTTACCTTTCGCTAAATATTGTCTTAAATCTTGTATACTAGACGCATCCATCATAGTATAAACGCTTCTCGGATCATTGGGTCCGGCGTTAACATTTTGTAATAAATGAATTGCTTCAACTGTTTCATAATCTTTCAAAAATTTAACAATATTTGTATGACCTTGTTGTTCTGCTATTTGTAGTACATTTTGCCCTGCTGCATCAGTTGCGTTTATATTAGCGCCCTTTGCCAACAATAATTTAACCATTTTTAAGTTACCAGCGCGTGCGGCAATTAGCAATGGATTTTGAAGATTTACATCGGCGCCATTATCTAATAATATTTCAGCAACATTTGTAAAATCATATGTTATATTAAACGCAACTGTATTTAATAAAGTACAACCTTTCCCACTTGCTGCACAACTCAATGGAGTATTACCTCGGTTTGTTCTGGTATTAACATCGGCGCCTCTATCTATTAATAATTGAACTGCCTCTAAAGCATTCTTATCACACGCTACATTTAAAGGAGTAGCTCCTCGTTCATTTCTTATATTAACATCAGCTCCATTGTCCAATAAAAAATTAATCTTATCTAGTTGATTTTTTTCCGCCGCTACATATAAAAGAGAATTACCTTCGCGATTTAAAGCATTTACGTCACTACCGCGATTGTTCAATAATTTCTCAAAACGAGCATTTGTGCTAGTAATTGAGTCAAATAGATTATCTATTTTTCTTGACATGTTTATTATAATTTATATAAATAAAATAATTGTAATAAAATTAAATTGTAATAAAATTTAAATAAATCCAACGATCATCTTGTTAATATCAGTTACCAACTTTGTTTTTTCTAACTCTTCCATTATTCGCAGCTTCTGTATTTCAATATACTTTCCTACAATTTTTTCTATGTTGGTTAGTCCACGCTTTGCTCCCAATATGCTGGCGTACTCAGCACTATTACAATAATAATCGCCTCCGACATCAAAGTATGGTTTCCAGGCTTGTTTAAATAATTCCGGTGTTATTGGTTCGCTCGGTTCTACTCTAATCTGTCCTCCAAGGTAATATTTACCTTTTGCCCACGAACTCTTGCTGTCATCTATATATTTCTGTATAATGTATTTTTCAGCGTCAATTGTATAGATCGCTCTTTCAGCGTCATTACTAGGAACGAATTCGCTTAACTGTATTAATGATGGATTCATATTTTGATAATATATTTCTATTTATACTAGATAATCGTAATATTTCTTTAAGTTGTTTTGTTATATATTATTTGTGCCTAAGCGTTTTATATTTGCCTTTTGATCGCTTGCCTTTTGATCGCTTTTTTTCGCTACGCTTACCAAAAGCAACCGGTTTTATTTTAAAGTTTTGTTCCACTCTATAAATACTATCGGTTAAATCTTGCGACAAACGACCAATCGAGCAAGCGCGGCAAGTATAATCCATTATATTTGCGTATTTTACTTCAAGCAATTTGAAGAAATTGTATATTTGCTCCAATGATAAATCCATGATTCGGTCTTTTTTTCCTGTTAGACCAAAAATTTCAAGTGCGGGTTTAACCAAGTCTCTTCTGCCCATAATATCTTTTAAAACATAAGTAAGACCATTTTTATAAATCAAATTGAAATTGGTTAAATCGATACGACTATATTTTGGATCAGTTGGACTAAATATTTGTTCATAACTAACAGACCCATCTACCGCTGTTTTTTTAACACGAATATCAGTTAAATGTATACCAACTGTTTTATATACGTGTTGCATCATTGGTTTAATCTTTTCTTTTTCAGAATCCATATAAAATGAAAAATTCTTATTACATAAGAATGTGCTTAAATTAGACGCCCTTCCCAAATTGGCAATATCAGATAATTTATTAAAACCTCTAGTTAAAGACACAGGTGCTTTACTAAATTTAGAAAAAGCAACATCACGTATATATTCGTCTCTTACTTCGTCGGCATATGCTTTAACAATGGCCGAGGTTTCGCCTTTTGGCACTTCTGAAAATTTGCGCTGAACATCTTTTATTATATCTTCATTTTGATATATGTTTCCAATTGCGTTTACGTCAGGAACGCACGCTTTGCTATAAACGCGCACATTGTTTTTAAAATATGTGGAAATTGGTAATTGATCTGACCAAGGCGACATTAAATCTTCGCAACCATGACCCATAATAGTGATAGACATAATTAATTCTTCTTTTGTCTCTGCTTCTGCTTCTTTTACTTCTGCTACTTCTAAGACCGATCCATTATGCAGTCCATTTGAAATAAACAAGTCAACAAAATCAGCCTTCTTTTTCGCAGCAGAATAGACGATCTTATTTTGAGTTAGAGCATTTTTTAATTTGTCCACTGTCATTGTTTTACTTATTGACGCAGCTAAATCATCTTCTTTTGATTTTTCTGCTTCTGCTTTACTTGAAGACATTTTATAATTATAACTATATTATAACTATAAAATAATAATTTACATTTTTCTACTATATTTATTTTTTATACGGTTTAAATGCTTTTTGCTTTTTAGTTGTTTTTTGCCGTCGCTACGCTTTAAACGCTTGCTCTTTAAACGTTTACCATCGCTACGCTTGCCAAAAGCAACTGGTTTCGCCGAATATTGTTGTTCTTCTTTATAGAGTTCCTCGGTCTTCTCTTTAGTTAGTTTATAACGATCATGAAAACTACGACACGAGTGGTCTATTATATTTACATATTTAATTCCAATCAATTTAAAGAAATTGTATAATTTAACCAAATTTATTGATGATATCCTATTTTCACCTTCTTTAAATTCAAAAATTTCTAGAGCAGGACCAATTAATTCTTCTTTGTGTAAAACATCTTTCAGAATAAATTCTATTCCGTGTCTATAAATAAGGTTAAATTTTGTAATAATATCAATTGGTTCTTTGCGTTCTTTATTACTGTGATAAATTTGTGCAATCTCTTCATACGGATTAAAGATATTTCTGTATGTAACAGATCCATCTGAGGCAGTTATTTTTAAACGAATATCAGATACGTTTATCCCCCTTGATTCCAAAAATTGATTCCACTCAAAATCTGTTTTATAATGGGGTCTTCGAGTATTAAGAGTACTAAGGTCCTTGTCTTGAAAAGTAAATATTTTTTGAGATAAATAAGTAGTAAGTCCTCCACATCTTTCACTATTTTCAAGCGCATCAGTCGCATGACCACACCTTGGAAACTTGTCTAAAAAATTTTTATAATAGGTTCTATCTCGACCTGTATATTCTGCCATAATTTCTTGAGTAGAACTTCCAGGGTTATTATTAAATATTGTAGATACCTGGTCTATTGATTTCCTGTCATCACCTGGGGTGCTTATTGTAACTACTCCAGGAACACACGCCCGACTATAAGTCCTTACATTGTTTTTATAGTATTGGGCAATTGGCGATGTTGGAGGCCACTGAGGACCTTCTATTCCATGTGAGTTTATCATTAATGACAAAATTAGTTCTTCTTTGGGTTCTACTTTAACTGCTTTGCTTACACTTGTAGGTGGACTTGTAGGTGCTTTGCTTATACTTGCTGCTTTGCTTATACTTGCTGCTTTGCTTATACTTGCTGCTTTGCTTACACTTGCCACTGTTTTTGCTTCTTTCTTTTCTTCAGGACTTGCTGCTTGGGAAGAACTTGCGACCACTCTCTTATGTAGTCCATTTGAAATATACATGTTAACAAACTCCGCTTTTGTTTTTGCTTTTGCTTTGGATCCAAACCAAAGGTCAGCGTCTATAAGTGCTGATCTTAATTTAGGAATAGTCATTGACTTACTTATTGACGCAACTAAATCATCTTCTTCTTCTTTTGCTGTTTTTTCTGCTTTACTTGAAGACATTTTATATATTATAACTATAAAATATTTATGGATCTAATTTCTGAAGATTATCAGAAGACGATGGATTAGAAGATATGTCGTGATTAATAACAACAATCTTTCCACTTTCTTGTTCTTCAACCTTTTCTTCAGTCTTGATTGCACCCAATTCAACCCCAGGAGTTAACTCAACTCCAGATACAGCAAAATAGTCTTTCTTTTCATCTTCGAGTAATAACGCTTTCGCCTTATCCGGATCCACATCATTGTATTGTATCTTGCCCTTCAAGTACGCGGAGTAAAACACATTCTTCTCTGTGTTCACATTGGAATGAACGTCTGCCAACTTAGTAACCATGAACAAAATGTTGGTAATGTATGTAGAGGTTGTCTGACTATCCAAATAATATTCATAAACCACAAAACCAGATAGAATGGTGTTAATAATGAACATAATAATCGCAGTCCAACCGGAATATATGTAATACTTATCCAGTTCCCAAATGCTATCACGTTTATCAACTGGCAATTTGTTCAATACTATACCTACTGAATTATTGTCAGAAGCAACTGTCTTATTCACCTCCAAATAGGTAATCAAACGGTTTTCACGCTTGACTTCAAATGTATACATCGCTAAAAATGCTGCCATGGTTAAAAAATTAAATACAAGACCAGCGTTGTAAAGATCGTTCTCTAAGACCATATTCTCGCTTAACGTGCATACATGGTCATCGCACTTTTGCGGCACAAACAGAACCAAAAAAGACGATACAATCACGCGATACATTTCTAAAGCAACTACAGGTGTCATACCAACCTTCTGCATAAAGTCCTGATCATCTAGTTTATCCTGAATACACTTAATAATCGACTGTTTTTTGTTGGGTTCAACCTGTAAACTAACAACAACAGGTTGTTGACTTTCCGGTTCTTTAATCGAATTACATTCTTTTACTTCCTGCATCATTATATTTATATAATACAAAAATATATTTAAGTTGAAAATCTAAACTTAAAACTAACACATTAAAACTTTTGTTGGACTTGCTTGTCAATATCTTCCATAATAGTTTCAACTGACTTCACATTTGCTCCCGCGTTCTCGTCGCCAATTAAAAATGTGGTTAAATTCAATATGATTTTGATTCGCTCTTGTGTCCACAACTTATTAAAAAATGTTGTTAGTTCACTTGTGTAAAGAGATGTCATTGTATCCTTCTTAAATAGATCCTCTTTATAAATCTCCTGTAAATGGTTGTCAATCAGCGACGAATAGTAATTAATACACAGACGAATGATCGAGCATGACTTGTAGGTGTCTGTAAGTTTGATAAGACCATTTTGCGCACATTTGAATAGTTCTTTGAGTTTGGGATTTTGTTTGACCGCCTCTTTTGACAAATAAGTTTGACACGCTAATTGAATTGGATTGTATATATATTGGATGTCGGTTTTGTTAGTGCTAAATATGTATCGGCAAAAAGATTGAAAAGGTCCGGGTTCTTGTAAATAAATAATATTCTTTGAAATACAGATTTTTGTGCCGACGGGTTTGTTGCTCAAAATAGCAAGTTTAATGATCACAGATAGCGGATCCAAAATATATAATTGTAGATCGACCGTTTTATTGTCTGGAAGTTCCATTATTACTAGTTATAAATATAATAACTTGTAATAAAAAATGTTTAAGTATTATTTATTTTGATTGATAAGACTTGTCGATAAGACTTGATTGATTTTATTTATAGCAAATCATTTACTTCTGCTGTAAATGATGTAAAGAACTCGTTTTGAAGTAGTACGGGAATCTCGTTAAAGTCCACTATCTTCTTATTGGTGTTGTATTGTGACATAAATGCGTCGGATGATTCTAACTTAGTTTTAAACGACGCTTGATCTTGGTAATACTTGAGCGCCGTCTTGGGTCCGCATTTGGGGAAGACAGATGGAATATTGTCGCTAATATCGCCCATGACTATCTTACAAAACAGATCACATTCCGCTGATCCTGTAGAACTCTTCTGATCTGTGATCTTCTTGAATGCCAAATTGTAAATATGAACGCGCGGTTCCGCCAACTGTAAATAATCCTTGTCACTCGTAATAATGTATACACTGCAATCAGCATATTTATCTAGTACACGCTTCACTGATAAAGCAATACAATCATCTGCCTCCAATTTATTATGATGTAAGATGGTCTTTGCACCGCCCTCAATAAACAAGTTGTCTTGATAAACCATCTTGAAGAATGGTCCGCCCATGAAACCGTCTTCTTTGCCATTAGCTCTAGTTCCTTTATACTTAGGAAACAATTCGTTGCGCCAAATATTCTCACGTTTGCAATCTCTACCGACAATGATGTTTGGACTGACGCTCTTATGAATGCCTAAATTCTTCTGTAATTTTTGTACATGATCTACAAATGTCTTTCTGAACTTGGCGACAAATGCTTCATTTTGAAACGGATCCTCGATAATAATTTCAGGATACGCGTTCTTCCACCAAGTAAGAAGCGAGTGGTAGCGATAGAAGCAGAAATAACTGCCGTCTATGAATATGAATGTCTTATTTATGTTTACGGTATTGTTAGTAGTTGCCATTTTTCAAGTATATTAGTAATTTGGATTGTGTTTAATATAATATTTATAAAGTAATTTATAAATTTTAATAAAGATTCAATTTTAAATTTAATAGTTAATTTAATGCCTTCTTCTTAAAGTTCTACGTCTTTTTGAACTTCTCCTTTTGTTAGTTCTGCGTCTTTTTGAACCTCTTTTAGTTCTTCGTCTGCCACCATTCATACCCATTCCACTGAATGCTGAATTTAACTCATCTAAAGTCATATTGGGATTGGATTTGGGAGTTATCTTATATTTTTGTTGTTGTAGTCCACTATCTTTATTAGTACTTTGACCTCCTTGAGGAATAAAATTATAATTTTCTGTATCTAGGGTAACCTCAAGGGTTCCATCGGGTTTAAATTGAAATGTTTTATATATTTCAACACTCATATTTTCTTTATACACTATACAAAGAAAATAATTAAGAAACCACTTTTAAAGTAGCGCCGCTCTTAATTTTATACCTAGTCGACTCACTTTCAATGACAATACATCCCTCCGATGGGTTTCCAGAGCATCCACCACCGTGGATTAGGAATCCTGATCTGCCACACATTGAATTGGATGACGCAGGATACAATTCGTAGCAATATGGCATGCCTTTGAAGGTCATCATGTTGCTTAAACTGTAAGTGCCTTGCGGCAATGGTCCAATTGATACTTGGCACTGGCAAGACGGGTTGTTACGACATGATCCAGACTGTCCTGAACAACAACCAGTCGTGTCAATATATGTGCCATCGTAAGCGGGACCGGAAAAACGGTGACCCGATTGAGAGTACGTATATAAATACGTTGTACTAACGCTACTACTAACACTACCATTTACCGACGGAGAGTCAAAATACTCATTCTTGTTATCATAAGAAAACATAAAGTCTCCATTAACATTGTTATTTGTTAATGAAAACATTAAAAACACGGCAACCAAAAGTTGTCTAAACATTTTATAATAAACATATACTTTTTCTTTAAGTAGTTTTCCACCTTTTCAAAGGTGGACTAGATTGCTTCAATAAACTGCTTCATCTGCTTGAGCATTGTCTTCGAAATGACGCCAAAGATTGGTTCCAAAAAAAACGGCATACCGACCTCCGGATCAAAATCGATATATTGCGTCATTTTTATTTTATGCAAACTAACAAGTTCAAAGTTATATAACATGTGCTTAATTGGCATCGGATGTGCATTAGAACACTCATTAAGTTGCTGACCATGTTCTTCATTATATGTTAAAATAAAGGATATTCCATTGTCTATTTCGACCTTTTTAATATCGAAACAAAAGTAGCGCTGTTTGATTCCCATTTCTTTAAATATATGTTTCATTAATATAAATACGTTTGCTTCTTCGTCATTAGTAATATCCAAATTTAGTTTTTCAAACTGATCTAAATTGGTCTGGTATAATAAATTTATCAAATTAAAATTCAATAGATTCTTCATATAGATCCTTTTGTTTTCAATGAAAGCAGTCATTCTGTATTTGTTAGTTGATATGCGAACTAACAAGTAGAATTTGCCCTCACTTATTTTGCGTTCATATTGAGTATCAATATCTTGATGATAATATTCTTTATTGTTAGTTGTTGTCATTTATTATATAATATTATTGTATTTATTTTACAATTACACAATAATATTTATTTAAGATCTACTTTTAGATGGATTTTCATATGGGAATGTTTTGTTTATTTTTATAGTAGGGTTTGGATTGTCTGCTTTTGCTTCTGCTTTCGCTTGTGCTTTTGCTTCACCTTTTTTAACTTCTGTAAACGGTGTAATTTTTTTCAGTTCCGGAAATATATCATTTAATAAATTCTCTCTTATATGTCTATTTCTACTTCTTTGACTTCTAGTTTTGCTGCGACTGCTAGTGCTACGACTACTGCTGCGACTAGTACTGCTGCGACTTATATGTCGTCTAGTTTTTTTTACACACCGTCCCTGCGCATTTCTTGTTTCATCTGGAGCACATTGTTTAATACAACGACCAGTTTTTGGGTTCAGTTCTTTACCAGGAGGGCAAGACTTTAGAGCAGAAACCTTGGTACTCGGTTTCAAAGAAACCTTGGTACTCGGTTTCAAAGAAACCTTGGTACTCGGTTTCAAAGAAACCTTGGTCATTGGTACAGCGTCCAAGTAAGCAATTTTTTCCAGTTCTTCCGATAATGGTTTAGAACTTTGACCATGTTTATCTTCTTTCTTTGCCTTACGCATAAGTGGCGAAGGCATTGGTGCACTTTCAACCAATTCATTGTCATCAAATCGTTTACCAAGTCTTGTCAACACTCCTGTTCCTAATAATATGCTTTCATATTCATCTAACAATTCATAAATGTTCAGTTCTCTATCATCAGGATTAAAATCGTACATCTTAAAAAATAACGCAGACGCAAAATTAAAAAAGTCTTGAGAAACAGCGTTATGTCGTTTAAAGCAATTCAAAATATATTGTAACGTAAATCCTAGTCCATAAACATCTACGGAATCTATTGCGTTGTCTAAATAGTCATCATATTCTAATGTAACCATTTCATCCAATCCATCAAAAAAACTTTCAATAAACGCATACTTAGCATCTGTTGTCATATCTTTTCCAGTCGGGTTAATATAAGAGAAAAACAGTTCAAACGCTTCCGGTCTTTTTAAAGGAAGTTTTGCTGTATTTATTTTTGAATCTGATACTAACATCCCTATTAGTTCTCTCTTAACCAACTGCCTGTAACCATTAGTTACACCTCTCTTATATCTGCTGTAAGCGTTGTAATCCATAAATCCACTGTCCAATGGATAAGACCAATGAAGAACTGCCTGATTATTAGTATTATTCTTAGAAGTACGAATCAATTCTGCCTTAGTTTGCATGAGTCCAAAATCGATAAACATTAATTTGTTAGTTTTTGTGTCGTATAATATATTCTGTGGTTTCAAATCATTATGAACAATGCCGCTATCCCTAAAGAATTGTAGACCTTTTAACAAATGATGTACTTCTAACCAAAATTTATCTGATTTTTCTTCTTTCTTTGTTTTCAAGAATTGTGCGATCTTATCTTTACAAAAGATCTTTAAATCTGGTCCACCATACTTCATAACTAACAAATCATAGTTTTCAGGATGATCTTTTACATCTGGTGACAATTTTTTACATTTTTTAATATCATTTGTTACTCCTGCTTCTTGAAGGTTGGGTTTACACATAATGGGCGTCCCTAAATGATATTCGTCTTTAGGGTCATAATGATGGAACTTGACAAATTCTGCCAGTTCTTCTTCGGCTCTCTTTGTTTTCATTAGTTTTGACACGTAACCCTTATAGTCAAAATTAGGTTTTGGTATATGGGTACAGTGTAAACTTGGATCATGAACGCACCCATAGGTCCCTTCTCCAATTACTTTTCTTGTTTTTGGCATTAGTTATTTAATATATGTAAATATTTAATAAAATTTATTAGTAAATATTTGTTATTTATTTTTGATCTGTTGGATCTTTTACTTCGTTAGAGTTTGCGACTGTTGCTTCCTCTTCCTCTTCCTCTTCCTCTTCCTCTTCCTCTTCCGATTCAGATTCCGATTCAGGTCCACATTCCTTACAAGGATTATCACCTTGTCGACAACCATGACAATACCATTTTTCACATTCACCACAAGGCCACCCTTCTGATCCGCGATCTATATTTGTTCCGCAACTATAACATTCTCCATAACAACCACAATCGACCTCATTATTTCTACATTCATAACACATATTGTAATCACAATCACAACACGCAAACTCAACACATTCTTTACATCCTCTCTCTTCACACGCATCACATTTACGAGTACATTTCTTACAGAATAGATGTTTTATTTTCCCGTCCCACGTATCTACGCTTGCGTCATCTGTTTCACTTGCATCTTCTGCTATTTCATTTGCACTTGCATCTTCTTCACTTGCTTCTGTTTCACTTGCATCTTCATCTTCTCTGTTACACAATTCACATCGAATTGCTTTTTCTAAAGGATGGACTGTTTTACAAGATTCGCAACTGAATGTAGTTTTTGGTTCTTCAACTTTTTTTGGTTCTTTTTCTGGAGGTCCACATTCCTTACAACAGTTGTTGTCGCTTTTCTTACAATCCGAACAATTCCATATTTTACATTCACCACAAGGCCATCCCGAACCACGACTAACATCTGTTCCACACGTATTACATTTTCCAAAACAATCGCACATAACATCATCAACATCGCTACATTTTCTACACATTTGAATACTACAATCGCAGCACTCAGTCTTGACACATTCGGAACATCCACCGACTTTACATCTGTCACATATGTAAGTACAATTTTTACATAATAAAGGTTGTGCTGCTACTATTTCATTTGCGCTTGCGACTGCTGCTTCTGTGCTACACCAATGTAAAAGCATAGTATTTTCTAAAAGGTTATCAGTTTTACACGATTTGCAAGTAAATGTTTTTTTTTCATCTTCTGTAACCGACATATTAATATATAATATATAATATAAATTATAAATTATCTTTAACTTATATTATTTAATTAAAATACAATTTCAGGAGCAATTCGCAATCTAGCGCCATTCTGATTAATCGCCATCAAATGGAAACTGCGGTGCTCGCAATCAACTAACGCTGCTTTTCCTTGCGTATAAATGGGTCCCGCTACTTTTTCATTTGTTGCCAATAAATGCTTAGGAATGAGATCCATTCTTAGCGTTGGATCGTAAAAGCAATTAATATATTTGTTAGTTTTGTATATACCAAATCCATTGAAAGCAGACATACATGGGATTAACGTCTTGGGTGGTGTGTTCCTAATAATTTTTTCAATAAATGGACCCCACGCTTTCCAATCTTTGAAATGCATACAACTATAAGAATATGGAAACTTTGACAGCGCCCAAAGGTCGTAATAATTTTGCTTGTTAAATGTTAGTCCATCCCAATCATTTAAACCATCCGTTAAATAATGTTTTAAAGGTTCCAAATTAACATTAGGAGTTGAAACTGAGTCGCAATCAATCATTATAAAGTAGTCATAACTAACAAAATTGGATCGAATTATATCAAGACATTTGTTACGCGCTTTGGCAATATTATGAACACGAAATTCACTTACTGGATCCGTATTGACATGAATAATCACCTTATCTTGCTCTAAATACATATCCATATTGTCTGCTTGGTATTTTTTTAATAGTTTTAATGAATTATCAGATGAATTATCATAAGATAATATAACAACACTGTCTGAAAATAAAGAGCGAATGTGATCAATATTTTGAAATACTTTTTCTAAATAAGGACCACAATCCTTGACTGTACCGCAAATACAACATTTCCCTTTTACCATTTTATATATTACACCTTTTAAAAAAATAGTTTTGCTACGCTAAAGTCAAAACGCACAAAACACAGTAAAAATATTATTTATTGTTAGTTGTTAGTTGTATAATAAATATGGCAATAAATAAACAAATGAAATTAATACAATAATATTGGTGTTTGTATTTTTATTTGCAAGATATGATGCAATTAAAGACGACATTATCATCATACCACTGTCGGCAAAAATTGCCTTATATGATACATCATTTGCATAGTCCTTGAATGTATCAAGCATTTTATTTATTCCTCTAGGTACATTGCTAAAAAAAATGTAAAATAATATATCATGAGTAATTTGAACTGCTACTGCTAAAATAATAAATTTCCATATTGAAAAACTATCAAATATGTAATAATAAATTGCTCTTGTAATAATTAGTCCAATTAATATAATAAATACATCCGCAATAACAGCAGACAAATTATACTGGGAATACCATTGCCTTAAAACTTTTGATTTAATTACACTAGTATTTAATAATAAAATTACAAATAAATCTGTAATTAAAACAGCGTTAAATAATGGCAAATAATCATTTACATTATTAAAATTTGCTATATTTTTAAACATAACTATATTATAACTATTTTATAAATATATTATAAAATATATTTTGTTATAATGTGCTATTAGATATCTAAACTAACAGTGTTCTTATCTGAACGCGGTTTTCTCTTACTGCGTTTTGGTACATTTGCGTCCGTCTGGATCTCTTTCAAATCATTGACACTAATGGTACTGCTATTATTGTCGGCAAATGACTCATCATTACCTCTTTGAGGTGCCTCGGAAATATTAATTGTCTTAGTCTTCAATCCCGACAATATATCTGTAATGTCACCTGGTCCCTTCATATCAGGACGACGACTGCTCTTCTGAACAGGAGGTTGTAACCCAGGAATACTAAAGTTATTCTCCTTGATACTTATACCATCATCAACTCCAAAATTACCTGGTCCAAAATTGCTTCGCCCCATACTAATGTCGGGTCTAGAAACATTATTTCCAGCGCGGTTAGGTGGCGGTACAACATTGGGTCCTTGGGTTGCCATGGGCGGTGGGGGTCCTCTTCCTGATTGCGCCTGTGGCTCTGGATTCATAAGTCCACTCATAAATCCTCCGAATCCAGGATTATTTTGTCCCATTGAATTGACTGCTGCCGACTGGAATTGACGCATTAAATCCGGATTCTGACGCATAATGTCGTCCATACCAGGCATAGCGCTCTTGAACATGGTATTTGTCATGTGTACCATCATGGCGCTGCCACCCAACTGAAATAACAACTTGAGTTCAGGACTCATCGACGCCTTTGACTTGTACTTGTCATGGAGTTCGTTAAAAATGTCATCATAATCTGTAATGTTCTCATTAATTTGTTCACCCCAACCATCCAACTTCACGTCAAATGGATCAAAACGGTTATTCAAAAACTCGATACCATTGATAATTGCCATCATCATATTACCCTGAAACTTAACTGAATTTTGCTTCGCCTTCTCCTCCATGATCATCTCATATTCGCCCTGCATTTCTGCTAGATTAGAATCCATGTTGTATTTCTTTGTTAGTTCAACACCCTTCTTTTCAAGCGCATCCAACTTTCGTAAGAACTTGAATTTCTCTCTTAATAACTCCTCCTTTGTTAGTTTGGGTTCATTAGACATATTGGTTATATCAGGATTAATTGGAATATTATTAAACTTACCATACCCGTCCCATGTTTTGGCGTCTGAATCAGTGTTTGTGGTAGACTTTCCTAAAGCAGGACCATCATCAAAGCGAACAGACGGACCATTTTCAAAATTCGTTTTGACACCAAAGAAACCCGACTCAAAATTGTTTGACATAGGAGCAGTCTCATTTGCTAAATCATTCAACTCATTTTCCAAATTATTCAGATCATCAATATTAATATCACTAGTTGGTGCACTCTCATTGCGCTTCTCATTCATGAGTAACTCAATTCCTCCACCAAAATTGGTCTTCTTTGATTTACCCCAACTACTACCCCCGTCTAAATTTTCAAAATCCATGGAAATGTCTATTATTTCGTTATCGTCCATTATTATGAATTAATAAGAACATTTAATTTTAAGTAATACGAATTAAAATATATATTATTTGAAATTAATTATTTAATAATTACCATTTATTAAATAATTACGAATCGTAATACCTTGACACCAACTATTCCAATTAAATTTTATGATTTATATACCACATGCCTTGTAGGAAGCAATCAGATAAATCGTCTTTCTTTTGATGTTTATGTAGGAAGGTCGCCCATGAATGAAACCGGTGATCATTGTCGACAAAATTGGAGCAAGTTTGGATACCTAGTTTCTTGCGCTGTTTGTAGTCCATTTTTCCGGATTTGCTCTTGTCTTTATCTAAAACTGTATTCAAACTAGTATCCAAACTAGTATCTGAACTAACAACAGATTTGGGCGGCATAAAATCCTTCAATTTGTTAGTTGCACTTATAAAATCAATCGAAATATCATTGTTTTTCATTATAAAATATTGCGCCAACATACCTTGGATTGTTTTCATTTTGTTTGCAATTGGACCAATCTGGTTTTCAATAATAATGGTACCAATTGTCGGTAAATGCTCACCCAATATTTCGCCAAATTTGTACTCGATATTGCGCCCAATAGTAACCAGATCAATTTTAGACGCATTTACCTTGTCTATTTTTGAAAAACAATGGGTCTGCGCAAATTCAGTCAATTGCGCAATTAATCCTACCTTCTTATAAGGTATTTCATATTTTATTTTATACTTGTCTGCAATTTCAATAAGGTTTTGAACCTTCTGTTTGTTAAGAAATGGCAGCGCTAAATCAGACGCTGGTTGTAATAAATTAATCTTTTTAGAATGCTTTAAACAATAACATTTACCGTCTTTGGCAAATTTGGCAGGTTTATCACAAAGACCCTCGTTCTTTTCGCCAACAAAAATACACCGGTTATTTGCCTTCTCGGTCAAGTCAATATTGTCCCATTTTAAAACATTCAAATGATTTTTATTACCATCTTTCATCTCAAACAGACAAAATGAAAGATTTCTTATACCAACATCTATACTAAGTATTTTCATATATAATACTAAATTATAAAACTTATTATTATATCCATTTTTCTTAAAATACTATAAACTCTAACGCAAAATACTAAAAATTAATTCCAATTTGTCGGAATAGATGGTGAGATCATTCGTGCGTTCATCTGTTGCTTGGTCATATAATCTTGTTTCAAGTTGCTATTATTGAACCCAAAAGTGGGTTTACTTGTATCATGAGTAGATGAGAATAAATAAGGCACGTTTGCGCTAGCAACCTTATTATCTACAGCGTACGGGTTATTGCCAGACGCCGCAATTGTTTCCATGCTATTAAATTTCATAATACTATTGGCGTTATTCTGCAGGTATTGCCTGTATTTCCAATTGGAATTAATACCAGCGTCTTGTTTAATTTGATCATTAATTACTGATTCTGGTTGCCAAGACGTATAATTTCGCCCATCACACATCAAAGGAGGCATCGTATAATATGTATTATTTAAACCGGAATTTTGAGTTGTCCAACTATTATTCATATTATACTATTGTTAGAGAAAAATCTAACACTTTATTGTTCAGCACCTAACAATTTGAGAATATCATTCTTTTTAAGTTTAGAAGCGTCGACCACCAAACCCTTTTCAACAGCAACTTCTCTTAATTTATTTATTGACATCTTTTTATAGTCAATCTTGTCTTTATCTACAGCAGAACTTGACAAATCAATGTAATCATCTGTTAACTTAATTGAAATATCAATATCATGAATGTTTTCTAAAGTTTTACTACTTATTTCAAAAGATGAAATATCTTCCGACAAATTGATTGTCTTTGTGTCACCATTACTAACACCTTCACTTATAGCATTTTCACTACTACTTTCACCACTAGTAGTTTCATGAACATTTATAAATTCATTATCAAGGTTAAGATCAATTTCATTGCCTAAATCAATACTGATATTCTTGACCTGATTGCCTGATTCCGACTCATTATCGGATTCATCTTCTGATTCTGACTCTTCATCGGATTCATCTTCTGATTCTGACTCTTCATCGGACTCTTCCTCAGAATCATTGTCATCATCGGACTCTTCATCAGAATCGTCGTCATCTTCGTCGTCAGAGACCTCAATCAAATTGTTTAGTTCCGATTGTCCTCCCAAAAATTGCGGAATAATATGGATTTGATCTACATTTGAATCAGACTGTACGTCTTGCGTACTCTTGCCACTGATTCTACTTCTAAAGTATTGCATCTCTTCCGCCATTGTTGTCACTAAACCCATCATTGAAGATATTTTATGATTTTGGACTGAAAATCTGTGATTGAAATACGCAAACAACCCACCCACTAAAATAATAATTATAGCAACGCTAAATAAAAATGATGAACTACAAATTTCTGATAAAACCATTATTAAAAAAGATGAATATATTTAATTTAATAAGAGAACGAATAATGTTTTAATTATTTTGTTAGTTCGTTTTAATTTTTATCTATTTAATTATTCATATGTTCCGACGTTTGATCTAATATTTCTTTAGGATATGCCATATCACTTAACACTTTTAGTCCACCCTTTACCTTTGATATCCCCTTTTCTAATTCATACGTATAACTAAAATTGTCGTTTTTTTTTACAGTCTTCATATTGAAATTCTCTATTTTCTTGTTCTTACCTAACTTCTTACACAATTTCACATAATGTGTCGTCAACATACATGTGACATTGTCATTCTTCACAATGAAGTCCATGAACGCCTGGGCGCTAATGACCGCCTCCTCTGGATTCGTCCCTGAATACAACTCGTCAAAAATTGCAAAGTGGTTCTCATTGTCTTTCTCCTTCTCTTCAATACAGTCAATTATCTCTTTACAGCGCCGCGCCTCTGCTTGAAACAAACTGTCGCGCCCCGATGTGTCTGGAATATTCAAGTAGCAATGTATGTTTTCAAATGGTTCTAATTTACATTTGTCGTAGCATCCAAAACCAATGTGCTGCGATAAAACAATATTGATTAACACTGTTTTCAATGTAGTCGTTTTACCTGAAGCGTTTGGACCAGTTATTACCATGTTCTTACTCAGATCGCAATTATTCTTAACAATTTTGTCTTCATCAATGAACTTGGGATAATACATCTGTTTTAGAACGGGTTTTGTCTGTCCCTTAATTAGTGTAACCGAGTTGATTTTGTTAGTATCTACGTTTTCTTTAACACCTTGTAATAAGTTCATGTAACCATTAAACCCAAATGAATATAACATGGCGTCATGGTATTCGGCATTGTTATACAGTTGGTAAAATGACCACATAATATGACCTATTTGCATAAATTTGGGAATTGAAAATTTAAACGGTGTAATACACTCAATTTCACTCTTAAACTTGGTTAAAACATCTATTTTACTTCTTAGCGCGTCATTAAATGCGCTGTATTTTGTTAGTTCCTTCGAACAAGACAAGTGATAATTCATAGACTGTATTGTGTAATCTAAGTAATTTCTAAATTTATGAAGATAGTCATGAATTTTTTTCATATTGGAATAGAAACGAACACAAACCATAATGTTTTGGTAAATTGAAAACACATAGAACGCCGCTGAAACTAATAAGTAAATCTTTTGTCCTGCATCTACTTCGTTAAAATTGGTAAACACCTTTACAATTGCGTGCTTTGACGCCAGGGTTTTAAGTACTTCAATATATTCCTTAATATTCAGATCAATACCCTTAACCTTAATAATGAAAAATGGCACGATTAATATGAAAATTGGTAGACATAATGACAGCGCTGGTGACGCTATATTGTAAATACTCATGAGTTGAAGGAATTTGGGGTTATTGTTGATGAAATCGCCAAACGCCCAGTCAAAATAAAGATACTTGGAATGGAATCCAGTTTCGCCTTTGATCTCTTCCCACGCCTTGACAGTGTCTTCAATGTCAGAGTTGTTAAAATTCTTGGTTTCGGAAATTGCCTTAATATCGGCGTTTTTGAAATTCTTAACAAGAGTTTGAGTTTCTTTTAAATATTCAATATCAGTTGTATAATATTTGGGCACTTCTTCTAAAACCTTGGCGCCAAGGGTGTTAGTTGGTTTGAATACGTAATCGTAAATAGGTTTCTCTTCTTTGTCAATTGTCTTTACCAGTTCTAAATCTGTGATAATGTTTTCATTCAATTTCTTGACCTTCTCATTGTACTTGATTGGAAGCGTGAAGACTTCATGTAACGAATCCAATTTCTTTTTGTCAGTTTTATTAGAAGTTTGTTGATTCGGATCGATCATATTCTTAAAAAAATCAAATTGTTGCATTGGTATTTCTATTTGTAAAATATATTAATATATAATCTATTTTACGAATTTTTCCACTTTTTATAACGTAGTAAAGAAAAGTGGAGCAAAAAAAGTTTTGCGCAGTTAAGAGTCAAACTGAATACTAATGTTTGTTAGTGCGTCGCTTTTTATTTTGTCGGCGCTTATTAACTGTGCGTTTCTTTTTAGGGTTCTTCTTGGTTTGCCGTTGTCGTCGTTTGTGTTTTCTTGTCTTGGATCTGCCTCCTTCCCAATCTGCTGTTTTTTTTGGTTTCTTAATATTTCCGCTTGGAACCTGAACCAGACCTTGATCATTCTCATTCTCATTCTCATTCTCATTCTCTTCAAGACCACGACCACGATCATCAGAAAACCCCGAGACACTTGTTTTTCTTTTTAAAAGTGTGTAGTTTAATGCTTGTATTTTTGGAGTTATGTCGTCATCAACGCGTTGATATGTATTACTTGGCGACGCTGCACTTAAACCCGGTTTATTAATATTTTCCCTTTCATCTTTTATCCTTTTTTTTTTATCTGAAAGTTTGGTTTTTTCATCTTTCAACATTTGTTTAATTTCTGGCGTTTGTATTTTGTCAAAATCTTGTATAAATTGTTCTCTTTTAATGTCAATAGGTGATCTAATTGCCTTTGGTTTACGAGTTTCAACAAACATCATAGAATTAGAATTAGAATTAGAATTAGAACCAACTGTCGCACTAGGCAGTGGCAGTGTAAAACTAGATTGTGGTTCAAAAGGTTGTCTTGACGATACCTTCGCCACCCAACCACTGTCTTTTCTTACTACTGGCGCTGCTGATTTACTAGATGGTTCTTCTACTGCTTTTGATTTACCAGATAAGTCTTCCATGCTTACTTCTGCTGATACTGACGGCGTTTTTACTTGTTCTAAAAAACTAGAACTAGAACTAGAACTATGACTTGATGACGTTGCGGCAAAACTATGACTATGTCCTGATGATGATAATTCTTGTCTTTGAGTCAACTCTAATTCTTCACTATCTAACCTTCGTAATAATTCTTCTCTTAATGCTCCGTATTCTTCCGGTGTTAATTCTTCATCCTCGTCTTCGAGACGTCTTTCTGCTTCTGATGCTGATACTGCGTCTGACCCTCCTGGATCGTCATCTGTACCTGTGTAAAGTACAGTAGATCCCGAAGATGAACAATTTGTACCAAACACACAAGTCAACGCATCTGTACATTTGTCTAATAATCTACTTGCTCCTGAAATAACACTATCAAAAAAACCTAACTCTTCTTGAGATAATTGAGTATCCTGTGTTTGTTGTGTCATTTGGGATAATAATGCTTGACTTTGTTTAGTTAATATATCCCTAACAATAGTTAATCTTACTCTAGCATTTGATGTTTCCACTCCTTGACATCCATGAGTTACAGTCCACATACGAATATTTTTAAAATAATCAAGTAATTGAAAAATTGTTAAGTCACTAATCTTTTTTCCACTAGTCAAAATTGGATCTTTTGTGTATGGTTTAGAATTTACTGTATTTAAAAAGAATAATAACATACCTTCCAACAAACGCATAAATAAGTTAGTACAAAATACAATTCGAGTAAGACCAGGATTACCAAATTCAACCTCCAATGGTGTGCGTCTAAATAGTATATTCCATTTTTGTCTTACATCATTTATATCTAACATAAAATTATCAACGTTTTGTTCATCTCGTCTTATTGATCTGACATATTGTCTTAACCAAGATCTTACAGATATTAAATCACTTAAATCCATTTCTGTTGGCATGGTTGCCAAGTTTTTTGAATTTGCTGGATTAGTCAAATTAATAATAGATTGAGGAAAATATCCGCTAAATTCGTCATTAGGTTGTAAACCCATTTTATGTTTCATCATTAATAAAAGTTCTCTATAAGACTTACGGTTAAATTCAAATTCACATAATGGTTCTGCTCGTAATTTCCATGCACGATCAGTTACACCCTGCTTTAAATAAAGCATATTTAAAAATTGTTCTAGTGGTTCAGCATCTGTTGGTTCCTTTAAATGATATATTTCCGACTGGCGTGTACCCAAATAGTCTGCCAAATCTGGATCAACTTGTCTAATATTATCAATACTAAATACACTTTGAAGAATTGTTTTTACATCTAATGGAGACAACGAATTTTCTTTCTCACAACTGTTAAAAAAATTTTGAAATAGACGTTGATAAATACTAAAAACTTCTCCTCTACTATGAAGAGATAAAAGTCCTTTTGAATTATAAGTAGGAGCACCTGGTGGCACTGGTGATATAATACGTGTTTTTGATAACCATTCTTCTAATTTTACTAAAAACTCATCATATTTACTAAATGAGTCACCAGGATTAACTGCAGGATTACGGATATAATATTTACTACCATAACGGATATAAATTGAATGACAAAAACATGAACTAACAATAGTCTCTTTATCAGGAACTTGGAGTCCGTCAAGACTGTTATTATTTGTTCTATAACTAACTGCTAAGGCAAATGTTTTTAGTTTGTCTTCTTCAGGTGTTGGCGCTGACGCTGACTGTGATGTTAAAAATGATAATGATGATGATGCTTTTGATAACATATTAATATATTATATTATTAAATTTTTAAATTTAATAATATAATATTTGGTCTAAACAAAAATAATTTTACAATTCAAGATCAAATATTTAAATCAACCTTGACAGATCTGCGGGCAGTTCATTAATTTGGCATCTGTAATAATCTTGGATCGTCCTTAGATTCATCGAATCTCTTCGTGTAACAAAATTGATTCCAATTCCCTTTCGACCCCAGCGCCCCGATCTGCCAATTCTGTGAATATAAGTGCTCTTATCGCGAGGAATGTCAAAATTAACCACGACACTAACCTGCTGAATATCAATACCACGCGCTGTCACATTGGATGAAATCAATACACGCGCATTTCCAGTCCTGAACTCGGCAAACGCCTTGGCGCGTTCTGACTTATCCATGTTGCTATGAATACAGCAAACTGGAAACTGATCTTGGACCATCGCTTCGTATAAATCCTGAACGCGCTCCTTGCTGTTACAGTAAATAATACATTGACTAAATGTGATGCCATTATACAGGTCCTTCAAGGTGTCGTATTTCTGCCGATCATCGTCTAGCGCCACATAGAATTGCCGAATTCCATCAAGAGTCAACTTTTCTGCTAAAACAGTGATCCTAACCGGATTTCTCATAATCTTATCGGTAATAGGCAGCACCTCTGGAGGCAATGTAGCGCTAAATAATGCAATCTGGACGTCCTTGTGTAAATACTGGAAAATATTGTAAACTTGATCCTTGAAACCAGACGACAACATCTCATCTGCCTCATCAAGAATGACCAACTTGAGTTTCTTTGCGTTAATATGACGGCGTCTCATCATATCATAAACTCGCCCAGGAGTGCCGACAATGACATGAGGAGGCGTCTTGTGCATCTCATCAACATCGTTATCAATGGATGAACCACCAATAACCGTTTTAACTCTTAACCCAGGAATCAAATTGCCGAGAGAACTGATCACACCTGAAATCTGATTGGTGAGTTCGTGAGTGGGAGACATGATTAGTATCTGATTCGAATTATCCTTAGTATTCACACGCGACAAGGCGCCAATTGAAAACGTAGCGGTCTTTCCAGTTCCAGATTGCGCCTGAGCGACAATATCGCGACCGTTCATAATCGGTTTGATCGCTTTTTGCTGGATAGGACTTGGTTGCTCAAAACCGTATGAAAAAATACCTCTTAGTAACTCAGTTGAGATTCCAAGACTATCCCAAGACGTAAATGTTTCAAGAGTTTCATCCGTTTCAATTTGAAGACCATTTCCTCCATTATTACCACCACCTCCACTTGCTGATTGTGCGTGTGACGATGCATTTATTTCTTCACTAATAGTCGCATCATTACTATTAGTTGTATTTTCGGGTTCAATATTTTGTGACATTGTATAATATATTATGTAGGTTGGTTTTAAGTGTATTTAATATAGAATATATTATATTTAAAAAAAATTGATATAAACATTTGTCTATAATATTTAAGTAAGAATATAATGGCCACCATAGCAACTAATAGCAATAATATGAATATGAAGTATAGTTTGAACGCGTTTAGAGAGATTACCTTTAATGGGTTTGATTTCACTATCCCGGAAACTACTGTAACTTTAATAAATGAATTGGCGAGTCAGGTAGGTTCGCAAACATTTGTAAGAAATACAGTATTTCAAAAGAAGGAACACGCGGAGGGTGTAGTATTTGGACAATCAATGTTTAAGTTGGGATCTGGATCCGCAGGAGGATCTGGAGGAGGTAAGAAGCGCAGAGGCAACCGAAGTATGGAGGTAAGTAATGATGATTGGGAGACATTGCGTACCTTCCAAACAACAAAAATATTAGAAAAGAGCGGATTTGACGCTCACATTGATTCTCTGCGTTCATTATTGAATAAAATTACTGACAAGACGTTCTTAGATATTAGGGAACATATTATTTCAAAGATGGATGAGATTGTACATGATCCCGAGTTTAATGAAGATGCTGGTAATAGGATTAGCGCTGCTTTTTACGAGATTGCATCAAATAACAAGTTCTTCTCGAAGGTCTATGCAGACCTTTACGCCGAGATTACAACCAAGTATAGTTTCATGAAGGAGTTGTTTTCCAGTAAATTTAACAGTTTTATTGAAGAGTTTAAGAATATAGTAATTGTTGATCCAAAGGTTAATTATGATTTGTGGTGCGACGCAAATAAACAGAACGAGCGTCGACGAGCAAATACACAATTCTTTATGAATTTGGCGATAAATGGATTTGTCCCAAAAAATTCAGTGATTACTATTTTGAAAGATTTATTAGAGATTGTCATGGGAATGATCAATCAGACGGACAAGAAGAATGAGGTAGATGAGATTACTGAGAATATTGCCATTCTGTATAAGAAGGACGTAATTGACGCTGTCTTAAGTCATCCGGATATAGATGAGGAGGACTATGAGATTAGTGGTGATTCGATTGCGGATACAGTTACTATTTTGGCGAGAAGTAAGGCAAAAGATTTTAAGAGTTTGTCGAATAAGTCGATCTTCAAGTTCATGGATTTGGTTGAGATGTAAAAACACCTTTAAGAAAGGTGTTGCCAAAGGTTTTACAAGGTTAAGATTCAAATAATTTCTTTAAAATTAATAAAAAAATTATTGTTATTTCTTATTTGCGACTTGTTGTTCGTCTTTTTTTCCTATGTGTTTTTATTTGTCTTCTTTTTTTGGCATTTTTATTTTTAGTATTTAATTTTGTTCTACGTTGTTTTCTTTTTGTTAAACCTTTTGCCTTAGCACTTTTCGCTTTTTTTGTTTTTTTTGTAACTGGAAGTGTCCCATGTTCTATGTAATTAATTATAACATCTCTTTTTTCTTCTTCAGGAATACTATTTAAAGGGTATAAAATTGCTTCATATATGGCTTCTGAATTTATACCGTAAAACTCGCCATACTTTGCTAACCAACCTTCATAACCTGATCCATCAATAAGTGAACTATAAGCGTCTTTTCGAACAAGTGTCGCTGACATTGCTGGACCAGCGTTAGAAGCAGCGACAGCAGTAATTGCAGCAACATTTTTACTTACCGGAACATTTGGCATTGCTCTTTCAGCAGCGTTAACCCCCGCATTAAGCGCAAACATTAATTTTTCTGCGTCATCTCCTTTATCTCCAGCGACGTGAGTAATTTGTATATTTGTTGGATCTATTTCTGCGCTTTCTAAACCTTTAAAAACATATTCAGCTACATTCGCAGCAGGATTTGTCATTTCATTTATGATATAATCTCTATCTTTTACAAAACCTTCTCCATCATTATATTTTGTTTGCGCTAATTCTGCTTCAATAAATTTTGTCTTAGTTTCAAAATCAATTGGATTATCCATAGTTCTAACTTTTCCTGGACCACTGCCAAGTAATATTAATGGGATAGTTCCCTTTTCCTTTGCAGTGTTTATCAAAGAAACTAAGGCGCTTATATGTCCCTTGTGTGGAGGATTTAACCTACCAATAAAATACATAAATGTCTTTGTTGGATTTGTTGTAATTTCTTCAACACTATACAATTCAGCGCCATCAGTATCAGTACCTTCAGATTGTTCTTTTATACGAGATCCATAATCATGTTCAAATTTGCTAATATAATCATCCCTCTGTGATTCCGATATTGCTCCAATTGATTTAGTACCAAGACGTAGATTATTACCACTTAATGTTCTAAGATCTTGAATATTTTTTTTCATTTCTGGATCCGATAAAGCGCGTGTTTGATTTGTGTTATTTTCGTTTATTGACATTTATTTTATATCTATTATATCGCAATATAAAATTTTTTAATTTTGTTATTTTACTTTGTTAGTTATATCGGTAAAAACAAACATAAATAAAAATCATTCTAATATATTATTACATGGATACCAATAATAATATATTTTTTACCGTGGAAGATAATTTGGATGAAAACAATACGACCAATATTGCAAACATTGATGAAATGATGAGTAAATTATTGGATGATAATGATGATGATAATGATGATGAATATGGTTTTGATTACAATGATTATAGTTATGATGATACAGAACAATTGTTAAAACAAGATTCTTCACTTGCATATTTCAAAGAGAAGACCATGTATCATGGTGTTCCCGAAGCATATTATGAAACACATACAATTAAGGAACTTATGAAAATATGCCATTATTATGATCTCGCTAAGAATGTTAAAGGTGCCAAGTGTAAAAAGGCAGATATTGTAGCGACTGTTGTATTTTTTGAGGCGCAACCTGAAAATAAAGAAATCGTCAACAAACGCAACAAGATGTGGGCGTATATGAAAGAACTAACAAATGATACCAAAATGAAAGAATATTTAATTCTCTGGAATTAATTATGTAAATAAGTAAATAAAATATTAAATAAATCAAATATTAAATCTAAATTACTTATATACAAAATGGTTGTATCTAAATTAGACAATAGTGTTAGTTATCCTGAATTAAAACGAGTAGATCCAGAAGATAAAAGCAGTGAGAGCAATTTATATCAAATTGAATCCAAAGGTCTAGAATTTATTATTGCAATTGGTGGTCCAAAAAACACATTTGCTGACAAAAATATAACATATTTTCCAATTTATTTAGTAAAACATAATAACAAGGTAATTCAAATTGGTGTTTATGAAATTCCGTCTACAAATATCATGGACGTGATGAATGAAGACGCTGAATTAGATGTGACTCGATTAAACGATCCACTTTTTTATACATTTGCCACTAAAGATATGATTGAAAAATTGCGACTTGTGCCTGAAGATGAGTCACTTTTAAAGAAGGATGTAGAGAAGGCAGAAAGGAAGGAAAAAGAAAAGGAACAAGCGAAAGATAAGAGTAAAAAGGGTATCAGCGCTCTAACAACAGTTGGTGAAATACTAATTCCGCAAATAAGACGAGATGTGTTTAATGTGCGACCTGGAGCAAATATTCCTGAGAAATTAAAGCAGGAATCCTTAAAAGAGGCGAAAAGTATTCGACAAAAGTATCACAAAGACACCAAGGACACCTGGATTCAGAGATTTATGACAAATAAGAATTATACATTGGTTGATAATGAGGGTCGGGGTGATTGTTTGTTTGCAACTATACGCGATGCGTTTCAGAGCATTGGTCAAGATACAACTGTTAGTAAATTAAGAAATAAAATCTCAAGTGAAGTGAAACAAGACATATATAACACATATAAACAACGTTATATAATGTTTTCCAATGAATTGGCGGCAGCAAAAGCAGAGTCTATTCGTCTTAAAAAAGAATATGATGATTTACAGTTGAAATTGGGATCAACAATTGACCGCAATCAGCAACTCATTATTGCAAATACTGCGAAAGAGACGCAGAAGAAGTATGCTAGACTAAAGGGCGAATATGAATTTGCCAAGGAAAATATAAATGATGTTAAATTTATGAAGGATGTTAATAATTTGGAAGATCTGAAGCGTATTATGCGTACTTGCGCTTTTTGGGGTGACGATTGGTCGATTAATACGCTGGAGCGAATATTGAATATTAAATTCATTATTTTGTCTAGTGATATTTATGACAATGGTAAAGGTGATATAAACAATGTCCTCCAATGTCCAAATGCTACAGACCCAGTCATCGAATCTAGACGAGAATTCAAACCTGAATATTATATTATAATTGATCATACTGGTGATCATTATAAACTCATTGGTTACAAGCACAAACTGATTTTCTCATTTAAGGAGATTCCTTATGATATTAAGCATATGATTGTTGATAAATGCATGGAGCGCGCTGCTGGAATATATACATACATTTCCGATTTTATGGCGTTGAATGCGAGTGATCGCGGAATGGGAATTCAGAAACCTACATTTGATGAATTAGGTGAGGCAAAAATTTTGAATCTATATGACGATAATATTGTATTTGCTTTCAATCAGCGATCCTATAAAAAACGTATGCCGGGTAAAGGTGCAGGAGAAACCATACCACTTGAATCGGGGCAACAATTCGCGCAACTGGCGAAGATTGTAGATTGGCGAAAAAAACTGGATAGAGGATGGATACAACCCTTTGTTTTGGATAATCATACATGGGCGTCTGTGGAGCACTATTATCAAGCGTCCAAATTCAAGAAAAATCCGGACCAGAATTTCTATTTGTCATTTTCTTTGGATTCTGGAACAGAGACCTCCAAAGATCCTCAGATGGCGAAGGCGGCAGCAAGCAAAACCGGTTTATACAAGGGTGAATTACTTAGATCTAAAACAATTAAAGAGGATCAAGATTTTGAGACCCGTAAAGAAAAAGAACTGAATAAGGCAAACACGGCAAAATTTACACAACACGCTGATTTGAGACAGGCGCTAGTTGAGACAAAGAATGCCAAGTTGATGCAGTATGTTAGAGCACATAACCCAGAGGTACAGGATGATTTGATGATATTGCGCAGCAAAATCACAGGAAATTAAACAAATCTAAAAATTAAATATTTTATAAATTATTTTATAAAATACTTACCATATAATAGGTGGACTAGCAATTAGATCCGATGTAATTTGCCTTCGGTGTTGTTCCATTCGGACAACAACCATATCTGGTTCCAGCGCAACCGCCAATTGGTTTCACAACAGGAACAGGTACAGGCACAGGCACAACTGTTGTCGTTGTTGTTGTCTTTGTCGGTGTAATAATTACAATATGATTTACTATTGCCATGAATATGATGATGATCAAAACAATAAGCAAGATTTTGTTAGTATCCATTATATTATTACAATATAAATTATAATAATAAATAAATAAAATATAATAAAGTATTTATTATATTGTTATATAAAGTATGAAAATAACACATGAAAGTCACAAGTTAATGTCATTTTTTGTTGAAAATAATTGTTTAAAACCAATCGAGCAATCAAAGAACACTGATCATTTGTTAGAAGGTATATTTAAGGAGTTGCTAGATGGTGTTGCGTTTGTTGACGCCGAGAAGCAACGACTAAAATTAGCGTTTTATAATCCTAAAATAACGGTCATAGAACATGTCAAACAGATCCCTAAACCTACTACTTTTAGTGTTAGTGGGTTTCCAGATCTTGTTAGAAAAACCATTGATGAGAATTGTCTCAGCGCCGTCAGTTACTCATTCAATATGTATGATCGCAAAATCAATATTCATTTTGTAGTGGAGGCGCCTGGCGTTGATACTCGGATTAAAAAATACAATAGTTATGTTGATTATATTCTGTATTGGTTATATATTGTGAACCTACATGCATCCAAGCGCTGCTCTGGTGAACTAACATTTTTCATTTATCATACATCCTTAACTAAGGAACTACCACTTTCCAACATCGATATTCTTTCGGAAAACAATGTGAATACAGGGTTTACACGAACATGTCAACCAAACTCTGAAATTGTTGTTTATCGCATGGAGGAGTGGTTCAAAGTTATGCTTCACGAGTCGATGCACAATTTTGGTCTAGATTTCTCTGATATGGACAATACAAATTGTAAGAATAAGATTTTATCTTTGTTCCCAGTGAAATCAGAGGTCAATTTGTATGAGGCGTATACTGAGTTCTGGGCGCGAATCATGAATGTTGTCTTTTGTAGTTATAGCAACGCAAGAAATAATAATAATATGAATGAGTTGTTAACAAATGCCGAGTTCTTCTTGAATTTTGAACGCATTTTCTCGTTTTATCAGATGGTTAAGATATTAAATTTCATGGACATTGAATACCGTTTCTTGATTTTAAAATCGAATCACGCCGATTCTATACGGCGGGCAATGTACAAGGAGAATACTAATGTGTTAGCGTATTATATTGTGACGATGATTTTGATCAACAATTATGAGGATTTTTTGCTCTGGTGTAAGATCAATAATGACACATTTTTACAGTTTAAGAAGACCGATATAAATCAGAGGCGTTTTTGCCGATTTATTGAACAATACTATAAGACGCCTGATTTGCTCAAAAGCATTGAATGTTCGAGTGAACTCTTAACCAATATTAAAAATAAGGGAAGGAAGGGTAAGAGGAGTAAATATAATGAGTTTTTGCTTAAAAACTTACGCATGACATTGTGTGAACTTAATTAGTATATTGGTTTAGGGTTTTTGACTTTGACTATTAAGTCTTGCACTTTGTCTTGCACTTTGCCTTACACTTTGCGTTTGCGCTTGACTTTGACTACGTTTTTTGGTTTTAGACTTGGATTTAGAATTAGAATTAGAATTAGATTTTGATTTAGATTTTGATTTAGGTCTGGACGCAGACTTGGATCTAGGTCTGACATTCACATCCTGCATACCCATATCGTAACCTTCGTGGCGCTCATTGGACAATTCGGTAGATCTATCTTTTAAATAGTTCATTTCTTGAATATATGTGTTATGTGTTGGACACTCGCCCTTGCCAATAAAAAACCAATAACCAAATAGTTCCCATTCATCGAGTAAGTCCTCAATATTTTTGAAAAGTATTTCTGGTTTCATATTGACGTACCCGCCACGATTACTCGAAAAATTACGCCACAATTTCTTGTTTCGTGGATCACTTAATATTTCATTTGTTAGTAATTCCTTAAAATCAATGCCTTCATAATTTTCTAAAGTGCCGTTAAGAAGATCCCGATACATTTGTATCATTGCCATCTGATTTGTTTCGTGATAAATTTGATTTAGTTTTCCCTTTTTCTCTGATAATTGGATTGGTATTTCAAAATAATTCATTAACGAATATGATTGACAAAGAGTATCATTGACGTTTTTATGTAAATCTTGAACACCATCTTCGCCACTGCAAATAAACAAATCCGGTTGTTCACGATCTCTTACAGTGTGATGAAAAGAATTACCAAATTCAGGACCTGCTTTAGCAACTTTGAATTCCCAGGTTGTAGGATACTCTTCTTCAATAATTTTTCTGACAGTTGCGTCACCAAAAATCTGGTTAATGTAAGTGTAATGCTTTTTGGAGAAAGCCAACAACGCCTCTGGACTACACTTTGCTTTTACATGGATAAAATCAACGCTACTACTACCGCTACTGCTTCTACTTTTGCTACCACTTCTACTTTTGCTACCACTTCTACTTTTGCTACCGCTTCTACTTTTGCTACCACTATGACTTGCACTCATTTATATTATATATTATTATGATATAAATTTTTATTAATTATTGGTTCCTAAAGGTCTTTATTTGTGATCTTTATTTGTATTTTTATTGTGTCCTCGATGTCCCCAGCAATACGCACTTTCCTTAGTACAAGAGTTACCGCATGAAGTACCATCTTTTTTCAAAACCGTACATATATATTTGAAATGACCTGGACTGACTTGCTTCTTATTTTGACGCCATGCGGCGCTCGCTTCATCAAAGTCAATATTGACCTCATATAACGCATCTTTTTCATAATTTGTTTGACTTCTGGTCTCCATTTTCTTAGTATAATTATATTTATACTAACAAATTATTAGATTTAAAATAGATCAATTTTATTTAAAATTTGTTAGTTTGTTCATTAATTTGGATCCCAATTGAGGAGGAGGCGCTTTTGTAGTCATTGTTGGACCTTTATTTGTTAGTTCATTCATCTTTTTGGACCCAATTTTTGGAGGGTTTATATTCACATTCATTATTCCACCCTTACTTACAATGACATTGTTTAATGTATTTTTATTGGTTTTGGCGACATTGATCAAACGAATTTTCTCATCAACATCATTAAAATAACATCGTAACAAATTTACTTCATCAATGGACTCGGTTAATACTCCATTTGCATAAATACCATAATTAATATATTTGTTCTCGTTTTCCAAAACCAAGTGATATATACTAACAACAATGTCCTTCCTAACCTCCATAAAATTGTTATCATAATACGCAATTAATTTATATTTATCGTCTATTTTATTGCTGATATTAATTTCAAATTTATCATTATATGTATCCAATAAGTTATTCATTGCTTCCTCTTCTCTTTCTGAAATAGTATCATACAACATGGCGTGACTACCAGTTATATATAGATCTTCAAATAACTGATTGTTGTTAGTTCGCGAGAGGCGATAAAGGTTATTTATACTATGTTCTCCTGTATTTTGAATTTGCTCCTTCATATTAAATTTACATTTTTTGTAACCATGTTTATAGGTCTTAACTAACATACCTTCTCCAATATATTCGATCGGAATATACACATCAGCGCCATTTAACCGGCATAATATTTTGGTGCCTTCCTTGAAACAGATTACTGGACCAGGATCGGGAGTAGGACCAGGTGGAATAGGTGGAATAGGTGGAATAGGTGGTGTTGGTTCGCCTTCAACAAAAACTGTCAAAGTTGTTACAGGTGTGTTACTATTTGTATTATATAAGGTTAGCAAATTGTTGCCTTGTGGTAAAATAACATTATTAAAATTATATGTAAGATATTTCAAGTCAATTGTAATACCTGGATTCGTTCTAATTATTGCTAAATTATTATATAAAGTCATATCAATACCACCCATACGCATAGTTGGTCCAACTGTACCGTATAATCCTTCAAATGTACTTGTCCAAGGTAATGTAAGTCCATAATTAACTCTATATATTCCAACAAGATTGAAATCAGGTAAATATATATTATTATCAATATCAAAAACCATATTACACGATTGTCTTTGAAGTATATTATTTACAATAGTTGCTGTATATGTGGTAGTATTTATTTTAAATAAATAACAATTTGTAAAAGAAGGATTGTTATATAAATTAGAAACAAATAATTCACCAATAGAATTTATATTTATTGCAAGAGGTTGGTCAAATTGCGCTGATGTAATTGTTTGAAGAAGTATTGGCAAACCTAGATTAGATATATCATATTTTAGTACATTATTGCCAACCCTATTTGTTACATATAAATGATTATTTGAATCAAATTTTAAACCACAAGGACCGTTTATTCCTGAAGAAATAATTGTAGTTCCAGATGTAATTGGATTACCGAATGAATAAGTTGATGGATTATAACGTATTATTTTACTTGTAGTCTGCAATGCCACGTAAAAGAATCCAAAATTATCAATTGCTAAACCAATTGGACATTCATTTGTTAAGGTAACATCATTAATAAATATATCTTCTTGTCCTAGTGTTTGATTAAATCTATAAACATAGTAAGTGCCAGCATTGAAAAAAAAACTGATATTATTTGTATAATAGTAATTATGTTGTGAATCGTGAATTAGAGTAGAACAACTGGCAGGGGGAGGGTTATGTGAACCCAATATTGAGACACCATAAGTAGGATTTCCAAAGACGCTAGACACTGTATTGCCATTTGTATTTTTTAGAACAAAATTGGTGTTAGTTGTTGTACTATAAGTTGGCACATAAGTGGGATTATTGTAATGTAATGTAAATGGTTGGTTTTCTACAGGTGGTGTTGGTATAGTAATTGTTTGACTAGTCATTTATATAATAAAATAGTTTATATTATATAAAATTAACAAAATTACCAAATATATAAAAAATTGATTTGTTCAAAATCTGAAAATAAATGGTTATAACTAAGACCAAACCTATACTTACTAAATGGGAATACGACATTTAAACAAATACTTAAGAGAGAAATGCCCTGATTCAATCCGCGTATTAAACATGGCAGATCTAGAAGGAAAGCGAATTGCTGTTGACATCAGCATTTATTTATATAAGTACGAAGGTGATAATATGTTACTAGAGAATATGTATTTGATGTTATCTATTTTCAGACACCACAATATAACACCAATATTCATATTTGACGGCAAACCGCCGCCAGAAAAAAAAGAATTATTATTGAAGCGTAAAGAGGACAAACAAGAGGCGCAAAATGAATATGACAAGTTGCAAAAAAGTCTAGAAAATAATACACAGTTTGATGAGACTGAAAAACAAGAAATAGTCGCAACAATGGATCAGTTAAAAAAACAATTTATTCATATTAACAAGGACAAGATTGAAAGTGTAAAGGAACTAATACGCGCATATGGTGCGACCTATTACGATGCGCCGGGTGAAGCAGATGAATTATGTGCTCTACTAGTGTTGAAAAAGAAGGTCTGGGCGTGCCTTTCAGAGGACATGGATCTATTTGTTTATGGGTGCTCGCGAGTGTTGCGTTATTTTAGTCTTATGAATCACAGTGTTGTGCTTTATCATATGAAAGGTATTTTGGATGAGTTGTCTCTTAACCAGAAAGAATTCAGAGAAATATGTATTTTATCGGGTACTGACTACAATATAAATGCAAATACAAATGCAAATGCCGGTGGCAAATGCGAAAATAAACATAACTCTGTGAATTTAAATAATACGTTGAAATTATTTGGCAAGTACAAGGCGTCAAATAGTCCCAATTCTAATTCATTGTCATTCTATGATTGGATAGTAATGAATAGTGAATACATAACAGATATAGATCTGCTTAACAAAATAAACCAGATGTTTGATTTATCGACTGATTTGCGAAGTAATCAATTGGATGTATTTAATCGAATTAAGATTATAAATGGTCCGATTATCGTTGAGAGCATTCAGGATATTATGCGCGAAGAAGGGTTCATATTTATTCAGTCTTCACATTAAAATTCACTCTCAGGCGCCGTTATGCGTTCCAAATCAATACAAATTTTTTTAACATTCATAGGTAACATTGTTCCTATGTATTTACTAAAAGTGGAACCAGTTTCGTTTTCAAAATTATAAGCGCCAATAAAAACATTGTTACAACTCTTTGATACTAACAAATCAATGATTGCATTTAGTTCTCTTCCATTAAACTGTTTTTCTGTCAAAATAAATTTATAATTATTTTTAACCATAAAATCTATAACCACATTTGATAATGAATAAGATAGAATAAAAGTATTATCGTCTTTATTTATAACTCTTGAAATTAGATCGATATATTTATTCTCGATATGCGATTTATACATGTCTACTGTCATATTATTTATTTTAGACCAGTGTATTATGGCATCATCTTCTATTCTTAAATGAATGACGTTTATTTTGTTAGTATTATCATTATTTAAACGCATTTTATCTAATACAATTTGTGATTTTTCTATAAAATTAATATTATATTCCAAATTAACAAGTATGTTATTGAATATTTGTGTTCTTAAAAATAAACATGATGTATTAAACTTGTTAACATAAGTTGCATTTAAAATATCTATATATATATGTTCTGTTAAGTTTTCATCAAATATTTCTTCAATATCATAACCATTGATTTTGTAATATACGAATACGTTTTTTTTGATACCAGAACATGGATCACCTTTAATAGAATTAAAATTAGTAAATTTGTTTATAAATAAATTGTTTCTAAAAATACTATTTGGAAATATTTCATTCATTATGTCTATTTTTGTGTCTGATGTGCCATATTTGATACTTTGTAATTCAATATTTGCACTGTATTTATCTACTATTATGAGACCATATGTCTGCTTTAAAAACTGGTTTATATTTTCAATATTAAATATTTGGGAGATTGGAGTATAGTTTGAGTTTATGTATTCATTTGAAAAATGATCAACTACTACTACTTTATGTTTGTTAGCGTAAGCAATTATAATTCCACTTATTAATGATATTACTTGATTAGTTAATCCAGAACCAGGTATGCCTATTTTAACATAGTACATGTTTTTGTTATTAATAACAGGTTGTTTTTATGTCATTTTTACATAAGTATTTGAATATTTTGTGCAATAATTAATAATATCTATTAAAAAATAGATATTATCATTGGGTTGTTTCGATCAACCGTCCTTCGGGTTATGAGCCCGACGCGCTTCCTCTGCGCCACAATGATTGGTGTCATTGGGTGGTTTCGATCCACCTCCCCCGACGCTGAAGTTATCGGTACGCTTCCATTACGCCTCAATGACTCTGTTATATATACATATATATTATTTTTTTTTGTTTTTTAATTAATTATAAATTAATATAATTTTATTTTGTCAATTGTTATCACTTTGTTATTCGCTTATACTTTAAGCGCTGATGGGGGCAACAGCAGCAACAGTCTTGGCGAAGTGAGGACTCATGTATCTCTGGAGGTTGAAATAGGTGAGTTCATCACTCTTCTTCAACTTCAAAAGAGACTGGAGCTTTGCATCAGGGTTGATCTTGCGACCGTTCTCCTTGTCCTGGAGGTTGTGTGCTCTGATGTACACGTTGATGTTTCTGGTAACATCAGTGCGCGCCATCTCGGTACCAGCGGGCTTGTCCAAGAACTTAGCGAGCTCATCAGAGATTCTGGTGGGCTTCACGAAACCAGAGGGTTGACGGTTGCCAGTCTTTCTCTTTCCCTTCTTGGATACCTTCTGCGCCGCCTTGAGTTCCTTGGTCCACTGCTTCTCCATGGACTTGTACTCAGACTTAAGAGAGGCGATGAGAGAACCGAGTTGGTTCAACTTAGCAGAAAACTCAGCAGACTTGGCGGCAATGGCAGCCTCAACATCCTCAACAGCGGTGACAGCAACGGCAGCCTCCTCAACGACAGGAGCAACAACAGAGGCAGTCTCAACCTTGACCTCAACCTTGGTCTCCTTCTTGGTCTTCTTGACCTTCTCAACAACGGGGGCAGCAACGGGGGCAGCAACAATGGTCTCAGCGACCTCAGTGGAGTTCTTCTTTACCTGTTTGGGCATCTTATTATACTATACTACAGTAAGTTCTTTTTAAATGGTTTAACGCCTAATATATATTATTTCAATTTTTTAAAATTAGTCTGATTGAATAAGGTCTAAAATGTCTAAATGTGGGGTTAAAAAGGCATTTTTGAACGAATAAACTTGTTTTGAATAAATTAAATTAGTATTAGTATTCAATTTTTACATGTGTAGAAATTAAATTAATATTAGTATTCAATTTTTACATGTGTAAAAATTAAATTAGATCATGATTTTGCTAAATTACACACTATAATTGAGCGCCTGGTATAACCATGGCAGGGCATTTGCCGCATCAACACTAACTAAAGTAATCGAACCCAAAACATAATAGGCGCCTAAACTTTTACTGTCTCGATTGACACCCAAATTCACAAACTTTTCTAAAACTTCCAATACATATTTTCTTATTTCATCTAAATTGTCGCTATGTTGCACTTGACTAAAATGTGACAGGCGACCAAATGGATTACCAACTGGTGGACAAATGTCGCGCTTAATTTCCTCTGACAAATTTGCCCGATACGTCCAAATATCAATCAACTCTCTTAATAATCTGACTAATTGATTCCGGTTCAAATTGAGAAACCACTTTGAGTCTGAATAATTTCCTAAAGCGTCTATATTTTGAAACAGCGCCAAGATCCTCAATTCAAGCGACTTTTTACACGAGACTTCCAATGTTATGTCTTTAATTTCAGTACAAATTGGTATTTTTAACACCTTACTTAGTCTCAGCAACAACTTCAGATTTTCAACTACTTTACTTGTAATTGGGTGTCTATTATATGGATTTTTTATTACACCATTGCTTTTATAAATCAAATTATAAATGGATAATAAATCAAAACCATAAATGAATTCATCTTCGTCTTTGTAACTGAAAAATTGCTCAATTGGCAGATCTTTTAATTCATCCATAGAATAGAAATCAGTTTCATTTGTACATAATGATCGATCCATCGCAGCGGGACCATGACAATTGTTGTATTTGCGCCGCAAATAACCTCTAAATACCTTTTGAATTTTCAAGATCGAATACGATAAGAATAGGAACGTGAATAATCGTGATACCAACTGTGGTTTGTTGCCGGATATTTTCAATTTATAACTTTTAGCAAAAATCTTCAATTGTTGAACATTGTAGTTGTTTTTGTCTAGTAAATAATATTCATTAAATTTTGGAATACTAATATTATCATCGTCTACCTTTTCTTTGTCTGAACAAAAGATCATTTGGGATTTACATTTGTTTGAAATAGATTCAATATAATCATTAATTGTTTGTTCCTTATTTTCAACTGCTGATTGATTAATTACTTTGGTGTTCATGATTGCAATATATATACTATAGGAAATCTTTTTGTATTCTTTTCACTAAATATATATCTTTTAACTAACAAAAAATAATTAATTTATAATTTGACATGTAAAAACCGGTTAAAAATTTAATTGTACGTCACGAAAACTGGGGTTTCCGAGTCTATTTATTTGTTTTAAAAAAAATTGATTTAAAGATAAACTGTATAAATATAATTATAATTGTATAGAATGGCAGACGCGATCATTGACGGAACTAATATTAATACTGAAGTATTCTCTTACTCTGCGCCTAAGGCGCACGAGTCTGGTGGAAAGGTTGTAAACGTTTATAATAAATATTTTAAGGAGTCTCTTACGATTTCTAGTCCTCTTATATTGACTTGGGGCGCTCAAGAGGGTGTTGATCAGGCGAAGAAACCTACTGGTAAGTATACTATGAGTCTTCAATTCCCTAACGCTGACTTTCCCAATCCTGATTGTGAGGCGTTCTTGAGAAGTATGCGCGCTTTGGAGGCGAAGATCAAGGCAGATGCTCTTGCAAATTCAAAGGAATGGTTTGGCAAGGTGATTACTAATCCTGAGATCATTGATGAGAAGTTCAATGTGATGCTCAGACATCCCAAGTTTAAGGGTACTGAGGAAGTCGATGTCAGTAAGGCGCCTACTCTTACTGTTAAGGTGCCCTGCTGGAAGGGTGTTTGGAAGTCTGAGATTTATGATGAGGATGGTGAACCATTATATGTGAATGGTAAGACTTCTGGTTCTATAACTCCTCTTGATTTCTTGAAACCCAAGACCCATGTGATCTGCTTGATTCAGTGTGGTGGCATCTGGTTTGTGAATGGCAAGTTCTCGATTACTTGGAATTTGAAGCAGGCAATTGTTCAGAAACCCAAGGCGTCTATGGAGGGACAGTGCTTCATCAAGTTGAAGACTGCAGATAAGGAGAAGTTGAAGGCGTTGCCTCCTGTTGAGCATGACGATGTTGATCCTGATGGTGCAGTTGCTACTATTGTAGAGGATTCGGATGATGAGACACCGGCGCCTAAGAGCGTATTCTCTGCTGCTGCGACTAGTGCTGTTGTAGAGACACCTAAGGTAGTTGCTCCTGTTGCTACTACGACTAGTGCTACGACTAGTGCTACGACTAGTGCTGTAGAAGAACCTGTAAAGAAGAAGATTGTCAGGAAGAAGACTGACCCTAATTAAAATGAGTGACTTGAAAACTAGCGACATGAAAAATATATAATTTGTTTGTTTATAAAATTTAATTAATTAATAAAAATGTAAAAAATATAAAATATGATAATTGCTCTTGCGATTATTATATTTTTTCTTCTCTTTCTGATGTAATTGTAAAATACTTATTTAATAAAGGCGTTATTATAGAAACTTGATCGTAATAATAATGTCTGCCTTACAACTAACATTATACACATCGTCTTCTACAATTTTGGGTATACCTTGTCCCTTTAAAATATAATTTTGCTCATGTTTCATATACAATTTGTTTATAGGGATCTTAAAACTATGCTTTCCAATCTGTATTGGTAAATAATACTCTGAAATTATCATCTCTTTTTCAAAACAAACTAACAAATTATAGTACAAATTATTGTTATCATCTAGTATAATATGTTCAGGTAATTCTGGTTTGCATAAGACGATCATGTCATTACCTAATGTGTCGTCAAAATACATCTCATTGTGCCACAATGGCACCAAAAATAATTGTTCATTAACATATAATTTGTATATATTGCAATCCAATAAATCATCTACACTCGGATTCAACACATAAACACTATCATTTTTATACTTCTCTTTGATCAATGAACTAACAAGTTCCAGTGTTTCACCATTAATATACAATATATGCTTGTATTTACACAGAAAATTGTACAATTCAATCGATTTATCCTTATCTAGATCTTCTATGAGTTTGAATGAAATCACTTTGGCGCCATTTATTACAATATCCTTTATAATCCTGGTTAAGAGATCTTTCATGACACTCGACTCTGATGTTGTCTTCAGAATATTGGAAATAAAGACAGACAACAATGAAGTATACATATTTTTCTCATCCTTGGAATCAGATGAACTAACAAAATCATCGAATATATTTGTATTATTTGAACTAGTGTTAGTTGCTAACTCCTTTATTAAATAAGTATATGCTTCACTGATCCTTTGAAAACGTTGTGTCGCCTCTATAGTATTCCCATTTTTATCTGGATGCCACTTTAACGCCATCTTATGATACTTACGTTTTACATATTCAGCAGTCAAATTTGTTAGTTCAATGTCATTTATATCTAACAAATTCATAGCAATTTGGATATCCATTTTCTCTTTATCATTATTATTGCAATCTGTATCCATGAATGATACTTGTTAAATAAAACAAATAACTCTCTAAGTGATAAATTGGTCTGTAATTATTATTGTAATATTTCAAAAATATATGCGTTTTTAACAACAGCGCCGACATATCCTTTTTATATATTTTCTTCTGTTGGATCAAAGATGAAATCATATACCATATACAGTCAGTTATATCCAAATTGTAAATAAATATGTCGTATAATAGGTCTCTAAATTTCAAAAATTTCAGATCATCTACGTTTATCATATCCTTTATTATTTTATCACACATGATCTTGTACGGATACATCATCTCACTTATGTTCGCGCGTAAATTCTTAATATTTGTGATATTTTCAACCTTCATGTCTGTAGGCAGTTTTTCATGCGAACACTTCGTGTACGCGATTTTAGAAGGTCGCGCCACATGAATGACTTCACAACAGTTCAAAATACTGTCAGGTATGAAACTAATTTCTTCTGTTAGTATGACAAATTTGACATTGATTGCCGACGAATTGTTCTCCTGCATATAACTATAGAAGTTTTCTAATAATTCACTATGAATATTGTGAAATTCCTTACAAACAATGATACCGGATTTCTCATTTTTCGCTGATATAATGTCAACAATTTGTTGGTAAATATCATGCCATAACAGTTTTGAATTACAACCTAATAATGACATGTCAACTTCATAATGAATATCACTGATCTTGAAGAAATAAGACTGTTTATTGAATACAATACTTAGTTTTTTCTCATATTTCAGTTCAGATGTACTATATTTTTTAATAGAATGCAGCATTTGACTATATTTACCCACGCCACTAGGACCATAAAAGATTAGATTACCTAATTTATTTAGTGTAGACGGGAATTTGTTGAAACATTTTTGAAGTTTAGGATGCAAATTCAATTTGGTCGTGGTATTATTATACTCTTCAAAATGGGTTTCTAGGAATTTCATTGTTAGTTCGTATATTATAATACTGGCGAACATTCTTTATTTTATTATTTTACTATTTCATATATATTATACATTTTAAGATATAAATATAATATGAAAACTATATATATACAAATGCACGAAACAGCGTTAATATCTGGTAAACTGTTTGCAGAAAAATATGGCGGTTCAAATAAAACTGTCCTAGATATAGGAGGAAAAAATGTGAATGGTTCATTAAGACCATTTTTTGAAAATATGGGTATGAAATTTATTTGTTTAGATATGGAAGAACATAGTTCAGTCGATATTGTAATTAAACCTGGTGATAAGTTACCATTTGACAATGGGTCTATTGATTTAATAGTTTCAACATCATGTTTTGAGCATGATCCTTGTTTTTGGTTAACATTTAAAGAAATGACTAGAATAATAAAATTTGGTGGATTTATCTACGTTAATGCTCCTAGTAATGGACCTTATCATTGTTATCCAGGAGATAATTGGCGTTTCTATTCAGACGCCGGACAGGCGTTGTCTTATTGGAGTGGATATCAAATTGCTAATGAAGAGATTTTTCCAGTAAAAATTGTTGAAACATTTAATATAATACCAAAAAAAGATGTATGGAAGGATTGGATTTGTGTTTGGGAACGTGTTCATGAATCAGAGAAAGAAACAAATATAGTTATCCCCACCACTATTTTTAATAATATTGGAATTTTAGAAAAGGAGTTGAATAATAATAATTACCTAACACAAAAAGGTTGAAGAATATAATAATATTAATAAATAGAATAAAAACAAGTCATTCTAGTTATATAATTGTATATCAAATATGAATATAGTAAAAAGCATAGATCAATATAATGAAGACAGTGTTTATTTTTGCGATCCAATTAAAAACAACATCATGACTGAAGGCAACTTTATTCGAATATTGTATTCGACTCCTATTTTTATTTTGAATGGAATTTATCTGTCTATTAATATCAACCAACTAACAATTGAAAAATATTTCAACAAATATAAATGCTCATTTGACATTCATTCACATATGAATATTATTGACAAGATTCGCACAATTGAAGAAGGCATTCTTCGCAAAATTAACATTCGAGGCAAAATCCCTCAATACAAAATTTTTGATCAAGTTAGGAATGGCAATATAAAGATTTTTTCCGATAATGTTGAAAAGAACAACAATCTGTTTTTATTAAAAATTGCAGGAATATGGGAGACTGATTATAATTACGGTCTCACGTATAAGTTTATTAAAGTATAACTAACATTGATAATATCTTGTGTTAAATTAAATTAATACTAACAATCCGTCGCGTAAAATTTCAGAATAATTCCTAAAGTTATAACTACAATGAAGTTAATTGTCCCTAACAACATCATTATTGAAAATGTCTTCTTACCTAATACTGGTGTTCCGGGTGATTTAATAAGTGAATTAACTAACATAAGAATCTGAATTATTACAAGTGATATTAACAATCCTGAAAAAGTATTGTAATAACTTGACACTTTGTCTCCTGCAATTCGGTCAAAATAAATAGTTAAGAGGGAGATAAAACACGCAATAATAAATAGCAACAAAATAAATGGAAACAATGTTATAAATGATTCAAATGAAAACAGACTTAGTCCAGCAGATCTTAGGTTCATAATGATAAGCGCGGTCATAAGCAATAGCACGCCTGCCATGACTGAATATTCCGCAATTAATGATTCTAACGATTTTTTACTGCTCATGCTCATTGTAACAAATATACTTATAATTGTTGCTATTAAGATCGCTAATAAAAAATAACCTATATTTGAAGATAATACGGGGTCTGCCATTATATAAATAATATATAAATATTATATATTATTTATTAATTTATTAATTATTTGCTGGTTATTAATTGTTTCATTTGTTCTTTCAATTCATCGATCTCATTTTGCATTTTTTGTATCTTACCAACTAACAAAGGCAATATTTCTAAATAATTTATACCTTTTACAATGACATTTTTATCTGGTTTTGAACAAACTAGATCCGGAAAAAACTCTTCAAATTCTTGCGCGATAAATCCATAATGGATCTGTTTATTTTTATCTGTCTTGAATGTAAACTGTGTCGGTTTCAATTTCATTATATTATCTGACAAATCATGCGATATTTCAACAATATTATCTTTCAAATTTATATCCGATGGACTAACAATAGATCCATCTACAAATAAATCACCTGGTATATACACATTATTATAAAAATTACTAACTGGCGTAATAACGTTTACTTTACTTCCATTATAGTTATATATTTTTACTGTCCATAGATCAGATTTGTCTCCTGGTGAAAAGTATTTTACATATGAAGTGTTATTTGGTTGCTTACCAGAATAATTGGCATTTATGGTTGCTGTTATTGCCGACGTTTGTGATACAATTGACATTTGTATTATATATATAATATAAATATTTATATAAAAATAATTTTATTACTTAATAATATAAATGAGTAGTTTTAACACATCAACATCCCATCCATTAATTCCAAATGCGAATCAATATTATATTGATAAGAAATATGTTTCTATTCACTCGGAAGATAGAGATCAATTAAGGTATATCAACTCAAGTGAGTTTGAAATTGAATTACCGCAAGATTATTTAAATGTACAAACGGTTTCCATGGTTCAATGGTCTTTTCCAGCAAATTACAATGTATTTTCTCCTTTGAACTTTAATATTGGCATGTCATTTAACTTTACAAATCTATATAACCCTGGCGAAAATTCATACGCTGACCCCCTTGCGGAAGCAATATTTGCTGGATTATACTATAATAAAGATATTCAACATGTCGTTCTTATTGAAACTGGATTCTATAGTCCTGATCAAATGGCGACCGAGTTAACTAACAAATTTAACGCAATTATTACCAATTTTTTATCAAATTACTTTACTAATACACCCGAATATAATTATGCGCTCCCTTTATTTGAAAGGGATGGAGGTTATAACCGGTTTTCAATTGTCTATAATGCAGTAGGACAACGACTTTGGTTTGGTAATAACGCTGATCAATTTGTTCTATCAAATAACTATGACGCTGTTCTTGTTGAAGAAGTTATAAACGCTCAATGTGTGAGAAAAAGTGTGATGCCTAGTATGGCTAACTGGGGTCTACCCGCTTATTTAGGATTTACACGATGTCCTACATCGTCCCTATCTGCAGCGCAAGTAACCGCTAATCAACAATCAATCTATAATACTATTACTGGTATTACTGGCGCTGATGTAAATGTTGAAGGTCTTGTACCACGATTTTATTATGGTGATGTAAATATTGGCGACAATGGTTTTTGGTTGTTACCTACATTACCCGGAGCAACAGTTTATTACTTACAAGCGCCCGCCAAAATCAATTTTATGGGACCCGCATTCATGTATTTAGAAATAGATGGACTTAATTGTATTGATGAAACTAGTCCATTTAACATCAGTGAGTTCACAGTTCATACCAACCAAACTAACGGACGTGTGACTTCATCTTTCGCAAAAATACCCATTCCGTCTACGCCTATTTCCCAGTGGTTTGATACTGATTCAAAACCATTTAAGTATTTTAATCCTCCTGCTGAAAGGATCCGAAAACTTAAAATGAAAATACGTTATCATAATGGTCAGATTGTTGATTTTGGATTATTTGATTGGTCTATCTTATTGGAGTTCGTGCTTCTAAGACCTCAGAACGAGAGGAAGTACAATACTGTTATGTAATTTGTTATTTGTTATTTGCTTTCAAACGCAGACGGATATGTCTGTTTAATCCAATTCATTAGCAAGTCTTTATCACATGACCTATAGTCATCTTTAAAACCATTCAATTTGAGGAACTCCGGTTTCTTTGCTCTTGGTTTTTTATAAAAAATATAATCACCAAATTTACCTGTTCGTATACTTAAATTTGATGACAACTCTCTTACTAACCCGACTGGTTTTGTTGGATCCAGTAAATTATCCTTTTCCAAAAATGTTAATATCTCTAAATATTCCATTTTATCAATTGGTTTATCTAGTTCTTTAAGTGACTTTATATTGGCACCCCATTGCGCATATGCACCATATCTGCCATTCTTTATAAATAGATCTTGACCTTTATATTTTCCAATTGACGCCTGATCCGATTTGCTTTTATCCATTACATCATCCAGTGTTAGTCTGCGTCCATTCTCTTCTTCAAAATCTAACAACAGTTTTATATCTAGACCTTTTTTCACCGGTATAAATGTGACATTCTTCTTCATTTTGTCCTTATCTATAATATCCTTTGAATCAATAAATTTAACAACTGGACCATACTTGCCTATAATGACAGAGTACTCGTTGTCTATTTTGATCTCGAATTTCTTCAGGTCTTTAAGACCATCAATGATTTGTGTTAGATCATTGTGACACGTCGAACATATATCTGTCCATTTACCCTGTCCTGTGGCAATTTTGTCCAAATCATCCTCCATGTCTTTGGTATATTTATATTCAAAAAAGGTCGGAAAATGTTTCAAGAGAAATTCGATCACAATGACACCCAATGGTTGTATTACTAATTTACCCTTTTCATTACCAAACTCTTTCATTGCAACCGTCTCGGTTATTTTGTTAGTATCATCCAGAACAAAGTCTATACATTCGACTTGTTTACCTTCTACATTCTGCTTTTCTACATATTTGCGTTCCATTATTTTGTCAATTATTGAAGCGAAAGTAGAAGGTCTACCGATTCCTTTTTCTTCTAACAATTGGATCAAACGCGCTTCTGTATAATGCGATTTCAAATCTTTTAATAATGTCTTTGCCTCGATCTTTTTATAAACCATTGTTGATCCCTGTTTCAAGTGTATCAAATAATTGTACTCTTTTGATTCACTTGCTGGTTGCTTTATGGTCACAATTTGCCACCCCGGGAACACCACTTGTTCCGCCTTGTAATTAAAATGATAATCTTCATATTTTGCGTCTTTTTCACTCTTTACATCAGAAGCAAATGAAACAGTTGCTGTTATAGATGTGTATTGTGCAGAGGGCATACATGACTCCAATGACCGCGTCCATATTAAATCATACAGACGAACTGCTTTGGGTTGTAAATCTGACGTTGAGTTGTCGATTGCTGGCGACCTGACTGCGATTGAAACGGGGCGAATTGCTTCATGCGCGCCTTGCGGTTTTGGAATATTATCCTTTAGATTCACCCTTTTCCCTTTCGATTTGTTAGTATCTTCAGGTGCCCTTTGTTCATCAGTTTTGTTAATATCTTCCGACTCTGAATCAAGTGAAATATTATTAAGTGTTTGACTTACATAAGATAGACCATATGTTGTCGCAATAAATTTCGACGTTTTTTCAATGAAATCCTTGCTATATTTTTTGATATCAGTTCTCATGTAAGTAATATATCCGCTCTCATAGAGTTGCTGAGCATACTTCATCGTCTCCTTTGGTGACAAATGCAGTTCATTGGACGCCAATTGCTGAAGAGTAGATGTGGTTAAGGGTTCTGGTGCCTTCTTGATCACCTTCTTTGGAACCGAAACATTACACACATATTTCTGAGGTTTGGTGCAATATTCCAGGAAGTGTTTTGCGTCTTCTTTATTTGTTAGTTGCTTGTTAAGATCAAAGAGTAAATTCATATTGGTAAAGTATCCAGATACATTGTATACCAGTTGCCCAGGTGATGACTTTATATCTAAATAATTCTCATATACAAGGCGAAGTGCTGGGGTTTGACATCTGCCTGCTGATAAACTTGTCTTGTGTTGTTTGGCAATATTGTTCCACAAAATGGGAGTTATATTGAAACCAACTAACAAATCTAGAACTTGGCGTGATTGTTGCGCATTTACAAGATCCATATTGATTGTACGTGGATGAATAATTGCCGACAAAATGGCGGTATCTGTTATTTCATGAAATATAATTCGCTTTGTAGTTGCAACTGGTAGACTAAAAAGTTGGCAAATATGCCAGGCAATACTTTCGCCTTCTCGGTCATCATCTGACGCCAATATGACTTCATCGGCGTCTATTATTTCCTTCCGGATCTTCTCAATTTGCTTCAATTTGATCGTTTCTTGTATGATTGAGTAGTTAATTGCGTATCCATTTTCAATGTCAATGGATTTCAAATCGGGTATATTTCTTAGATGCCCAAATGACGCAATACATTTATAACCGGGTCCCAATATGCTTTCTATTTTCTTGCATTTTGCCGGCGATTCAACGATAATTAGTGATTTTTTGGTTACAATTCTGGACATGGTTTGTCTTGTTAGTTTATCTTGGTAAAATATATTTATATCTGTTTTTAATATTTTATAGCAATTATATTATTTATAACTCACTTAAATACATAACGCAATATCACTTATACTATCATGTCACGATTTCTCAAACTAAGTAAATACGTAATCAATACCCAGTTGATCCGATATGTTAAAATTGAACCCACCCAATTCCAAATTAAATTTATAGCTGGAAAGTTTGAAGGCACATGGATTTTTGGGTCTGGTAATATTGAATCATATGATTCTTATGTAACTGTGTGTGAAAAAGAAGATCCTGAGGATTTCAAATATGTTTCTAATTGGATCAAAGAACAATAATTTGGTTGTTTTGCTAGAGAAAAAAGTAGAAAAAATATAATGAAAAATATGTGACCATCTTTGGTCTCCTATTTTTAAAGGAAAATATGTGATATTTCTCAATAACAACTTTTTTCCAAAAAGCCAAAAGGGAAATGAAATTTGGACATTTTTAAAAATGTCCAAAAATGAAAACCCGAAAAAAGTTTTAAAAATGGGTCAAAAATGCGATTGTGACTGAGATGATCACCTTTATTTTTTCTGTGAGAAAAATTTGTGACGCTAATTTTTGCATTTTTAATTGCGAAATATTTAGGAGTTTTTGTGTCAGTATAAAATATAGCAAAATGACTGACGTTTTTTCTCCCAAAATCCCAACTGATTACAAATGTAACCAATGTGACTATATTACCAAGTATAGGAACGATTTTAAGAAACATTGCACAACCCGTAAACATTTAATACTTACCAGTGACTGCCAAAAAACTCCCAGTGATAAAAAACATGTATGTGAATGCGGGAACGAGTACAAACATCGTCAGAGTTTATTTAATCATAAAAAAATATGTCAATTTTGTATTGACAATATTGTCCCAGCAATCCAAAATCAAAATTACGATCAACCCAACAAAGACAATTTGATCGAATATCTCATTAAAGAAAACGCCGAATTTAAGACACTAATCATGGAACTGGTAAAGAAGGAGAATAATACCTTAACCAATATTAATTCAAACAATGTCAATTCAAATAACAAGACATTCAATTTACAGTTCTTTTTGAACGAACAATGCAAGGACGCCTTAAATATTGGCGAATTTGTGGATTCAATCAAAGTCCAATTATCCGATTTGGAAACCGTTGGTCATATTGGTTATGTAGAGGGCGTTTCTAAAATACTTATTAAGAATTTGAATGAATTGGATGTTGTAAAACGCCCAATACATTGTAGCGACTTGAAACGCGAGGTACTTTATATAAAAGATGATGATAAATGGTCAAAGGAAAATGACGACAAATTAGTAATTAAAAAGGCAATCAAAGACGTCGCGAATAAGAACATTCGGCAAATAAACGAATGGACAAATTTGAATCCGGACTGCAAACAATCCGATTCCAAGAAGAACGATCAGTATCTAAAAATAGTAATGAACTCCATGTCAGGAGGATCCAATGAAGAACAGAATCATAATATTGACAAGATAATTAAGAACATTACCAAGTCAGTTATTATTGAGAAATAAATCAAATAAAATTGATCCAAATATATATTTATAATACAACAATTATAAATATAGTTTATAGTTTACAAAATAAAAGAAGAATGTCCATTAATAAAGAGAATATGAATCAAAATCAAAATCTAAATAGAAATAAAACCTGGGTCATTGTTAAAGAAAATAAAAAGTTGGATTATATTGAGTACATTATTAACAATAAGAGTAACAGTAACTGTAATAGTAACAGCATCACAAGTATTCGAGAGATGGAAACGCTTATTAGTAACTTTATCGACTATACATGCGAACAAAAATTGTTAGAGGCGGAAAAGTGTCGCATATTAATTAAGGAGAAGCAACCCGAGAACTACGATAAAATAATTTACGCAGCAAATGCGATAATATACAACTACGATATAATTATAAGTTAACGCCTCTTCTTATTAGTACGTCTCTTTTTAATAGTTCGCCTCTTTCTAAGTGTCTTCGATGATTTGGATTTTTGCCGTATTGTTAGTCTTTTTCCTTGTTTTTTAGTATATTTCTTGGCATTGTTTACTCTCTGTGATTTTCCTTTATTACATCTTGCTGTAGATCGACCTCCTTTAGAATTACCAAGTTCCTTTTTGCTCTCGGCAATTTTTCTACGTTCTTTTACTTCAGCAAAAGGATCTTCATCTGAGTCTGACTCTACTTCACTTCTTAATCTCGGAAAACCTAATAAACTTGATTTTTTCCTTTCATTATCTGCTATTTCTTTGGCAACCCGATCTAATCCTTTTCGATATAATTTATTATGAGAAATTTGAACTGTTGAATGTTCCGGATTATATGACGATGAAGCACTTATTTTCGCACCACGGTTTTCCATTGGAAACAAAGATTCAAATTCAGTTGATTGTGAATCTGAATCTGAATCCGAATCCGATTTGTTTTGTTGTCCCTTTCTCCATTCGATAATTGAATAATCTGAATCATTTGAATTATGTGATTCAGGTGACAAAGGTCCCATATTTCCTACTTCGGGAAAATTTTCTCTAACTTTATTCCGTCCTTTTCTAGAAATCACTTTCATATCTTCAATTGCATTCTCCGTATCCGAGTGAAGGTTCATAGATTCAGTGGTAACAACGTTATCCCTCAAATTAGTTCTTAAATACTGTTTTGCTCTCTCTAACTCCCAATTTGGCAATCTGCTAGTTGAAACATCAAAATGTGTACTACAAATATCAAGTATAGAAAACTGTCTTGAATTATTTCCGTCCTTACATAATAATTTTAAAAAATCCCCTTTTGCGTATTCACGACCATCCTCCTTGTAGTCAAAATATCTACTAATATCAAATTCCATTTCAAAGACACAATGTTTTAAAAAAATAATTAATAATAAGTTCAACATAGTAGAAACAGTTGTTGTCATTTTTGTAATAATTATATCTGAAAGTGCGGTTGTGTTTTTTTGCTCACCTCTTATTTTATGAGCATTGATCAAAACATTTGGGTCTTTACTATATTCTGTACTATTTATCATTTCTGGTACACTATACGTATATAGGTTTTCATACATTGGTTTCATTCCATAAATAACCCATGCATTTTTTTCTGTTTTCTTTAATATTTCACGAATCATTTTGTCTAATTTAAGATTATCTTTGCCCCAGTTTCTGTGTGGTAATTCTGCCATTTGACTTTCACTTAATGATCGTCTTCTTTCTGGTGAACCCGGTTGACCCGAAATATGACACATTTGAAACCGTTGACGAATTTCAAACCAATTTTTTAATTCATTAATTGCAAAACCGTCTCTACTTTTTACCATAATAGTATCACCATTAGGCTTACAGAATGCGCCAAAAATTGCAAGAAATCCTGAAAGAGAATCATTTCCATATTTACGATACATCTCTGCCAATGATTGTTGATCCTCATTAGGATTAAATTTGTTCACATGTGTTAGGATATCTAACTGATTTTTACTATCAAATTTAGGTTTCGATGATTTTCCAAGTAACTTTTTACTTAAATTTATAAATCCTGGTATACCTTCTCGAACCTTTTCATTTGCCTTACCTGAAAAAGTCATAAATAATTCATCCTTTAAAGGTTTAATAATATTTGCCCCACTTGATTCTAATATTGAGTCAAATAGTGTATCTTTTATTTCCTTAGAAGTTTTCTTACCGGTATAGGATTCTATTACGCCGATTTGGGTTTCAAAAGTTTTTCTTGAATCATATTTTTGGTCTTCTTTATTTGTATTTCCCCATCTCTCTTTTGTGCTCTTCGCTACAGCATTAAAATATCTATACGCTCCTGTATGATAATCGCGATCTCCTTCAGACTTGGTACTAGTTTTACACAAGTTTGCCTGTTCTAAATTTGCAAACGTACTGTCTACAATGTCCTTATACTTATTTTCTCTGGAATTTTTTGACCCAGGAACGTTGTCATATATAGTACATCCATCGTATCCAGCAGGTTGAAAATAATAAGAATGACTATCTTTGTATTGTTGAATGCTATCATTAGCGTTAGATGAATTTGTATCTGGTTTCTTATCTACAGCAACTGTTAATGGTGTATTTTGTGGTGTTGCTCCATGTCCAGACGCAGTTGATACAAGGATGGCAAATGTCGCGTCAAAGGATTCTTTACTATTACTATTGCTATTACTACCCATTACACTCACAACATTTTCCTCAACGTCCGCTCTCTCTTCTTCCATTTTTATTTACTAATATATTAATAGATTTTAATAATATATTATTCAATATTCTATCTTTTTGAGTTCATTGTCTTAAATTGCTTCCACGAAATCTCCACTTGTGGACCTTTATATTCGGGTTCCATATTGTCCGTCTCGGCATTCAATTTCTCCGCCTTACGCAGCGCGCTGTCAACATAAATTTTTTTCAGCAACATTCCAACCTCAAACGACCCCTCATGTTGGTCAATTTGTCCATCTTCAATCTTGCCAAGCACATCTATGAACTGGAACAATATTTTCAAGTCAATCTCATCCTTTCTGATCTTATTGTAAAGGTCGGTGTAATAAGTGAACAAGAAGTTGCAGTCGGACATCGCTTCTAAATTAAGAGCGTCAGGGTCATCAAGATATTTAGACTTCAACATGACTAAATTATTCACATTTTCCCTGAGAATATGACTGTGTTTTAGGTCACGAATCAGACCCGTTTGATCCTCTACATTGTTCGCAGCGATCATCTTTTGCAAATGAAGTCTTTGATTTTCATCCATTATTTATATATTTAATTTATAATACTATTTTTAAACTTTAATTTATAATAATAATATATAATGACTGATAATACAACAACTCCCGGATCAGGATTTTTACCCCCAAATACAGTAGCGGTACAAGGTGGAATTTCAGCGAGTCCAACTGCCCAATCAGCGGCAGCGATGAAAGCACAAATAAGTCAAGTTTCTAATTTAAAGAATCTAACAACAGGAGGAGGACCGACAATACAACCATTACAGTCTTCAATTCGTGGTCCCGCTGGCGCTACATTAGGACAAGCGTTTAAAGATGCGCAACAAAATGCTCTAGATGCACAAGCGTTGAGTGTTGGAGATAAAATGGCGGGCGGAAAACGCAGGCGACATTGGTCTCTTAAATACAAAAAGAGTATTAACTGTCGCAGACCCAAAGGATTCTCACAGCGCCAACATTGTAAATATGGACGCAAAACTAAGCGCAGACGTCTGAAAAAAAAGAGTCGTCGCCATTAAAGGTATTGCTGTTAAAAGCGTTGCCGTCGCCATTAATAAATAATATATTTATTAATAATATAGACCATGCCAACAATGAATAATTATTTAATTTTTACCTACGTTAATTTAGCGTTTATAATACAAATAGGTATCTTGGTATATTTCAAATCAGCGAAGGAGATAAAGGATAACTGGCAAGAATATAGATGTAATCCACCTTATTGGGTTTTTTCAGAAAATTTAACAGATGATTTTAATTATTGTATTCAAAACTCACAGATGAGTCTAATGGGATTTTTACTACAACCAGTAAGTTATATGGTATCATCAATTACATCAATGACTGGAGACGCATATGAAGCAGTAAATAACGCCAGAGGAATTGTCTCTAAAATACGAGATTTCTTGACAAATATTATACAATCAGTATTTGGTGTGTTTTATGGTATGATAATTGAATTCCAGCGCATGATTATTGCTATGTTTGATATGGTGAATAAAATAGTAGGTATTATAGGAACACTGTTGTTTGTTTTAGATGGTACGATGAAGACCATGCAAAGTGGTTGGAATGGACCAATGGGTCAACTAGTGAGATCTATTGGTGTTTGTTTCCATCCTGAAACAAAAGTTAAGTTAAAGAGTGGCGAAATTTACCCAATGAAGGATCTACCTTTAGGCGCTGAATTGGAAGATGGATCCAAAATATTTGCTGTTTTGAAAATTGATAACGCCAACAAGGATAAATTATATAAAATAAAGGGTGGTGTAAATGGTGAAGATATATTTGTAACTGGAAAGCACTTTATTTATGATAAGAAACAAGATAAATTTATTCATGTTGAAGATCATAGTGACGCCATTGTTCAAGAAGAAATAAAGTCAGATTGGTTCTCTTGTTTAATTACTACAAGCAGACGAATACCAATTGAACAACATATTTTCTGGGATTGGGAAGATGATGAACTAACAAATAAGATCCCAAAGGCGCCTAAATAATAGAAATCAAAGTTAAATTAATTTACTCATTTTTGAAATGAATTAGTAAATTAATTATTGTTATTATTATCCATTTATACTATATGGATAATAGACCATTAAGTGACAATTTTTACCAAAATATAAAACCAGCGACAACCTATATAAATAAAATATACGATAAAACCACTTTTGCTGACAATTATGGTTCATCAATATTGATCTGTATATTGGTAACCCTATTTGTACTAACAGTATTCTTGTATTGTTTCTTTATGCAGAAAAAAGAAGAAATATACGCGGATTGGAATAACAACCGATGCAAACCGCAATATATACCTATTGCCGGATTCATTGCCGCACCAGAAGGGCAGTCAATTGGTTCATATACTTCGGAGAATTTCCAGTATTGTCTTAACGCTCAGGCAACCAATTTGACAGGATATGCGATGCAACCAATTATGTACATGATGGGTGTATTGGTTGCTCTTGTTGCGGCAATCCAAGAAGCAATTGATTCAATGCGTAGGATGCTTTCGAAATTTAGAGACAATATGGCGGAATTTGTCAAACTAGTTATGGGGAAAATATTAAACATTACAACTCCTATAATTCATATTTTTATTGCTGTTGTAGATAGTTTACAGAAAACACAGGGTGTAATGGCAACAGGTGTGTTTACATTATTGTCTATTTATTACGCATTACAAGCGTTGATTGGATCTATATTTGAAATAATGGGCAAGACTCTGTTACTGATGATTATTATAATTGCGATATGTTGGGCGCTGCCTTTCACAATACCTACTGCGATTGGTCTATCGGCAGTTTACATCGTAATTGCGGCAATCATTTCAGTGCTAATGGTAACCTATGTACTTATTTTTGGAATTAAGGTGCTAAAAATACCCAAATTACGTTGTTTTGATAAAAATGTTCAAGTCAAAATGTACGATGGATCTATTAAAAATATGATGGATGTTCAAGTGGGTGATATATTGGAACATGGAACAAAAGTAACCGCCAAAATGAAACTAGATGTGTCAGATTTAAGAATGTTTAACATGAATGGTGTTGTTGTTAGTGAATCACATGTAGTGAAATATGGAGACAAATGGATACATGTTAGAGATCATCCGGACGCAGTCGAAATATTCAATTATGACGAACCCTACTTATATTGTTTGAACACAAGTTCGAAACAGATTGTATTAAATGGTGAAATCTTTACTGATTGGGATGAGATCTACGATGAAACATTAACTACTGTGTTAAATTCTATATCAATAAAAACATGCGAAAATATTCACAAATATTTAGATGAAGGTTTTGATAAGGATATGTTAGTTGATTTAGTTGGTAATACTAACAAAAAAATCAAAGATATCAAAGTTGGGGACATATTATTATCCGGATCCACTGTTTATGGAATTGTAGAAATAGAAATGAGTGAATTGGCAAATTATGAATTAAGTTTAGGGAATAGTAATTTAGATGAAACGAAATTATATCATTTATTGACTACAGATGAAAAATTTAGTTCAAATGGGCGAATTATTCCAGATTATAATGACCATATTGATAAATTAACTAACAAAAAATAAAATTATCTAACATTTATGTATAATAATGGAGATTTCTATTGGTTCATACAAGGTTAGAATTGAAGTATTGCTTATCATTTTAATATTATTTTGGGTAATATTTGGACATGCAATATGTTCTTGCAGTACAATGAGCGCTCTAGAGGGATTTCAAGAGTTAGGTAGTATGGTTGGTGGTACTACATCTGCTGCAACTAAGGGAAAAAAACCATCTAAGGCGTCAAATAAGAAAAAAGAAGGATTTACAAGCAATAGCAACAATGGCGTCTTTTCTGACACCCAATTTGCTGGAGCAGATTCACCCGACTGGTATATGCCTCCTAACGAATGGGCTCAACAATCCCTCGTTTATTCACCTGGTCAGAAACCCAGCAAAGGCGTCAAGTCTATTTGGGATAGATCTAAGACACAACCTCCTGTAAAAAAGGGACAACTGAGTTTCTATGATAATATTCTGTTTAAACCAGAATGCTGCAGTATGGGTTCCGATGCGTCATCTAGTATGGGTTGCGCTTGCTACACAGTAGAAAATTACAAAACGGTAATAAGTCGAGGCGGAAACAATGTTCCCTATTCTGAATATTAAGGAACTATTGTTTATACCTTCTTAGACAAATGGCATTTTGTACAGTAACAAATTGATACCCAGTTGTCATATCCAGTGTCAGCGAGGTCCCAGATAAACTCGTGTTCAGAACATTTGTTATCATTTTCGTCTTGAACATCTTTACATAACTTGTCAATTACGGATATTAGATCATTTGTGCCTTGGTCGTTAAATATATCATTGAATTGATCAAATGCATCCGACTTTTCTATAAAATAGTTGTTGTCAAGGTCGTTAACCGCTGTTTCAAGTTCTTTCTTAACACCCTTCAGTTTCTTTAATAATAAGAGTAATTCATTGGAAGTGCTATGAATTTTATTTAAGATTTCATCCTCGTTTTTGGCACTTACAATCGCACTCACACTATTATTAGTTTCAGTCATTTTTATATAAATAAATATACTATGTTTATATTTATTTATTATATTTCAATTTTTTACAAATTGTTAAGTTGAATGTAGTTAAGTTAATTTTGGAATAATGAATATACTGATCTGCCTTGTCTTTTATTATGAATTGCCGAGAGTTTCAGTGAACTATAATTAAGAGTTGCAAGCAAGACAAAATATCGCTGATCTTGCGGTACTCCACGATTATACAAGATTGCACTGTTTGTTAGTTTACTATTAAATAACGCCATTATATACTACATTTCTATTTTATTTTTTATCATAAATAATATAACTCATGCCTCTTTGAAAAAAAGAAGAATTAATAATTGGCGTTGTTGGTTGGAAAACGGTATAATTTCCAGTAGCAACTATCCCAAAATCAGTGAATTGCTGTGGCACTCCTCTACCATAAAATACGGCACTTGTTCTAACAGGCATTATACATATATGTTGGAATAAAATTTTATTTCTTATGTTTTTCATGTACCTTTCGTGTTTTACGTATCTTCCGCGTTTTACGTACAGTCCTTTTCTTTTTCTTTTTTCCAAGTCCAAAATCAGACGTAACACTACGACCGAGTCTTCGTATTAAACGCGGATCATTTTGCTGATTAATAGACTTGGTACTAAAATTGTTACACGAATAATCAAATAAAAATAAATAATCGTCTTCTGTTAGTCCATATTTTTTAGTTAATCCTGAAATAATATCTGCTAAATCAAAATCAAAACCAACAACTTTACCTTCTTTATCTTTAAGAGTAAAATGTTGTATTTCTTTTATTGTACTTATATCTGTTCCAGGTTCAATGTCGCAATTGTTATTGTAAATAAATACACCCCAGTTTTCACCTGGTGTAGTTTCTATTGATGGATCATTAGTAGAAAATGATTTATTTGGAAAACGATGACTAATGCCAACTTTACCATCACAAATAAAACTATTACGACACACATCAATATCCGATGAATTTTTAATTTTAAAACGTTCTGTTCTGTCACGTGGTCTCATATCTAATTCATTTAATGCGGAATTTGCATAATCCAAGAAACTATATGATACTAATTGATCATATGTTTTTGCTTTTGGCATATGAAAGTTGTTAACGTCTACAATATCAAAATCCGCACTTCTTTTAAAATAATCTGCCAGTACAACATTATCCATGCCACCAGTTTCGCCAATCAATGAACCTCCAGGACTACAATTCATAAATGTCATTAGTTTTGGTACTGAATGATGTGTTTCCATACTTACAGATGCATACTTGTTTGCTCTATAGGGTTTTGTTGATACACCATAACCACCATGAGACAAAAAACCAATAAATATATATTTGGATTCTTTCTTTGGTGGCGAATCTGATGGTGACTTTGGAGAATGTGGTGGTGACTTTGGTGAATGTGGCGGAGATCTTGGTGAATGTGGCGGCGAATCTAAAGGTGATTTCGGTAAAAAATGTGGCGGCGAATCTAAAGGTGATTTCGGTAAAAAATGTGGAGGTGAATCAGACGGTGATTTCGGTAAATAAATTGTCTTATTTCTTTTTATTTTGTCAACTTTGCTTTTAAAACTCATCTACTATATATTCATATTTTTATTTTTTAAAAGTGGAATTTAAGCGTACAATGAATACAACGCGCTACTCATCGGATCTTTACTGTTCTTGATCAACTTGTCTACAATATCCTTTGTGACTGTGAACGGGAACTCCACCTTCAATGACATGTCTTCTTCAAACAGATTGGAACCTGGTTTCATGAGTCGATACAAGTTCAACTTAGTGTAAATGATCTCTAAACAGCGCTTCAGATTACGTACACCGTCTTCCTTTCCACAGTGACTATCAATAATGTAGTTGATGGTAGCATCAGGAATAATAATATCCTCCTTTGAAAACTTGATTTGCTCTCTGATCTTTGGCAGCAAGTAGTTGTTTGATATTGCCGTCTTCTGTTTCTGATTATAACCAGCAGTCTTAATTCTATACATACGATCCTTCAAAATTGGGTTGACCTTTGACTCGTCATTGTAACTAAATATGAATAGACACTTACTCAAATCAAAATCAATGTCAGCGAAATACTTGTCGTGGAATTGAGAGTTTTGCGATGTATCCGTCAAATGTGTCAATATTCCGGCAATTTCCTCACCCTTTGGCGTCTCACTGATCTTGTCTAACTCGTCAAAATAGATTACAGGATTCATACACTTACTATCAATCAAGATTTGAACAATCTTGCCCCACAGCGATCCTTCATATGTGTAACTATGACCCTCTAAGAAACTGCTGTCAGTTGCGCCTCCAAGAGCAATGAATGAGAATGGACGATTCAATATCTTGCTAATACCTTCCTTCACAAGACTGGTCTTGCCAGTACCAGGAGGTCCGTGAATCGCAATTGCTGTACCAATTGCCTTGGGATTAGTAATGAGTTGCCCGAGCATCTGCATTATTTGCATCTTTGCGTCATTGAGACCATAAACCGCGTTATCCAATGTCTTTTGCGCATCTGCCATAAAATCGTGGCACTTCTCAACACCATCTTCAATGCTGATTGGCAGACTCTGATACTTGCTAAATGGAATACGCATAAATGTATCAACCCATGTCTTGATCTTGTAATACTCGCCGCTACCTGGTTCCATATATCGCAAAGATGCAACGCGCTTCATAGCAGCGCCCTTAAATATTACAGGAATATCTGCCTCTAATAACGTCAGACGATATGGTTTTTCAATTCGAGTAAGTTTATTGATTTCTCTCAATTCCTTAATAATTTTCTTCTGACTTACAACGTCCATCTTCTCAAAGAACTCAAAATCATTCATTGTGTTTTTGTCTCTTAGTATGCGTTTGAAAATGCGATCATTTCTATCCTTTTCCTTTTGAAGTTTTTTCTCGGTCTTCTTCTTGTCAACCTCTATCTTTTGATTACATACCTTAATACATTCATTCACAAGAGACGTGTTCTCACCTCTGTCCTTAAGACCATTTAATACTTCTAATAATTTGTTTTGAACTTCAGTGTCAGTTGTCTTTTCTGTTGTAACTAATTTTATATTTTCTGTTTCCTTTTCTGACTTCTTTTTATCAACTACTTTTTCCTTCTTACTTGTTTCCTTTTTATCAACTTTCTTATTAGAACCCTTCTTTTTCTTAGGAAGTTCTTCCTCCTCTTCAGAATCTTCATCTTCCTCTTCAGAATCCGAATCAGAACTAATAGGATCATCCTCATTTTCAGTTTCAGCGTCATCATCGCTACATGTCTCCCAATCTTCTTCATCAAAGAACTCAGCGTACTCATCCTCTAATTCTTCTTCTCTATTTACACCATTACCAATGGTTAAAACAATGTTAAATTTATCTGACTTCTTGGATTTTCTTTTGGGTTTTACTTCTTCATCTTCTTCTGATTCATCGATGTCTTCATCTTCATCTTCTGTTTCTTCTACTTCGCTTAATTCTGATTCTTCATCTGATTCTAAAGTAATATCGTCATCATATTCTGATTCCTCCGATTCTTCTATTTCATATACTTTACGTCTCAAACGACTAGACTGACCTTTTTTATTATTTTTCTTAGATTTTGATTTCTTTGGTACGTAATCAGAGTCGGATTCAGAGTCATCAATGTCCTCTTCATCCTCTTCTGATTCCTCCTTTTTATTCTTTTTCTTTTTCTCATTCTTCTGGTCATTTTTTATTACCTTCTTTAATTTCTCACCTGCCTTGACCTTATCTTTTGCATGCTTAGATGGAAACATCTTTGACAATAACTTTCTATATTCGTGCTGATCCATCTCGTCGGATTCACTATCGCTAGAATTAGGTTCACCATCATCGGATGACTCCTCATTATTCTTCCTGCGTCTAATTGCCTCATCTCTCTTTTTAGACGCCTTATTCTGTTCCTTTTTAACTATTTTATTCTGATCGCGAGTCATTCTGTCTATTTATCTTTATAAAGATATTTTTAAATACAAATATTAAATCAATTTTTTTCAGTAATTTATTTTGAAAAAAAAATAAAATTGATTTGAAACAATCTAAATATAATTTATAATATTATATTAGAATGTCGCAAAGTTCCAGAAACATGAAAAATACTAACTGCTCTAAAATTATCGGCATACAGTTTAGTATATTATCGCCCGAAGAAATCCGAAAGGGTTCTGTAGCAGAAATTACTACACGCGATACATATATTAATAATAAACCGGTAATAAATGGGCTATTTGACCCCAGAATGGGGGTTTTAGAACCTGGTCTAATCTGCCCAACAGATGGTTTAGATTATATGCAAACCCCAGGTTATTTTGGACATATTGAAATGGCGCGACCAGTATTTTATATACAATACTTATCTACAATTCAGAAAATCCTGCGTTGCGTCTGTTTCAAGTGTAGCAAGTTATTAGTGTCAAAAGAAAAATATAAACAGGCGTTAAAAATGCAATCTCAGGCGAGATGGAAATATGTCTTTGAATTAACAAAAGACATTAAACGATGCGGTGAGGACACCGAGGATGGTTGCGGTTGTCTTCAACCAAAGAAAATCAGAAAGGAAGGATTTGCTTCCTTGTACGCGGAATGGACGAATAACAGTGAAGAAGGTGATGAGAATATCGTCATTCCTTTGACGCCTGAGTTGGTCCTCAAGATATTTAAGCGCATTTCTGACGAGGATGTTACGTTTATGGGTTTCAGTCCTATTTGGTCACGTCCGGATTGGATGATATGTCAGGTTTTAGCGGTGCCGCCGCCTGCTGTAAGACCTTCTGTGAAGCACGATGCGCAGCAGAGATCTGAAGATGATTTGAGTCATATTCTTGTCAATATTATCAAGACAAATAAGACGCTTCAGGACAAGATTCAAAACAATGCGCCTGAAAATGTTATCAATGATTGGACAACTGTATTACAGTACCATGTAGCAAGTCAAGTTGATAATAAGTTGCCGGGGTCCAATCCTGTCGCTCAACGCTCAGGCAGACCATTAAAATCGATTAAAGATCGTTTGAATGGCAAGGGCGGCAGAATGAGAGGCAACTTGATGGCAAAACGTGTTGATTTTAGTGCGCGTTCAGTCATCACTGCGGACCCAAATATCTCAATTCGTGAACTAGGTATTCCTATGAAAATAGCGAAGAACATTACCAAACCTGTTTGCGTAAATCGTGTAAATAAGGCGTTCTTGACGAAATTGGTGCAAAACGGACCCGATGACTGGCCCGGCGCTAAGATTCTTGAGAGAAAGAATGGCGAATCAATTACTTTAAGATACTTAGATCGGAAGTCGATTGTTTTAGAAGAGGGTGACATCGTTCATCGTCACATGATGGACGGCGACGCTATCTTATTTAACAGACAACCTACTTTACACAGAATGAGTATGATGTGTCATATTGCGCGCATTATGAAGCGCGGAGATACGTTCAGGATGAACGTTGCGGACACCAAGCCGTACAATGCGGATTTTGACGGGGATAAACTTTAAACAGCAAATTTATCTTGTCCCCAACAGGCGACCGCTTATTAAGTTGTAGATAATACTTAATAAGGAAAACGTTGTAATATCTACTGATTCATTGATTGAATCAATATAATCGTCTAGTCATTCCACCTTTGAAAAGGTGGAGCCAAACTGTAAAATAATATAAATATTTGGCTCCACCTTTCTTAAAGGTGGAATGGCAACGTTTTCAAACTGCTGGAACTTCCTTAGAGCATTCACTACCACTTACTTTTGGAAACAATTGTGAGGAACTCGTTTAATTGACGAACCCAATGGTAAAAACGTGAACAGATTGGATAATCAGCAACCAAGCCCCTAACCTCGTTATGGTAAGAGTAAGGGGAAGGCTCAGAGACTAGATGGAAGCGGGTTTCAAATGATGGCTTGACCAGCCTGATGAAGCACAAGGTATAGTCCAATCCTTATCAGAAATGGTAAGGCAATTTCCAAATGGAGATGAATTTGCATATGCCACAGGATCCGGAGTCCGAGGCAGAATTAAAAAACTTGGCAGCAGTGCCATACCAAATAATAAGTCCAGCAAACAACTCGTCTATCATTGGCATCTACCAGGATTCAATGCTTGGATGCTACAGATTTACAAGAGAGAATATTAATTTCACACAGAAGGACGCAATGAACTTGTTGATGATGTTTGATCGTGTCGACATGTCAAAAATTAAGAGAAAGAGAAACGAACGCGTGTCCAATTTTGAAGTTCTTTCACAGATATTGCCGCCGATGTCATTGAAAGTGAAGAACAAGCAATACAACGGCGACACAGAGAAACCAGACAGTTCCAATAACATCATTGAGATCAAAGATGGCACATATTTGAGAGGACAGATGGACAAGGGTATTCTTGGTTCGGGAACCAAGGGTCTAATCCATCGCGTCTGTAATGATTACGGAAACATGGCGTCAGCGGCGTTTGTTGACAACTTGCAAAACATCATAACCGAGTACATGAGAAACAGCGGTTTCAGTGTTGGAATCAGTGATTTAATTACTGATAACAAGACAAACGAAAAGATTATTTCAATCATTACTGACAAGAAGAAGGATGTTAAGAATTTGATTGAACAAGTCCAAATTGGCGTTTTTGAGAACAACTCAGGAAAGTCCAATGAGGAGGAATTCGAGACGAAGATCAACAATATTTTGAGCAGAGCACAAAACGACGCAGGCAGAGAGGCGCTCAAGAATTTAGACAAGGATAACCGATTTGTCATCATGTTTAACGCCGGATCCAAGGGCACAGAAATCAACATTCAACAGATGACTGCCTGCCTTGGACAACAAAACGTAGATGGTAAGCGAATTCCTTACGGTTTTGAGCATAGAACTCTGCCGCATTATACCAAGTATGACGACTCGCCTGCTGCGCGTGGATTCGTTGAGAGTTCCTACATTAACGGATTGTCTCCTCAAGAGTTATTCTTCCACGCCATGGGTGGTCGTATTGGTCTCATTGATACGGCAGTTAAGACCTCTACTACTGGTTACATCCAGAGAAGACTTATTAAAGGTTTGGAAGATTTGATGATCAATTATGATATGACAATCAGAACCAACAAGAGTAAGGTAGTTCAATTCTCTTATGGCGATGATGGTATTGACACGATTAAAGTTGAAAATCAGGAACTGCCTATTGTAGATATGAGCATCCAAGACATTTACGCTCACTACAATGTTCCTGATGAGAAACACAAGAACAAGTCAATGTCAGGTATGTTTACTACAACTACATTCAATCGTCAAAAGAGAGAGGCGGACAGAACCAATGAGAAGTGCAAGTTTTACACAGAATACATGATTGAGCAGCGAGATATTATTATTAAGAATATCTTCAATTACAAGTCTGATAAAGTCGTGCGCGTTCCTGTTGCGTTCTCATACATTATTCAGAACATTATTGGACAACAAAACATTAACTCTAATTCGCTTGTAGATATTACAATGCTTGATGCGTTTGATATGATTGAGACCGCGTTTAAAAAACTGGAATTAATCCGTTTGGCGCCACCTACAAACTTGTTCAAAGTCCTGTATTATTACTACTTGTCTCCCAAAGATTTGTTACTGAATAAACGTTTCAATAAGAAGGCGTTAGAAATATTATTGGAGACCATTATTCTTGACTATAAACGCGCAATTGTTGCACCTGGTGAAATGGTCGGAATGATTGCGGCGCAAAGTATTGGCGAACCAACTACCCAGATGACCTTAAATACGTTCCATTTTGCAGGTGTTGCTTCAAAATCCAACGTCACTCGTGGTGTGCCAAGAATTGAAGAAATATTGTCATTATCAGCGTCGTTAAAGAATCCATCATTAACTGTATACTTGAAACCTGAAGATGAGACAGATAAGGATAAGGCAAATACAATTCAATATATGTTAGAACATACTAAATTGGAAGAAGTTGTCAAGTCTGTTGAAATCTGCTTTGATCCCGATGATCTAAATACTCTAATTAATGAGGACAAAGACACAATGACTCAATATAGAGATTTTAAAAATATGATTGATGAATGCTTAGGAACAGGTTCGTCATCATCGGCAGCAGCAGTTGACGCTGCAATCGACAAGTCAAAATGGATAATTCGCATGGTGATGGATCCAGAAACAATGTTGGAAAAGAACATTACCATGGATGATGTCAACTTTACATTGAATAATACTTATAAAGATGAGATATCTTGCGTTTACTCGGACTACAATGCAGACAAATTGGTCTTTAGAGTAAGAATGACTAATATTTTGAAGAATGCATCAAGTCGAGCACAAAAGAAGGCAAAGTTGAATCCGCTGGATCAAAGCGATCAAATATATATTTTGAAGAATTTCCAAGATCAACTGTTGAATAATATTGTACTTCGTGGTATCAAGAATATTGACAAGGTAATTATGCGCAAGGTAAAGGATAATTTGGTTGAAAAATCAGGATCTTTCGTGAAGCAAGATATTTGGGTGTTAGACACAATTGGAACTAACATGTTGGACGTGCTTGGTCTTGACTACATCGACCCAAATAGAACTTATAGTAATGATATTATTGAGATCTTCAATGTGCTTGGCATGGAGGCAGCGAGACAGGCAATTTACAATGAGTTGGCAGATGTGATTGAATTCGACGGCACTTATTTAAATTATCATCATATGGCGTTGTTATGTGACAGAATGACATTTAGTCACAAGATGATTTCAATCTTCAGACATGGAATTAACAATGATGACATTGGTCCTATTGCTAAGGCGTCATTTGAGGAAACCCCTGAGATGTTCTTGAAAGCAGCGAGACATGCTGAATTAGATATGATGCGAGGTATTTCAGCAAATGTGATGTGCGGTCAAGAGGGATTATTTGGTACCGCGTCATTCCAGGTAGTTTTGGATATAAACGAAATGCTTAAGTTGGACGAGAAATATAAATATGTGCGCGAAAACCACCAAGAGTTGATTGATGAGGGACTGTTTGGTAAAATTGAAGAACAAAATGACGCTTGTAGTACAAAGAATCTTACCATTGACGACAACGTTGTTAATATACATGCTGAAGATCTTGGAGGTGATAATGACTATAATCCTTTCGCTTAAATAATAAATATACAGTTATTTACAACAAATAATAAGCAAATAATAAAAATAATATATTAAAAATTAAACAACCTATAACTATAATATTCAAGTTATAGATGAAAACTTTTTTTAATATATTACAAAGAATTACAAAATCAAATACAATAAAATATCCAGGCGAAGTAAACCAATTTATTCCACTTGTTTTAAATGGTTCAATTGATATGTATACCGAGTATAATGTATATTCATTTATATCTAAAATTCACAAAGAATTTACAAATCAAGTGTCAAGTGAGACAACGTTTATACAAAAATTTGCTAACAGTAAATTTAAAGCGTTAAATTATATTTTAACCAATAAATATAATACAGAAAAAATTATTGAATGCGTGTTTAATGCGTTTTCAAAGGCGCAACGCATATATTTTGCGTTAATAAAATTTGTAAATTTGTATAAATTAAAAAAATATTCAAGGGTTGTAACAGAAGATCTCTCCATGACGCCGTTAGATATAAATCATAAAAACACATTTGTGTTAATTCAAAGCAAATCAACCTATTTATTCAGTTTAATTGATTTAATAAGAATAATTGAGACTGCGATTGGACATGCTCCAAGTTTTTTTGCAGATCCTTTAAGACCCAAAAACCCGTTTAACAATGAAGAGTTTACCGATGCAACACTATATAATATATATTTCAAGATGAAAGACTCTGGTCAAATTATATCAACTATTTTTCATTTATTTTTCTTATCAAATTTCAAAAACATATTATTTTTTATTAACAATGAGGCGTTTTTAAGAGAATATTCCATCAATAAGTATGTTTTTAAATCACCAGCGCTTTGCTTATATACATCTGTGATTGAGATGCTGAAAGATAATTTTTATACTAAGAAACTAACAATTCACGCTAATTTTCCAAAAGAATTATTGGTGGAAATTTTCAGACCATTTTTGTATTACTATTATATTGTCAATTATGATATACAAGGTACACATAAGATCAATAAATATAAAACCATATTGTACTTAAAGTTGAAAAAGTTTTATCAGTACAATAAAGCGTTTGGTAGACGGATTATTAAGTTAACACCTGAACCATTCAACTTTACAATGAATATGAATCAAAATGTCAATCTATCAAACTTATTAAATACGAATACGAATACGAATACGAATACGGATACGGATACAAATACAGCAAAAACAAAACAGCGCAAACGTAAATTTAAAAGCGAAGTAGTGTTTAATTCAAATCATATTAACTTTTATAATATTAATATTAGAGACATGTCAATCAGTGTGAATGAGGCTACATCTTTGTTAATATATTTTAGTTCTAATGTGGCATATTATAATGATTCAACAATGGATGTGGATGATGATGAGACGCTAGAAGAAGAGGAAGATGATGATGATGAGGAATCAACTGTAGATAGTGTTATAGACGATGATGCAACTGTTGAAGATGACTCAACTATAGAAAATGATAATAATAGCGATAATAGTTATAATAGCGATAATAGTTATAATAGCGATAATAGCGATAATAACAGTGAAGATAATAATGAAAATATTGTACATCATGATTTAAACGTCGAATATTATGACGACGATGATGAAGATGAAGATGAAGACGTGGATTCAATTAGTTAAATTAAATTATTGACAATTAACTTAACTAATATTAACTTAACCTAAGTTCTTTTATCGCATTCTTTTAGAATATTTATTGCTCTGTCGTCGCACCTTCTTAGATCCACCTGTTTTAGATTTCTTTCCTTTAGGTTCTTTAGGTTCTTTAGTTTTTTTAGTTCCTTTATTGATTTCGACTATAGTCGCAGCAGAAGGCGCAGCAATTTGTTGTTCACTTTCCTGCCTAAACAATTCATCAATTGCTCGTCGACCTTCTTCTATTTGCAGATTTGCTTTGACTACAGGTTCAGATTGTTCTGATTCCTCTTCCTCTTCTTCTTCTGCATCTCCTGATTTTTCTGGACCCCTTTTGACTGCCTTATTCACGTGTTTTTTAACCGCTGGTTTTTTAAATATATTTTGATCAAAGAATTCCTCAATTGAATATGAGTATTCGGGTCTCTCTATTGCTGCTCTAATATTAACTAGACATTGATTATCAGTCATAACTAATTCGCTAATTCGAATCTGTTCATCATCATTCTGATTTACAATTACACTATATTTAGGCAATATTTTACCTTTTCTAGGATACATCGCCGGAATAATAATAAACGCATAAATATCGTCATTGCCCTTGTAACAAACAAACTCATTACGTTTACGATTAGTTTCAGGAATTTCTGTATCTGAAATCAAAATAGATGGTATTTGATATTTATTCATCAAAATCCACAAATCAAATGAAACCGGATTAAACCCATCTTGAAGAATCATGTGTTCAATTGTAATCGTATTTTTAAGTATTTGATTCGCATCATATTGACCTTCATCTTTAATCAGATCCATAATTTTTGTATTACGATCATTATTAATAACAAATTCATCTTCATTTTCTTCATCAGGAATCGTAGTAAGACGCTTATATTCATCAATTAAATCGGATTTAATTGATTCAATTGTGATTGTTTCGTCTTTAAATTTTTTAACCAAATCAATAATCAAATATAATAAACAAAAATGACTACCTTTATAGGTTAGTTCTTTATATCCTTTTGGAAAACAATTTTTCCAATACTTAGAGACAATTGGCGCTGGCGCGGAAGCGAGACAATCCCTCACTCGATGAGGGTTAATTGCTTCATCTAATAAAATATTTGAAGAATATCGCTGAGATATAATTGGTTCAGCGTTGTCATATGTGTTGTACTTGGCATATATATTAATATCAGATGGAATCAAATTATCAAAAAAATCATGGGTTAACATGTCTTGTAGGACAATAATCTCATTGTCGCGCAAATTGTATTTCAGTTGACCAAATGACAAGTACGCCTGAGGTTTAAAAATAAATGATTTAATTCGGTTATAACGGATCAGTTCGTCTGCCATTCGCCCAAAGTAGTATTCTTCATTTGATGTATGTGTCACCAAATTCTTCGCCGGGAATGAAATAATACATTTGTCCTCAGTCTTTAATATTTTACAAATAGACATTTCGTTTTCAACACAATTGTTAGTTTTGTTTGCGATACAACTCTGAATATCGTCTTCATTTATATTCTTATAATTAAAATGTTCCACAAATTCAACGTTATTACCAACCAGTGTTTTTAATGATTTGATTACATTTGTTAGTTTAACTCTATATGAAGTCATTTTTTCATTACATTCGTCTTGTATCTTCTTACGTTGATCACTATTTGAATAATCATTGAATAATATGCGAATCGTATTTCGGAAAACATTGTAGAAATTTGTCTCCAAATGTATTCTTTTTATAAAATCGGCGCGTCTATTATCGACCTTCGACGATGTTAGTGTATTTATATCGGCAGTTAGAGCGTTATTGCCTGTAATACTGGGTATAGAATCTTTTATTGCTGAGATTGGTTTGGGATCACTTATCTGGACAAATTGATTCGTGTTTGTTAAAAAACCAATAACTAAGGTGTCTTCCATCTCATCATCTGTAACCTTGAAGAACATGTTTTTATTTCCATCCTTATTCGCCTTAGGTTCAATTGTATCATCGTATTTATAATACTCTTTTAAAAATGCCAGGGTTTCTTCATATGGTCTCCAAATATCATCTGTCATGAATACATACCCATATGGGACATTTTTGCCACTTGGATTTAATGATGATAGCGAAGATGGATAACATGGAATAAACCCACTGTTGCTTTTTGGACTTGTTGCAATTACACCAATTACCTTTCCTTGAAAATTCAATACTTGATCCTTTACCTTGTATTTTCGTTCGTGTAATTTTTTTAATAAATCATCAAGTAACGGCGACGATTGAAAACGATATTCTCTTGGTTGACTTGGTTGTGGTTTACATTCTTTACCCAACGTAGGTCTGATAATTTTTGAAAAAACGGATCTTAATGAATTAGGCAATTGCCTGTTATATTCTGTAAATGTTGTTATTACCTTGGGTTTGCCTTTACTATTATTTTCAAACGCATATATTGGTTCAAACCAATTATCTCGTTTAACTAAAATGATACTGCTTTTTCTAACATCATATATATGATTCGAATAGTGGTTTGATGGACACGCTAATTCAACGTTATTTGTTGTGTCATCTTCCGGTATTTCTAATACAATTAAATTTATACCTCGACCTTCAAATAGATTTGGATTGGCGACACAAAGAATATCCCATAAATATGTATAATCAATGTAAACAGTCTTGTCAATTAGGAAACGTTTGAAGTTCTCAAATGCTCCAACCACTTTGTCAAAGAATTCTAGATCATAATTCTCTTTCACTTCTTCTGATTCAAAATCTGAATCTGATTCAGATTCATCATCTTCAATTGATGATTTAACATGATATAATTTGCTTTTTTTCCTCTTGGAACTTGTAATTTTTTTATACAGTTCCGAACCTTTGTATTTATTTATATCATCATGTATTTTGTTAAATGATATATCATATGTACCATTTCGATTCACATTTACAATAACACCTTTGTACCATTTATCAAGTCCGCGGAAGTTACATTCAATTAATTCACCTTTTACAAATTTTGGTTGATCTTCTCTTATTGATTTTGCTTGTGATTCAGGTTCTGCTTCTTCTGTTACACTTGCTCTTGATTCCTCTAAAACATGTTTTCTTATATATTTTGATTCTACTTGTTTTTCCATATCTAACTTTGGATTGGCAAATGACGTAACTAAGTCGCCGTTTTGATAAGTGATAAATTTGTCTATATCAATAGCATCAATAATAATCTGTTTCATTTGCTGGATTGTCGGTACATCTGTCTTTGCGTTTGGTATAAATTTTCTTATTAATGGAATACTCTTCTTATTTTTACCCGGTTTATCTGGATCTGGAATTTTATAGGTTTGGTCGTAAAACATAGTCATAGCAATACATGCAATAAATGACTGTTTTGAACTTCGTTCAACACCATGTCTTAACAAGCACGTATGATCTGGTTTCAGATTCATATTTGTTTTACTAATCTGGCAGTCTGAATTAACCTCATGTAGAAACTTTTGAACGCCAATTGGTAAATAACCCCATCTATGCTCACCTAATGGATATTTTTCAGGTCCCTTTACATAACCTTCCATTTCTTTAATATCGTTTTCAATCTCTTCTTCTATTGCCTTCTCTGTCGCACTAACATCCATCTTAGGAGCAGTCGATCCTTGACAAGTATTTCTACGATTCTTCATTTCGGGTGTATTCCAGTTATTATAACAACAAGGAATACATGTTCCATCTGTTAATTTTTCTTTATGAAACCCAGGATACACGTCTTCATTTTCATCATAAAATTGATACACGTATTTATCCTTGGGAACAACCTCCGCCTTTTTGGGTATAATTGCATCT